TTGGATGCAGGGTTGTCCCCTACTTGATAAATATGTAAAATAGGAGCATAGTCATCTTCTGCGATGACATTCTTGATTTTATTTTTGATATCCTGTGCGATAGATTTGCAGTCAATAATCATTGTGAGTCTCCTTTATAAGAATGTCTGAAATAGTTTCCTAAGCTTTGCGCTGAGAGCGTTATTTTCAAGATATGATGAAGAATTCAATCTGAACTTTCTGTACGGAACGTTTTCAGATGATAGATAAACATCATAATTGATGTCGTCCACTGTGAAGGACTCATTAGTGACAACTTTGGCGGTCGGTAAAAAACATTCAAGCAATGAAATATCATAATTGAAATCCTGACAAAGAGATTTACCAAAATCATCAATATCTGGAATCTTCTCATTATCGATATAGTCCCAAATATATTTTATTCCAGTTAGACCATCTTTCATGAGGCTATCCGTTTTTACCATTTTGTGTAGGTCTGTGTCAATCAAAATAAATCTACTATAGAATCCAGAAAATCCTCCATTAGACTGTAAAAGCAGCTTCATATGTTTTCTCCTTTATACTCACTACTACTATACAGAATATTTCGTAGCTGATTGATAAAATCATTCACAACGCATTCACTGCAATCTAAATTAGCCGTACATATGCCACAGCTATCAGTATAATGGTACAGTAGATCTTCGATTGATCTTTTATAATATTCTGTTTGGTCTTTATAAAACCATAATTCTTCAGCCATGTTCTTTCGCTTTCTTTTTGTTCATCACTTCAATACAATGATTATCATATTCATCAATAACATCCCACGAAACTTGATAACTGCAACGTGGATCTGTTTTCATTAAATCGTTAATGTATTTTGCTTGAGCGATAGCTTCGTCTCGTGTATACAGCAAAGACATAATCAATTTAATATATCGTTTTCTTGTCACAGCAAATACCTCATTCCACTCAAATATTTTTCCTTCAGCCGTGGCGTCAGTGTATCCACCTGTGACAGATGATCTTTCATGTCGGCCAGCTTAACAAACCATGCGCAGAGACCATATTTTTTGAAGTTCAGATAATGAATCTTCTCGCAATAATTATCATAATTTGCTTCGTCTGGCTTCGTTAGAAGTTTTAGTGCTTCCTTGAAATTCTTTGGCAGGCCACTTGGATCATAGTCTGTGTCCTCTAACAAGTCATGCATAATAGCCAAACAACGGCAATCATTTTTCAGGCTGTCTGGAATAGCAGCGTTTGCAGACACAAAGTTCATAACACGAACAGCATGTTCAAATGTTTTGTCGTCATAATACTGGCGTGCAATTTTTAGTGCATCGCCAAGAACGACATAATTTTTATCAAGACTCATTTAATTCACCATCTCATAAATATTTTTCATAATCATATGGAACGCAGCCGAATCTGTTGATATACTTTACTGCTCTATGATGATTCTTTTTGCGAACCTTTTTAGAACGACCGTGTTCTATAAGATGATACATCCTAAGCATTTCTTTTAATGACATCTTGCGCATTTTTACACCACCTTATAAAAGTCTAGTTCTTAATACATCACGCCTCGATCGTTTGATAAATAGCAGCCCTCTAATGAGCTTGCAATTTTGTGGTATCTATTATCAAGCTCAACAAGAAATGTGTTTATCATCTCATTATAAATTTGTGCGGCTTCTTCGTAAGTATCAGCAAATGCATAATACGATTGATTTGTATTCACGCTGATTGTGCGATTTTTTGTTTTAAATTTCGACTTCCAATAATCCTTATCATGAATAGTCCCTTGTACCGGCTTGCAATTGATACCGGCCTTCGTATCATCAAATCGAAATCCAGTGCACCAGACTTCTTTATCTTCTGGAACAGACATAAGCGTATAAGTCATATTATTTACCCTTATTAAAACATACATTCTTAATCGTCAAAAACTTCTTTTCGCAGAACCGGTTCGTCGTGGCTCTCTACACGACTGCCACATTCTGGACATTGTGTTTGATAAAACAAAATCATATTTAATGACCTCACAATCCAAACACCTTCTGAATCAGACCAAAATTCACAACCACAACCACATTTAAAATGATATGCAAGTTCTTTTGGAGTCTGCTTATGCTGAATAATCTTAATTGCCATCGGATACCTCCACGGTAAAAATAGTTTTAGTTGCTTCTTTCCAAGAAATAAACTCAGCTCCAGCAACTTCCGCTCTACATCTATAGCACGCAATCACATTATTCTCAGGAATATCCAAATCAGGATTTTCAAAAGAAGCCACTCGAATCTTAGTTATGTAACCGCAATTCTTACATGGAAATACGATTACCGGATTTTTCAAACTATCAGTCTTATGCATATCTATGCCTCAATCGTCATCAAACTCATCTAAAATCAATCCAATAAGACTATTTAGTTTTTCTACAATCTTATAAAGGATGTTTTTTAAATAATGTTTCTGTTCAGGCATACTGCATGTAAATTCCACTGGGTCTTCTCTTTTCTGAGAACTTGTTTGCATGACATATACTTCATCGTTGCGAATGATTCCAATTTGAGTACAGTTATCACCATTACAATTGCAAGTCTGATTTATTGTGATGTTCCGTTTCATATTATTTATTCCTCCCACCCACCCATAAATTTTAATTAGCAATCACAAATGATCCCAAGTCGAACTATAGTCAAATTCATCCAGAATTACCGTGAGGTTATATCGACCACGACCAATTTCATAAAAACCACTAAAGCCCTTTGCATCTTCTTTAAGCTTTGCAATATCTTCATCGTAATGATTCAGAGCACGCTGCCATGCACGATAATCTTTTTCGAGTTCTGTTTCTAAATATCTTTCGTGAAGCCGTTCAAGCCACTCTTCTTTAATATCAAGAGCTGGATAGATCACAAAAACATATTCGTAATTACTCTTCAAAAGCTGTTTACGAACTGCATCATGTGAAGATACGAACACAACATGTCCCTGTCTCGATAAATCAATAGCGACGTTGCAATACGATTTAACCCAATTATCATCCTTTACAAAATTACTGCTTTCAAGGTCGATTGCACGATGCGGATGACCAACTGCATATGTGCTTTTCCCGATACACGGATATCCAACAATAATCATTTCCCCACCTCTTTTTCGAACGTATAAAGAGTATTCATGGTTTTAATCTCCACAATACTTTCATCGGTCGCAATATCCACAGATACTACAGGAGATGTATGCATTCCACCATAATATGGATTACCATCATTGTCTTTGACATATCTGAATTGCGCAATCCAACCAATCGGAATCGGGCGGAACTGCATTGTCATACCAACCCATTCAGGATACCATCCATCAAGACGTTTCCTGCCCGTATCGGCATAGACAGCATTCTTTAAAACGTAATTACCTTTTGGCATTTGAATAATATCGTTCATAAATTCCCACCTCTCGTTCTTCTTCATTCCAATGTGCAATACCATATTTATCACGAATACAATTCAATTCTGTGAGAACTTTTTTATACTGCGGATCACTCGGTTCTGTTCCGAACATTTTCGTCTCTACATTACCAAGTTCTGCGACATACGAATACCCACCATCTCTCAGTTTCGTCCCAAGAGCAATCAATTCGTCATCACTTTGTACCGATTCGTCATAGATACCATTTTCATCATAGTATTTAACACGTCTTTCTACATATGGGGATTTAACTGTATATCCAAAACTACATCGCATAAGCAATACTCCTTGATTATTAAACACCAGTGCTTCCGAAACCCTTATCACCACGCTCAGTTTCGTTCAATTCATCAACAACATCGAACTGTGCCTGATAATACGGAACAAACATGAACTGTGCGATACGATCACCATGGACGATTTCCTGTGGCATATCAGAGTGATTGTGCAAAGGAATAAAAGCCTGGCCACGATAATCCTCGTCCAACACGCCAACTTTGTTCGCAGGTGCTAGACCCTTTTTAGACGCCAAACCACTGCGGGCAAATCCGAGGATAGCCCAGCCATCAGCAGGAGCAAAACGCAGGCCGGTGCCAATCATACGTGTTTCATGCGGACGGATGTAAATAATAGGATTCCCCTGCTCGTCATACAGGTCAGCCTGATCCGCAGGAATATAAGCGTACACATCAGCACAAGCGGCCTTTTCAGTGCCATAAGTAGGGATGTGTGCATCAGGATAAATTTTGTTCACTTTTACAATAGGATTCATATTATTTTCCTTTCTCTTCTGGTGTCCACCAAAGGGTCGGTTTTTTATATCCAAGACTCCATTTAATATCAATTACTCGTTGGTTCTTACTTCCCATATATGGAAGTGAGATATCTTTTTTCTCCTCGATAAATGGGCCATCTACAAGAACATTTATATCCGCAAGAATGTCAGCCACAAGTCCATCTTGATTCCATAACTCTTCCCACTTGTATCCAGTCCAGAGCCAGACGTCTTTTTTGTTTAGAAATTCAGTCCACACACGGTGAACGATTTTCTTAACAACTTCTCTATTTTCCTGCAACAGTGGATCTCCGCCAGTGAGCGTAAGCCCTTGAATATAATCAGGTCGAAGTAAATCTACAATTTTATCGAGCGTTTTATCTGTGAATGGCTGACCACCATTCGGGTCCCATGTGGTAGGATTTTGACAACCGGGGCAGTGATGATTACAACCCTGCACGAACAATGTGACTCGTATCCCTTCGCCATTTGCTATATCACATGGAACGATTTTAGCGTAGTTCATTTTCCAACCTCGATTAAAAGACCGCAGAATGGGCAACAATTATAGCCAAGGCTTTCTGGCGACTCTTCCCCTTTAATTCCGCCACCACAATAATCACACACCCATGCCGAGCTCTCACAATTATCTACGAACTCAAATACAGTTGTTGGCTGGCGATCTACTTGAAAATCAATAACTCGTTCAACATCTTTTAGAGTTTTGATATGTCCAAGATTTCCTTCCAGCAAAAGACAATCTTTTAATCTATCAGCATTAACCAGTTTCATGTAGTTCATTTAAAACATCACCGTCTACATACTTGCACATACGATTATAAAAACATTCAGCGCGACGCAGCCATACATTCCGTTTTTCTTGTCACCTCGAAAAATATATGTAGAGGCATCATACAAAATCTGCTCGGAGCGAATTACCGTTGCGGTTAAAAGCAAAATAATATAAGCTTTGGCCATAAGCCAAGCAATCTCAGTCAACATTTACGTCACTCCCTTTCATAATAACTCTCACTCCAATCTATCGCTTGTCCACACTGTCCGCAGAACGAATTTTCTGCGCCGTCCTCATTATATAAATATTCGCCACTACCACAGTTCGGACAAGCTAAAATACTTTTATCGCCATCAGGATATGGGCTACGACGGATCTTCAATTGCAATGCATTTATCCCAATACAGCAAGCTTCTTCAACCGGATCAATTGTCTCATAATGCTCTCGATGTTTAGGATCAAGAATTTCAATCGCACGTTCAATAGTCATTTGCTTGCTTTTGCTCCTTTGATATATTTTTCAATAAGAACCAAGACTAACCAGATGCCAGTTGCGATTCTTAGCTCAAAATTCAATCTAAACAATTTAAAAATCACCCAGATAAGAGTGGATGTCATAATCCATGATGTGAAATAAGTGGCTACTAAAATCAAAAGAACAGCAGTGAACGACCTGGCTGCATTAAAAAATTTTTTCTATGAATTCATTTTGAAATCTCCTTACCATTTGAAATACTGATTGGACTTCCATAATATAAAACCTACCCACCCACCCTTCGCTTTTTACGCGAATATTATTTAATTATCGCTTAAATGAACCACTCGATCTCGAATCTCCTGCGTGCGTCCTTGGTTCCAAAATTGAGTTCCAATGAATCCGCAGGTGCGACGGGCGACATTCAGTTTAGACTGGTCTCGATTACCACAATTCGGGCATTCCCAAACGAGCTTACCATTGTCCTCGACAATCTTGATCTCGCCGTCATAGCCACAAACTTGGCAATAATCAGATTTGATATTCAGTTCTGCGTAGATAATGGTGTCGTAAATGTACTTGATAACACTCATCACAGCAGGAATATTGTTTGCCATATTAGGGCACTCGATATACGAGATGGCTCCGCCTGGAGACAGCTGCTGAAACTCAGACTCAAACTTCAGCTTCTTGAATGCGTCAATATGCTCACGAACCACGACATGATAGCTATTAGTGATATAATCATGGTCGGTTACGTCTGGAATGATACCGAACTTCTTCTGTAAGCACTTAGCGAACTTGAATGTAGTGGATTCCAACGGGGTTCCGTACAAACTATAATCAATATTTTCAGCAGCTTTCCACTCATTGCATTTGTCATTCATGTGTTGCATGATTTCGAGGGCAAAAGGTTTTGCTTCGTCGTCGGTGTGACTCCTGCCAGTCATATATTTTACACACTCGTACAGGCCAGCATAACCAAGACTGATAGTGGCATAGCCATTAAATAGCAGTTTATCGATTTTCTCACCTTTTTTCAGACGAGCGATTGCACCATACTGAAAATGAATCGGGCTGACATCAGATGGAGTTCCCATCAGACGCTTGTACCGAATCTGCAAAGCACGATGACAAAGTTCAAGCCTCTCATCAAAAATTTTCCAGAACTTATCAAAATCTTTACCAGAAGACAATGCTACATCCGGCAGATTGATAGTGACAACGCCAGCATTAAATCTACCATAATATTTATGACCTTTAGCCCAATTATTCGCATTTGCGATATTTTCAGTAGTTCTATCAGGTGTCAAGAAACTCCTACAACCCATGCAGGGATAGCAAGCTCCTTTATATTCCAGCATTTTCTTCTCAGAAATATAGTCTGGAACCATTCGCTTTGCAGTACACTTCGCTGCAATCTCCGTTAGATAATAGTATTTAGAATTAGGGTTGATATTATCTTCCTCTACAACATAAATCAATTTGGGGAAGGCTGGGGTAATCCAAGCACCAACCTCATTCTTCACTCCCTGAATACGCTGTTTCAAGACTTCTTCAACAATCATTGCAAGATCGTCACGAGTCTGTCCTTCGGGGACTTCATCCAAATACATAAAAATGGTAATAAAAGGAGCCTGCCCGTTAGTGGTCATCAAAGTAATAACCTGATACTGAATAGTCTGAACGCCTGCAACGATTTCTTTATGTAAACGCTTCTCGACAATTCGATTGATAGTCTCCTGACTTGGCATCTTACCAATCTCATTGTTTTGAATCATATCGTAAAACTCCTCATGGACTTCACCCGCAATCTTCTTACGGGAGACATCCACAAAAGGAGCCAGATGAGACAGAGTAATACTCTGACCACCATACTGATTTGAAGCAACCTGTGCAATGATCTGGGTTGCAATATTGCACGCTGTAGAGAAACTATGTGGTTTGTCGATTCCTGTACCAGAAATCACAGTGCCGTTCTGGAGCATATCTTCCAGATTAACTAACGAGCAGTTAAACATGTGCTGGGCAAAATAGTCGGAATCATGGAAATGAATTCGGCCATCATAGTGAGCGTCTACAATATCTTTCGGGAGAAGCAGATTAAAGCTTAGATCTTTGGAGACTTCGCCAGCCATATAGTCACGTTGTACACTATTCACAACAGGATTTTTGTTGCTGTTCTCCTGCTTGACCTTCTCATTATCTACATCACAGATGGAAAGAATTTCGCCATATGCTCGCTGCTTCTCACGAATCTCCTGCCGAAGGATACGCCAGTGACTATAAGCGTCAGCCACGTCCGAAAGAGGGCTATTTTTCAACTGGTCAATAACCACATCCTGAATCTGCTCTACAGACATCGTATCAGGGATATCTGCGATGTAGTCTGCAATAGCGTTAGACACGCGAGAATCAACTCCGCCAGTCGTATTCGTCATCGCCTTCTCAATCGCATTCACGATTTTAGACTTGTCGAACAAAACTTTTGATCCATTTCGCTTAATAACATATTCCATAAGGCATTACCTCCTTATCAATAATAGCGCTGGGCGCTCATCATGTTAGCAGCATAATTTTCATACCAATATGCCTTTTCCATGTCCTGCTCTGCACTCACATCTGGCTTGTTACCCAAACGGAAGCGATACTTGTAGGCATTGCAGATACAGAACCAGCGAACAGCATCATCACCATACAGTTTACGCATATTCTCGATGCATTCAGTTCCATTATAATGAGCGGGGCCATTTACATACTCATACTGCTGTGCTTTTGGCTGCTCTGCAGGCGTCTCATCCTCTTCACGCTCATCGATGCCGGCATAATCACAGTTCTCACAATCATTATCACACTCATCCTCAGTGTCTTCATCTTCCGACTCATCCTCGTCATAATGGCAAATACAATTGCCATTATTGGTCATTTCGCCACACTCGCACTCGCTGCAGTTATGATCACATTCAGCATCATCCATGTCGATCTCCTGCAGACTAATAGAATAAGCCAGATCATTCGGTCCAAGTAAATCAATATCTTCAATACCAAAATCATGGCCCAACGCACGAAGCATATCAAAATCCATATTTGTCAGATTAGTATAGTTCAGACGGCCAATGCGGTGACCGCGCTCATCCTTTTCCCCAGTATCAAGAACTTCAACACAATTTTTGGGAGTTTCACTTTCTTCGTCTTCATTTTGGGTACTAATGATAGATTCATATAGATCATAATGGTCCTTATAGATATCAGCTAACAGATTGTGCCATACGGGGCTTTCGTCACGAATGCTCCATTCAATAACATCTTCAGTCCATTCATTTTTGCCAAGAATCTTCATGGCTTTTTCATTCAGATCGTGATAAGATTTACATGCAGCTAAAACCAGCGGAACGGCCATTTTATCAGTGTGATAAATCAACCGTAAAAATCCATTTTCCATAATGACATCGCAATTTTCAACATTAAACTTCATATGTACTCTCCTTTACTTCTCGACTGGTTTTATATACATCTGCCAGCTTCGGGTGACGGCCACAGCAACGGCTACCTTCAGGGCAGAACGGATACTTCGGATTAACCTCACAGGAAGGAACCATCCACACGGCCAACTCAGGACATACAGTGGCGACCTGTTCCTTAATAGCCATGAACATAGACCGAATTTCAGCTTGAGCACGGGTACACAGCCGTAAGTGACTCATCTCGATCAACGACCGCGCATTGATTGTGACATAGAACTTAGTACAGCACGCATTCGGCAGAACAGCGCGAGCATCCTCGTTGGCTGCATTATGATATTTTTTTAGGATATAATAATCAGCTGCGATACTTCCCATCATATCTTTAAAAACATCTGCATCTTCATCGCTGAACGGATTCACATAATCAAAGTTGTCCATAGCTACATATCTTTGTGACTGCACGCTCAAGCTGATGTGACGATGCCGACTTAACTGGGCCAGAAGCGCACGGCTCACACCGGTTACACAGAACGTAAACGAGATGTGTTCAAGCACAGAAACGTGATTCGTCGCCTTACATCCCCTTACGATTCGATAGTTTTCAGTCGGCTGAGAATCATAACAGACACTCGCTGCCAATTCTGCGATAGACAAAGGATTTTTATCTCCATCCTTTTTTACCGGCTGTGAATACGCTACTAGTTCGACTTTCATTTACTGTCCCCTCCCTAATAAAATCATCTACCGTTTTCTCCCCTGTTAGCACTTGCTTCATCTGTTCTGGGGATAATTTATATGTAATAACATCGCCACATTCATAATCGTATCGTTTTAATTGACGATAATATTCTGCTACAGCTCGTTCTTTACGTCCGAGTTCTCTCTGATCAATTCCTGAAAACACAGGAACCTCACCTCCCTCCCTTATTCTGAATTTACCTTTTCTATTTCAATCTCATACTGATATTTTCCATTTTTAGGAAATGCTATACTAGTTCCGCATGCCCAAAGGAAATAAAAATCATCAATCTCGCCAACAATTTCTGCCTTCTGAGAATAGCGGAGCTTCCAACATAATCCTTCATCGGGGTTCTTTATTTTTAGATATCGGCGTATCCACATAACGTGCCCTCATCAATATTCCTGAGAGAGCTTCTTCAGCGTTTCGGAGATTATCAATTGCACAATCGATAAACTCAGGCTCACAAAACTCAAAGTGATTCCAAGCAATTTCAAGTTCTTTAAGATCTCCTTTAAATCCACTTTTGATTCGTTCTTCATGACTCATACACCGTTCCTTTCAGCACCTCGAAATATGGATTACCATCTCGTTTTTCCAGCTGAGTCAATTGGCCATCGTCGGCCACAGAATAAAGTCGGAAATTTTTATAAATCTTATCGCTTTTGATCGTAGCTAGAGACGTGATGACGTAGTTTATATTGTGTTCTTCTGTGCCATCCGTAAGTTGAACTTCAAGTCGTTCTTTCTTTGGGATGGCTAATTTTCGGAAGTCGTTCATGCAATTCCTTCCTGTTCAGCTTTCCACTGAGCATACTTATCATAAGCAATCTTCTGAGCAAGCTCTTTGTTTTCAGCGGTAACATAAATAGTCCATGTCATACCCTCATTGAAAAGAGTGCCCTCAAAATAATCAGGCTTCCACTCCCCATCTTTAATATCTTCGATGTCTCTGTCAGAATGGCATACGATCCAATCCCCATTTTTTTCGTAGTGATAAACCTTCCAGATCCCAATCGGATTTATGATACTATCCTCATACTCTTCGACATCACCGTCGTAGGCCGCAGCGATTCTTTCTGCTTTTTCTTTATCTTCGGTGATAGTAATAATCCGATAATCTAAATATTCACCATCAGTCACTGCGTAATAAGTTTTCATATCTTCTCCTTAGCCGTAGCTTACTTCATTCTTGTCATTTCTGAATCGTACAAATGTTGGGAATTGCAGAGACTCAAGGCCGGTCTTTTTGTCCATCGTGACCTCTTTGTACTTTAATTCGATGATACGTCCGATGTAATCACCCGGATTTGCCCACACAGCAGCTCTCGTAATATCATCAAAACCAGAACCGACACGAAGCTCGTTACCCTTGTAGTCAACAACCAGAGTGCCCATCGTGTTGGCTAGTCGATTTTGTCCTTCTTCCACAGCAATGATTCGGAGATCGACCGTATAAAAACGTTTGATTTTAAGACAGCCGGTGTGACGCGCCCGTTTATAAGGAACCGATGTGTTCAACATTAAGCCTTCCCAATCATGTTCGACTGCATAATCGAGCCATTGAGGAATCACACTCTGGTCAGTACCTTCGTAGACCATCGGCACGACCTGGATGCTCTTGAGCTCTTTCTGCTCGATCGTAACAGCTAAATCTTCAAGCCACTTACGACGGAGTTTATAAGATGTAGTCAGAGAACCATCTTCGTAAGGGATACTTCCTTTTCCGTTCTCAAATTCATCAGTGGGAATCAAATCAAACACCACAAATTTAATCTGGCTCTTGTCCCCGTCCGAATTCAGAATACCCGTACCAACCCGGAATGCTTCTCCATCTGACAAACCCTCGTCATTGCGATAAACAAGCTCACCATCGTAGACGTATTCATCAATCAACGATTCATCGCCAAGCTCTTTGATGATGTCATCTTTAATATGATCGAGTCCGGTAAACTCCTGACCTTGACGAGAAATGAACTTGCCACGGTAAAAAGTGCCACGGTTCCCGTTGATTTTACGGCTCAGACTAAACCACGTATTCGGTTTAAGATTTACTTTATCAATCGGATATCCCTGCTGTACTTCCCACACCGGAATCACTGTCTTGTTAAAAATCTTATTGACTGTAGCCGCCTCGATGCCAAGCGGTAGATTCTTTGTAAACACCCGCACGAGGAAGTCTTTATGTGAAGCATTCCAGTAGATGTAACTGACCGCCATTGAGATGTCTTCATCTGTACCAGTGTTATGCTCTGCGAGATATAGGCAGATGTCTTGGAAAGTGTGAGGCATATTATCTCGGATAAGTACCTTCTTGTTGATCTTTGCTTTAGAGATGCCTGTTGTGATTTGCGGGTTCAGAATAAAATCGAGAAAGAAAAACAGCGAATTCTCGCCAATGTCATTTTTTGCATCCAGTAGAATCGTTGCCTTAGCAGTCTTCTTTGTAGCTTTCTGGAGCTTTTTTGTCAGTGTTTCCAGCTTGTCCAGCAGCACACCGTCCAGAATTAGTTCGCCCATAAAATCAGGTAATGATGTCATCTTCAGTCCCCTTTCTTGTTCTCTTGGGTTTTTGCGGTAATTCATAATGAGTTAGCGCTTCACGCATTTCGTGGAGAAGAAACGCATGGATTAACCATGATGTGGTATCTGGCTCACAGAAGATGATCTGGCAGTTATATCGAGCGAGCTACGTAGTGAGGCTGCCCAGCAGTGAAGCAGGGGTCATTTTACTTCGATATGCACCGCGATTGATCTTTTCCCACGAACCATTTTCAATGAGTATGTAAGTTTTTGCCCCGGCAGCTGCGGCTCTGTCGAACTCCTTGGCGAACCGAACTCGATTCGTTGTGAAGTTACCGCAGATCTCGTCAAGTCCGGATTTGCGTTCAATAGCCACTTTATCTGCCAGCGAGAATTTTTCGCCATTCGGCAGTGTTACTTCTGCTGTATAATCTCCAAAATCCAGTCGCTTACGCATATAAGCACACGGAAATGACGAAAGCCGCTGATGCAGAAGTGGAGTATCTTTTTCGCGGTCATCCACAATAATCACCATAGACTTGAGGATCTGAGTGATTTCGTTATATGTCACTTTGTCACCTCCTCTCATCTGACGTGTACGTATTTGCGAAGAATCGTTTCTTTGTCGGTCTTAGACTGAATCCACTGACCCTGCTCGTCTTTCGACCAACGGCCTTCTTCCCGCTCTTCATCGATGCGGAGGATGTCACCTTTCTCGATTGGAGCAGCTTCCAGAGTACGGGCTTTCACCTTAAGACGCCGCTGTTGACCGGTTTTAAGGACATAGGCTGTAACCGTTTTATTGGAGAACTTGCCATCAATATCCAAGACATAGATATAGGAATCTTTGAGCTTCGGCATTGTCAGCTGGATGTAACCAAGGCAATCAGCTTCATATTGGATGCGGTCTGTAATTGGAGTTTTGACATTCTCTGTTTCTCTCGCCAAATTCCGAACAATACCAAGCCAGTCCACATTGACATATTTTTTCTCTGTCTCTTTTTCGCACAAATGAAGCATCGTATCATAAGAGAAGAGCTTGTCCATATCCACCTTATTGAGCTGCTTTGCTCCGAAGTATTTATTGAAGATATCCACCTGAGAGAGAAGCTGATTGGGGTTCCCGAACTCCGAAAAGAAGTCGAGCTTAATAAGAATCTCAAGCTGGCGACTGTCCGCAATTTTCTTCATTTGGTTCATAACAAGCAGATCAATGAAAGAACTAAACTTATCATTGCGAAGTTTATAAAACTCACGACTGACGCGCTTATTCAGGTACTTAATGGACTCCATGCCTTGATAAATCTTTTTATCGGTCTTATCGTAAACATATTCATCCCGCGAGTGCCGGAACTTGATTGGCATGATTTGGATACCACGTTCGCCTGCCAGCTGTGTCGCTTTGATGATTTTATCCTGTGTGTCCGCCGTATTGAGCAGCGCCGTGATAAACTCATACGTGTAGTAGTAACGATAATACGCACAATAATATGTAAGGATTGAGTAGCCGGTGGCATGATTCAAACCAAACTGATAAGACGCCGAGTTCTCAATGACTTGTAAGAACTCTTTAGCTTCTGTTTCTGCTATTTCTCGCGGCTCTGTTGAATGATGACAATAACCGTTAAGGATTCGAGGCATAGCTGCGTCCAATTCGTCTTTGTTCTTATGACCAATGGCACGACGAATACTATCTGCGTCGCCGCCACTCATATCACAGAACTGCTGTAGGAACGCAATGGTCTGCTCTTGAAAGACAAGCCACCCAAGGCTATCCTTTAGCAGTTCATCAATTTCTGGCGACGGGTTATGATTGGATTCATGCCGGAACAACTTATCTCGATAAGAAGCACCGCCGGGACGAATGGCTGCTGTGACCAAGCTCAGATCCGCGATGCTGTGAACATCGTATTTTTTGAGCGAATCAAATGCGAAATCTTCCACAAACTGGAAAATACCAACAGGCGACTTTTTCATATCTGCCCAAACAGCCTGGTCATTGAAATCCATTTGCCAGGTGTGTGGATATGGAATGTCAGCTAGTTTGCACGTCTTATCAATGATCGAAACGGTATCAAGTCCAAGAATATCGTACTTTGCGAGGCCGACACCGTGAGAAGCATCCATATCGAGGCACAGAACAGGCAGGCCGTCCTTATCCTGAAACACACCGTACCGCTCATACAGATCAATGGGAGCAATGATAACTCCAGCTGGATGATGAGATAAGGATACGAATGTGCCCTGCAAACCATCGAAATAATAGAAAATGTCCTCATGGGCTGCGCGGCATAGCTCCGGGTCCTGCTCGAATTCTTTTTTGATAGCAGCGATTCGATTGAGAGAGTACGGATTTTTAGATTCATCCATGTCTGGATTATTACGTTTCCAAATCTTCGCAAGAGCTCGCCCAATCTCATCGATAGCAGCCTTGCCAGCCAAAGTGCCTAGTGCCAACACATAAGCACATTTACGGCGTCCAAACGACTCAAAGATGTGATTATAGATCTGCGGGCGGTAGGTATCGGGGACATCGATATCAATATCGCCAATTTCCACACGGTTTTCATTACAAAAACGAGAGAAGACTAGGTTCCAGCGAACAGGGTCAACATCAATAATGTCTGTAACAAAAGCACACCGAGAACCGGCAACTGAGCCACGACTGGGGCCAAATGGAATTTTTTCTTTCTTTCCCCAAATCATCAGATCGCTCATAGAAAGCATAAAGCCCAGCATGTTCGTCTTTTTGAAAACTGTTAATTCTTCTTCGATATCCGCTTTGAATTGTTCTACTTCGTCTGATGGGATAATGCCATGACTGACCTTGTCATTAAACATAGCATGAGTACGTTCGACGTACATTTTTGCATCAGATTTGGAAGAACCAGTCAAAATAGGATAGCGAGCTTTGGTATTTAATGTGAAATCACGAATACTATCAGCCATCCGATTCGTATTCTCAATTGCTTCCATCCAAACTTCACGAGGGAGCGCATCCTGTACAGTGAACGCATCGAATAATTCATCGTAGGATTTGAAAGTTAAATCAAATTCATCTTCGCCAGTGAACTCGATTCCCTTGCCCATCATAAGGATCTTGCGACACTCTGCTTTATACGCATTCAGACTGTGAGTATCAGTTGCAGCAATCAGCGGCTTGTGATATTTCTTAGAAAGTTCCCAGAGATACTGGTTATATTCTTTCTGGTCGTCACAATCGTGATACTGAATCTCATAGTAGTCATAGGTCTCACATAGCTTGTCATAAACTTCCTGACGATATCCATCACATTCTGGCGTGTATTTACGAAGCGGACTTGCCAGACAGGCAGAGATTTTTATGATATTATCAGATAAAGAAAAGAATTCATCGAACGTGATACGTGGTTTGTAATATTTATGGTCTGCATCATAAGACGCGCTCATAATATTATTTAACTCCAGAACGCCATAAGCATTTTTACAGAGAAGAATCGTGTGGAAATTATCTCGCACTTTATAACGACCTTCGTCCATCATTTTACCGATGGCCTCTTGCGCTTCTTTCGGGTCCCAGCCCTGATAAGATTCATAAACCTCATCAGGAATCTCTGGGTAGTGATACATATCAGATGTAAGATAGACCTCACAGCCAACGATAAATTTAAGTCCTTTCTTTTCTGCGTACTGCTTTTTATCTGTCCAGTTCAGGTTATAACCGTGATTAGTAGAAGCAATAGCCTTCATACCATAAGAAGCAGCGAGATCGACGTAATCTTTCCATTTTGTACAGGAATCAAGGAGCGAGCCTTCATCGTCATGCAAATGATATACAACATAGTTTTGCTCCACGTCATCCTCCTTTAGAACAAATCGTCCATGCCATCCATACTTGGGTCTTTAGCTGAATAGAATGTTCGCTTATTTATGCAATCCCGAAGCGGTTCACAGGTCTTACGATGACCGCAGAGATTAGTACAGAAAAAATTAGGATTGCCTTTTTCGTCTTCAATCTCTCGTGCAGGCCATTTGCCGCTGCGTTGCCGCTCCTCGAACTCGTCTGCTGTTTCGTTTATGTAATCAATGCATTCTCTGCGCAGTTCATCAGTGACAGGATACGGTCTGACATAAGTAGTCAATTTGAACTGGCAGCGAATATCTTCCGGCAGATCATTGATATCATTTGACTCAATAAATGCCTGAGTTACATTTTCAATCTGCTCGCTGCTATACCCGACTGCTTTCATCTTGGAGCGAACGGTTGACCGCAGCGTATAGCCAACTTTGCAACGGTCCAAAATCTTTTCGGCTGGTTTTGCACGTTTTCCAAATCCGGTTTCGTATGTAATCTTGCAGTATTTCACCATGAGCCAACAAGGAACGGCCGTTTTAAATCCTGCCTGTTCAAGGGCCAGAGTGTATGCGACCAGCTGACGACCATAGTGAAGCAGATCTTCGTCCTTAAACTGGCTGGACGTTTTAATATCCAATACTTGCAGCCGGCCATCTGGCAAAATACGAATCAAATCAGCATAACCTTGAAGATACCGACTTTCGCTCAGTTTCAATATCAGAAGCTTCTCAACTTCATATTTCCCCTTCGGACTCACCCAATCACGAGCCATGCAACGCATATTAGAGACCCATCGGTCTTTGATTCCATTGCCGCCATCTCGTGTTTTGGGAAAATCGACGCCAAGCATGTCGAGTTCTTCCAAGCCTGTTTCAATGGCCGGACTGATATCAGCTTCAGTATTTTTACCTTCGATAATTCCCTCAAGCACGTCATGACAAACATTGCCGAGATATGAATACACATTCTGAGCTTGGTCACGCGGCTTGATATATGTAAGATACGCATTATACGGGCAATCATGGATTGTACCCAATTTTGAGTAGCTGTACACTTGCGCCCCTTGGTCGTACAATGCCTGTAGCTCTGGGGCAACGACTCTCTGTCCCATTCACATCACTCCTTTACCCATTTCACATACTTTGTTAATCCTTCTTTGTAAGCCTCACGGCCAAGATCTGCGATATTCATCTTGGAACCTTCTGGAACAAGCCCATCTGACCATATGTAACCCACTTGAGTTTTAAGAATCAGATTGTTTGTGATAAGTTTTTTACACTCATTCACAAGATGCTCTTCTTCTAGTCCTTCGTCGTAAGCCAGAATGACCTTTTTAGGAAACAACTTTCGAATATATTTGGCTTGAGTTTCTGATACATGGCAACCACACGTTGCAAGCGCAATATTACATCCGAAGGAATCACATTGTTGGACAGCCTTTTCTGATTCGAACAAGACAATATTTCCTGTTTCTTGAATACGATGATAGTTTTCTGTATAGCCGAATAATGTTCGACTACGAGGACATGGAATCAATGGATGCCAGCGTTTTTCATGTTCGCATTCATAATTGGCACGACCCATAAGTCCAACAAGCTCACCACTGACTGAGCGCTCAGGAATAGTGATTCGATTTGAAATCTCGTCATAACCTACGCCGAATTTTTCTTGTGTCTCCAAGCTAATACCATCTTTTATAAATTGAAGGTTGAATTTACCTGCGTATGGCTCAAGCGTTTCTTCTGGATATATTTTCAAATCCTCTAACTCTTCTGAATAATCCGGCGATAACTTCAAAAAGAAACCACCGAATGGCCAGTGAGTTTTGATATTAAGTTCATCCATCGAAATTTCAGCTTTAACTGCAGCAAACTTCAAAGCATCGGGGAAAGAGCATCGCTTAACGTCCATAATCAAGCTGAAAATATTACCTTTTTGATTCGTAGAAAAGACAAAAAAGCGAAGGGTTTTACAGTCAACGAGACAACTTGTAGGGTTGCGTTGCTCTTCGCGAGCAAACCGCAAATTATTCTTCTGAGGGTTAAATTTGATATTTTCAAACCCAAGAGCTTCAAGGATTTGGATGATTTTGTCTGGCTGGTTTTCAAGCTTAGACATCAATACGTTGACATCCACATAACCACCCCTCCCTTCAACTCATCTGCGGTCGTACATTCCATGATCGTTTGTGATCGTGCAATATCCAAGTTCACGCCAAGTGTTCCACGCACCATCAAACTGGAAAATAATTGTCTGTCCATCTTCATCGTTTCGAGTTTTGTTAAGAAACCCAACGACATAGGTTTTATCTTTATCCAGAGTGATTGGCATTTTTACTTTGGGATTATCCTTAGAACGATAATATGGATCACAATCGAACTTTTCACCGGTATATTCGTCTTGCCATAATCTTCTGACCATTAAAAGTTCGCTAACGACCTCTTTAATCTGTTTTGAGTTGCTCAAACACGATGCGTCAAGCCAGCGTTGATTCGTAGTATGTAAGGCTAACTGGAACGTACTGATAAAAGCGATTTGTTCTTTATTGACGATATTAAAAATACGTCGGCTGTTCATAAGAAGTGCTTGCCACATTTTATCGTCAACTTCATCATCACTCTTGAACGTATCGTAAACGATAGCTTTCGTTCCAGTTCGTGCCAGCCGCTTAATATGTTTCAATAATTTGTTCGTGTTGTTTTCGAACATTTTTACAAAGCGAATATTACTATATCTTTCTTTTGTAATTTGAGCAGCCTTTCGAAGCATGATCCAATCTTCATCAGAGAAGTGTCCCATTTTTAATTTCTTTCGAGTGATTTTCCAGTAATTTAATTCTTTCGTAAGAATATGAACTAAGAGCATATTTTTGTATGCCTTAGACATCATCTCATTTGAAACAATGGCGACATTTATACCTTTATCAGCAAACGGAATCACCATCATTTCAAAAATGAAGCTGCTCTTACCAGCGCCGCTGTGGCCGGCAAGCATGTACATATCACCAATTGGAGCACCAAGCGTCAGATAATTTAAAAGAGGAGCGCCAGACGCATAACTGATTCCTTGATCTTGACCTTCGTTACATTGTTGAAGATAATTTTCATCAACGACAAGCGATTCAATTTTTGCTTCTTGGCCGGTCGTTAAAGAAACATTATTGTTCAATAACTCAAAAGCTTCATAAACCTCTTCGTTAGTTGAATTATCAAACCGTTCCGGATGGCTCAACATGTCTTCATAGCGAATGGCTAGAATTTTTAATGAGTTCATCTTTGCGATTTGATCGAAATATCCATCGGTGTTATCTACATCAAGCAAATCCATCATTCGTTTACAGGCTTCCCAGCCGTTCAACTCTTGATAATGCTTTCGTAATGTAGGTTTATCTGCCAGATATGTATCAACTGTGATATTATCGATATTTTGAAATCCCTGCTGACGGATACCGCGGCCTACCAAGAAATAAAAAACCGGCTCTTCACACGAAAGGGTTTTATCAGTTCCGACGTTTACATTCTTGTAATCATCATATCGCTGCGGATCTTTCCAGAGACAGAAAACAAAGCTCGCTTCAGTTTGTTCACGATTTGCTTCGATTTTTTCAATCGTCTTGTTTAGATCCACAAATCGTCACCTCCAAGTAAACTGCTTACGTCATTCCCTTTATGCACTGTGCCAACGTCTGATAAATCAACCATCGTATCCAGATCAGGACGAGACTCTTCCTTAACTGTTTTTTCAGTCTTATTTTTCTCGCGGCGGTACACGGCAGCGATGTTATTTCGAACAATGGCCATTAAATAATTGGCTTTCGCTGTATCATCAGAAAAATTCTTGTTCGTGATTGCCCATTGAATTGCGGTACGTTTCTCATCCAAAGTCATCTGAATGATTTCATCAGAATAGAACTCCAATTCCTTTAGCCGACGGAACACCACTGTTGGCATCGGTTGTCCTCCATTAAGATCATAACCAATCAAGCCAGCAATCGTGTCACACAATTTTTTATAAGACTCTGCAGTCCGTCCGGGCTTCTTTTGAGGCTTGGGTTTCTCCTTCCGAGCTTTTTCCTTCCGACGACCTTCAAGCCACGCCTGATAAACGGCTTCAGACTGAAAATATCTATTGTTGGGAGCTTTGTAGAATTGCTCTTTTAGACCTTCAACTCCCGTGGCCATACATTTGACCATTTTTGATTTCGCCATATTTCCTACCTCAAACTGCCCACCATCCCACCACTACGCAAATTAGTTGGTCGTCAAAATACTATAGGTTGTATCAGCTGACCAAAAAATAAGCGCTCTTCAGTTCGTTGATAGGAAACGCCGGATCACTAAACTTCAGATTGACCTTGTCTCGAATCGCTTTGATCTGAGCTTTGACATCATCAGAGGCATTGCCGTAACGATCCTGAATAGCACTGACCCACTCAGCGCGATGAGGTTCATCCTCTTCTGCTTGAGCTGCAGCACGATTTTCTGCATCCTTACGACGAGCAATTTCTGCTGTCTTTTCCTGCTGTGCAATCTCTTCCTTCTGACGTGCAGCCATATCAGCATCATTCATCGGCTTCATAGTGGCAGAGTTCTTAACGCCCTCTTCAAACGCTTCAATGAAAGCCTTAGGGGTAAAAGGAACCTTCTCAGGCAGACCATGGAAACGAGAACCAGCATCTAGACTTGCAGTAGCACGCAGATACAGGACACGATTTTCTCCAGTGACTTTCTTATCCTTGATTTCACGATCAAAAACTGCCATCATAACCATCTGGGCGGTGTCAGCAATAGCGCCATACACCTTATCCATCAGGTTATTGGTCCAAACCTGATATTCTTCACCAGTGACCATATCAGTACGAGTCTTTTCCTTGACGTGAGACAGGATGAATACGGCGATGCCGGCATCTTCTAGACGAGTGATCTGCTCTTGAATCAATGTAATCACACGATCAAGCCCCCGGCCGTAGCCTCCAAACGCATCATTTATGCTCTTGCATGGCTTACCAGTCTCTTTGCGAGACAACCGAACGGCTTCCTGTGCAGCGATATCATACAGACAATCCAAGGTGTCGATGGCAACCAGCTTAATACCGTAGTCCTTATTGTTCTCGACGATATCATCAACAATCTGAATGAAACCACGGCTGTCGGTCTCTTCGTCATAATCCTGATTGAAAACCTTCGCTTCTTCAACCTGTAGGTCATCCAGAGCATGGTAGCCATTTTCAGCGCCACAGGAAATCAGTAGACCCTTGGTTGCGTCGCCATACTTCTCTTTGATCAGATCACGAATGAAAGTAGTTTTGCCGATCTTGCGAATTCCTAGCAGCATATAATGAGGATAGCTGCCAAGGTCTGCCTTGATACGATTGATTTTGAAACCCATTATGTATTCTCCTTTATAGATTTTGAATAAGCCCAATCCTTATGATAATTTATCTCTGCATTTTTTCTGGCTTCTACAGCGGCTTCATAAGAGTCGAAATCTCCAATGGAGATCCGTTTTCCTTCAGCTGAAATACGAACTCTCCATTTATCGATTTCTTTTCTATACGTAACACCTGGGCACCCAGAAGTATTATTTTTCAATGTTTTACGATTGATATTATTTTGAGAAGATGTCCCTATCCTAAGGTTACATTTTCGATTGTCTGTCTTGTCGTGATTGATATGATCAACAATTAAGTTGTTTTCATATCTACCATCTTTTAGACCCATGACAACTCGATGAAGATAAATAGTTTTTCTACTATCCTCTTTTAAATAAGAAACAATATATCCATGATGTGAAAACCAGTTGAAGCTCTTAATTATCTCGTAATCTTCGTAATCGAATTTAAAAATAACACCTTGATTTGTTACACCGTAGCAATTATTTTTATCGTCAATATTCAAAATTGAACCACACTGTCCACATGATTTTGTACGTCCACTTTTCAAGCTTGACCCACTAATCACAGTTTCGTTTCCACATTTACATTGGCAGCGCCAATAAATTTTTGAGCCATATTTGGTTTTCTCTTTGTGATCTATACCAATCACTTTCAGTTTTCCAAAATTATGGTCTGTCAAATCTATTAGCGCACTCATTTCAATATCCTCTCTTATTCATTCCACGGAAGATCAACCAACTTAAAACATAGTGTCGATATCATCATCGCTGTCTTCCGATGCCTCGACTACAGGATCGGCCTTTGTCTTGGTCTTAGTCTTGGAGTCGCCCTTCATCATATCGTCCACACTCTCATCGGATACCGGGACCCAGATCTCATCCTCGAACTCGCGAGCGGTAAAGTCAGACTCAGCGGCAGTCTTACAAGTTTCAAACTCTCCCGTCAGAATAGGCTTTACCAGACGCAGCTCATTGATACGCTGACCATAGATTGGGCCTCGACGGAAATCCTCCAGCTTAGAAATGCCTAATTCAATCTGCTCCTTCTGCTGCTCGCTTAGAGTGTCCTCGCTAAATTCAACCTCTTCAGCACCATTAACGACAGCAAGCTGCCAGTTCATATGTACAGGATTACGAGACTTAGTTTCCAGATAACGCATCTTGTAATCATGGATAGCCTTGTGCTTCGGCTTGTCCATATCGAAGACTGCGGTATTAAAAACAGTATCGATCTTGAACATCTTACGAGCAGCATCTGCCTTAGACCACATCGGGGTGTAGCAGTGCATAGTAATCTTGCCGCCAGTCTTCAGGTCACTCTTATCCATGCTGTCCTTGTCGTAGTACAGATCCAGATTCATGGTTAGATGCGGAGTATCATTCTTGCCTGGCATAAACACATTCTGAATCTGGAATTCACGATAGACTTGATTGCTGTACTTACCAGTACCGGGACGCAGATTAAAGTTGCCAGTGACGACAATATCGTCTTCATAACCAGCCAGAGCAGCTTCCAGATACTCAATCATGTCCCACTCGGTAATGAATTCCTTGTGTTCACCAAGATTCACTGTAAACTTCTTGGTGCCAGAAACCATCTTGATAACATCTTCATCCAGACGGTCATCCCATGCGACTTCAATGTTGTTGCCATCGACATCGCGAGTCTTAATCGTATTATTCTTAAAGCCATTCAGCGTGACGTAGCCCATATTAGTGCCGGCTTTAACTCCAAAATTGATAGTAGCCTTTTCATTGGAACCAAAAGTTTCACGTTTCACCATTGGAGCCTTTCGAGAAACGGAAACTTTACCGCAAAAATTAAAACGTGCATAAACGTCGTTCTTCTTATCTGCCATATGTACCTCCTGTTATGTAAAAAATTAGTAATCAGCTTCTTCTGTGGTTTTATTTTCCCAAGAAGGCAAAATCGTGCCGAACTGAATAATTTTTGGCTCATGCTTACAGCGAGAAATAAATTCATCGGCCAATTTGTCGATGCAATCTGAACAAAGAACAAACCTCATTCGATCTCCATCACGTTTACTTCCATACGGAAAAACGACTTGCTGTTCACCCAAAACGTCTTCATCAATATCGCTTAAGGTTTTACCACAAAAATTGCAAATCATATTATGTCTCCTATCTAATTTGATTTGTTACTATCGCATTAGATTCGGAGATGCTCGTCCATACAGCATCGGTAATCCCCTTTCGTTTTCTATTTATAAATCACTTCAGTTCTATGATGTCTCGATACAACATCACATAATCGTCAGTGTATTTATCTCCATGAAAGTGGCCAAAATACCACATCGGTTTTTTATTCGCCGGGAATTGCTCGTAAAGATCATCAAAAAACTCTTCTGTTGACTATCAACCGTACTCTGGTCAATGCAATCCAGGAACAACTCTTTTGGTTCAAAACGTAGCGGACAAGTATGGGTCAACATAATGTCAATAGGAAAGTCATGTACCATCAATCTGACAAGACCCTTAATTAATTCATTTGGTTGTTCATCCGGCCACCAATTCCAGTGATTTTGCAGTCGGTAATACTTATCAACAGAATAAGCGCCACCACATACCAAAGCATTCAGCCAACGCTCAGGTGTTTTGATTTTATAAATTGCACCGTCAATAGCAAAATACTGATTAGGATATTCTGGATTCCACATCATTGATCCTTGAATAGAGCCTTCAGAAACATCTACCTGTTTATATCCATCCGATTCACTCGGCCTCCGCTCGTGATTACCGTGGATACAGAACATTTTCGCGGGAATCTCACCAGCACGTTTTTTGATATATTCTTCCTGATTATTGCCTTTACCGTAGTAATTCAGACCGACATCACCGAGACAAATGATCCACTCAATATCCGGATGATCGATACAAAAGTATTTTAAATCACTTATTCGACCAAGACCTCCATGGATATCGCCTGTTATATAAACTGACATTTTAGAACTCCTCCTTTAACATGGAATGCCTCCTGACTTTTCTAAAATCATCCATTCATTTGGACAATCTTTGTGCGGAGTGACAAATCGAGTGCAAAATTCACGATACATACAACCATCGCATTGTTCGCATTGTTCGCACTCTGTAATAAAGTCTAACAGTGCGGCTTCTAAATCTTTTGGAGTAGTCATTTGGTATCCTCTTTTGAGTAAAATGTCCAATCACATGGTTCATTAGATTCATACACTATTAATCTGTCGCACACAGAATGATATCTACATTTCAAACAATGAGTGTCATATGCATTTCCATACCCTTTGCAATTGTCAATAAAATCGCGAAGTGCAATCTCAAGTTGTTCTTCTGTAACCATTTGCGATCTCCTTTGATTTTGTTTTTCTGGTTGGGAATGACGGTTATGGAATTTATATTTTTTCCTATTCTTCATCAGAATAAGATTTTATTTCTTTTCTCGTTGACGGAAGATTTTCAGATTTACACTATTTAGCAACAGCACGATCAGTTACTCCATACTTGTTTCCTATTTCCATAAATCCAGTCGTTCGGATTAAGTCTTTCAATATCTCACGAGATGGTTTTATCTTTGATTTCTTTTCTACTTCCTAACACACTTTACACATATCTGCACCAGGACTCATTGGATGACCACAACGAGGACAAATTTTCTTTTCCTCTAAACGCTTTTTGTAAATCTTTTCTACAGATTTCACTCGATTAGGATTTCTAAACCCAGTCGTATCGAGCTGCTGATTGCAATTTGGACAAACCTATCTTAGATTCTCCAATCGGTCATCTTTGTTCTTTCCGTTAATATGATCAAGAATTAATGTTAATGGTTTTCCTTGCTATTCTGGTAGCTGCCCGCATATAGAGCATATATATGGGCTATATGCTCCACGTTTGTACTATCTACGCATCACCGTTTGATTTGCTGTAGAATTTTCAACAAATATATTTTCTGGAGATCTCTTAATACAACTGTTATGCTTAAAATGAGATATATCTATTCCATATTCGTTGATTCTCTTTTTAACGGTTTCATGGTTGCGGCCAGAAGTTGTTGAATATCCAAGCCGACTAATAACTTCCTTTATTGAACTGGAATTTTCAACAATAATTTCGAGCTCTTCTTTTGAATATGAATCGATCAAAGTCAAGTTAATGCCTCCTAATCTCATTGAATTTTTAATATTGGGGATAGTGGAGTCGAACCACTATAATCGGATTCAAAGGCCGACACCCTAACCGTTGAGTGAATCCCCATCATATAAAGCGGTACCCAGTGCTACCTGAGCACCGCCGAGAGTTTTACATCTTAGGAGTAGGACGATTGAAGAAATGTCCTGCCAAGAACGACACGATCATTAATGCTCCAACGATCCAAATTGCCTTACTGATTTCAATCCAGATCAATCTGAATCACCTCAGTTCTCAATTCGCATGAAGCTGATATCGGTAGACTGATACACACTTGCATCGCTGCTCAGAGTACCAGCCGCCTTGTCTGCCTGATATTTTGCATTGCCGGAACCAGTGACAATCAATCGATTCTGATCAATGCCCTGAGAAGCCAGATAATTTGCAACGGTCTGAGCGCGGTTAGCAGAAAGCTGCACGCCAAACTCGGTCTGGTTATTCGCATTGATATTACCGTTGATAACAATCATAGTGCCATCCAGAGTCTTAGCGATATTCACGAAATCATTCAGAACAGAAGCAGCGCTGGCCTGATCGGTAAACACGGAAGAATCCGGCACAAAAGTCACATTCGCGGTCTTGCTCAGCATAGAGTTATAATCCAGATTGCCAGTGACCTGCTGAGTGATGTTTGCACGAGTCTCGTCGCTCACAGCCACCTTCGTAGTAGCATTTGCAGCAGAAGTAGACTTGAAATCACTCTTGAGCGCATCGATATATGTAGTATCAAACAGCGTATTTACGAGATCACGATTAACGGTTTCACCCAGACCCTCCCAAATGTCGCACATCTGGTTATAAATCATCGGAGCGGTATCATTCAGAATATTGTAGTTGTCTTTCCAGCTTGCCATCTTAGCGTTTGCATAAGTCGCATCAATATCGGCATCAGAAGAAGTAGAGTACATCGGGAACACTTCACGAGCTGCATTGTAATTGATAGGCTGGTCATAAGACATCAGAATGCCCTGAACGAACTTCTTGACGGTATCTTCATGAGCCGCTGCCCAATCTGCGTCAAACACAATACCGTCCATAACCAGAGAGGAGGAAGACTTCGTATCAAACACGACAGTGCTATTGGTGTAAGTCTTGGCCTGAGTCAAATAGGGCTCCCAAGTAGCAGCTACATCGATCTGTCCAGCAAAGTATGCCTTAGCAGTATCGTCTGCCGTGCCGAACATAATCAAATTGTTCATGATGGTTGCCTTGTCAGCATCAGACAGACTAGAATTATTGACAAACCATGCGACCAGAGTTTCAGCTTCAGAGAATTCAGGGACACCGATCTTGGCATTAACCCATGTATTCACATCCGCAAACTGAGTGGAAGCGATAATACCATCGCCGCCGTAGCTGTAGTTGGTAAAAATTGGCATGATAACATTCTTGCCAGCGTCAGTAAACTTCTGAGACAGGAATGCGACACGGTTCGTAGTATAGCCAGCAGCCTGCAGATCACCAGAGATCAGAGCGTTACTAGACTCAGTAGCGTCGTTGATGACATTGATATTCACCTTGATGCCGAGCTGATCAAACACAGAACCGGGCTGAGTGGTGAGACCACCATTTGCCGTAATGCAGCTCAACCACCCCGCCCACTCATCCAGAGACAGATTGATCGTATCATCCCCAGCGGAATTAGACGGCTTATCTGTACTGATAGAAGTGCTCGGCTTTGATGTAGTCGGCTTCTTCTTATCGAACTTAATCACGCCGCTCTTGATACTGCCAACGACACCAATAGCAACAGCCACCGCAAGAACCACACCAACAACAGCGCGTCCAGCCTTAGTCAATTTGAACTTAGACATGTTATTCTCTCCTATTTGATTTTTTGATTTTATTTCTTGGATTGAGTATTCAATCCAGACGGCTTAGAAAATGCATTTGGATCTTTGATATCGTATGTAATCGGTTTTGAGTTGCCTTTACGCAGACTATCGAGGTAAGAATCAAGCTCGTAATCAGCGGATTTGGCATTGGCCTTTTCTAGTTTACCTTTACGACTTGATTGATACACAATTCTGGCACCTGCTGTCTTTTCACGACTACTTTTCAATCCTTCTTGAGTCGCATCAATCAGTTTGTCAGTTCCGGTTCTTGCATTCAAGTCATCCAAAGAAGAATACATATCCTGAATCTGTTTATTTGCCTTCATCTCAGAAACGACCTTTGTACGAGTAACTTTGAGATTTGCGATTTCATTCTCCCAATATTCTTTTGCTCTTTTCACTTCTTCGACACCAGGCTGCATTTCATCGTACTGTCTACTCAAGCTCTGCATCATAATCTTCATTTCCTGTGCATTACGAGCAAAGGTTCTTGCGGATTCTTCATCATTTTTACTGAGTGCTGCTTTGGCTTTTGATTCCCATTCCGTTGCGCTTTCTTGGCATTTGGAATATTCGTCTTGTACAGATTTTAACTGTCCAGCCATACTTCTAAGCTGCTCTACTACCTGATTGTATTTCTCCTGTGCTTCATCAATTTTCTGTGCATAAATGGCGTCTGCACCCTCTGGTGTTTCTGCTACATTTTGCATGAGAACATGAAGAAAGCCACTTGCTAAAGAGAAGACTTTTTCGCGCCATGACGGAAATAAGATCAAACAGATTACAAATGCGCCACCAACACAGATAACCACAAACTCAGGAATAGTTAAATGAAACATCAAGCGCCCTCCTTCCCGGTGGGCTCCGTCTTATCCTCTTCGATAAACTCCTCAATAGAAGAAATCATTTTGAGCTCGTCCTGAACCGTATTGGTGATTTTTTCAATGGCCGAATTAGCTTCAACGTTCCGATTAGTCAGCGCCTCAATCTGTTCCTTCATGGATTCAATCTGCTGGTCGTTACTCTTCATCTCGTCAAACAGAGCATCCATCTTATCGCTACCAACAGTCCGCAGGAGTTCCTTGCGCTGTTCCGCGTCAGACATAATTGCGGCCGCATCATATCCCAGTGTCGTCATCAGATTTTTAACGGTAGCACGCTTGGTCTTGGTGGGCATCTCAGACGGGAATGTATCGATCACATCTTTGATCTTGTAGACAGTAACTGTATCAGCAGGGTTCATGCCATTCGCATCATAGACAGCACCGATATCAATCGTGTCGCCTTCAGGGACCTCGACCTGAACCGGTTCATCCATTGGAAGATCTCCGTTAATATAGTGGTCACCAACGCCACTACAAACGCGAAGCTCATTCGTGGTATCCGGCATATCATACTCAGAAGCAGCTACACCCTCAACAAGACCGAGCTTCTCGAAAAAACTTTTCTTTGCCATAATTTTCTCCTCTTTAATCTTCTTCTCTGACATCTATTGATTCATAGTGGTCGTCTTTAAATTCATTAAAGCCACCACCAAAATACCAGCCGCGATTTTCTATAAATGCTAAGAATTCATCTACAACGTCATTCAAACTGACCGTGGTTTGAACGTTCAGACAGCCATCTATTTCGATTTCGTGTGTCATGTGTCCTCCTTATGAAAATTTCCACTTAAAAATCTTCTTGATACAAGCGTTTGTGATCCAATCAAACAGAATACTAAAAATCACAATCGCCAATATTCCAACAAACACCAACGTTGTGCGCCCACGAGCAGACGAAGTATAGATCAAATAGCCGATACCGTACTTTGCATTCACTGTCTCGGCAACTGCGATATAAGTCCAACCGATAGCGTACATTGTAGCGAATGACTGACAAATGGATGGAGCCGCCATCGGAAGAATGATTCGTGTAACCATGCTAAACTTCCCTGCCCCATCAATACTAGCTGCTTCAATCACATCGTCTCTGACATCATCCAAAGCAATCAGTACACTTGGTAACATGAATACGAAGCTGGCCACAAACAGAAAAGCAATTTTCATCTGTTCCCCTATACCGAACCACATCGTAAGCAGTGGATAAAAAGCAGTCACTGGCAAAAATCTCATTGCCCGAATCGCTGGATACAACAGGTTTTGAATCGGATGACAGATTTTCATCAGGCAGCCAAGTGGAACTGCAATACCGGCACTCAGAAGAGCTGCTGCTGTAATACGAATCAATGAATATCGAAACGCTTTGAGCATCGTGCCATTCTGTATCAACAGAAAGAACTCACGGAACACAGCACCTTTCTGGGGAACAAAAATTGGCGAAGTCAAAGCCGCGCCAATGTCCCAGATAATCGCCAACAGAATCAGAAGAATCACACGATAGATCCAATCTTTCTTCGTCGTTTTCATTATTCAGTTTTCTCCTTTGGTGGGTCTTCTGGCAGAGGCATCCAATGTGTAACATGATTTAAATACCAGCATTCATTTGCATCACACCACTGGTTGTCATCATCAAGATAACCTTTGCGCTGTCCGCATTCTTCGTCATAAATCCAAACGACATCACTCGAAGCCCATTTCTTATCTTCTTTAGGTGGTAAGAAGGTTTTTACAGAGATCCAATCTTCTGTTTTCATTTTGATACCTCATAATATTTAATTTTCAAAAATGACCCGTACCGGAATTGAACCGATGTCTCTGCCGTGAAGGGGCAGCGTCTTCACCTCTTGACTAACAGGCCATAGTACGCGGCAAGCAAGATTCGAACTCGCGGATGTGTTACCATCAATGGATTTCAAGTCCACCGCTTTAAACCACTCAGCCATTGCCGCATATAAAGAGGATTGTTCATCCCCTAATATTAAGATAAAATAGAATCACAAAAACGATCATAAAACTGCTTGATCCAAACCACACGACAAATCGCAGACCGGAAGTTTGAAAGTCAAATGTTTTACAGATCATTGAACAGCTTACTGTAATCGCACAGACGGACAGTACCGCAAGCAGAACATCAACCATTTGAACCATGTCTCCTTACAAGTTCATCATGTACCAGCTGTTGAAACTGTTTCCATTCGTCTCCAGCCCAATCATCTGAAAAATCTCTTGTGATACGAGCTCGCTCCTGAAGATCATTCTGGAAGCACCACAGGGTCTTGTCGCTCAATTCACTTAGATGTGGTTTGATAAAATCCATTACGAGACTTGGCATATAAGTTTTACGACCGAATGCGTATCGGACTGCACAATTACAAATCGCACCGAAGTCATCGTCATGAGGGTCGATTGTATACTGAGAATCATCATCTTTTAAATCGACCGTATTGCATTCTAAAGCTGCCGCATATTTTTCAAGCTGATCTTCTTTTACTCTGCGCTTCCCAAGCTCAATAGCACTGATATATGCAGCCGTCTTATTCATCAATTTTGCAAAATCTTTCTGTTTGATACCAACTTCAAGCCGACGTTTACGGATTTTCTCTCCTGCCGTCATACTCTTCAAGCTCCTTCTCTATTTGTTCTTTTTCATTTTGACGAAATCTACGTTTTGCCAATCTACGCTCAAAATTTTTATCTGAGTATAGCCAGCCAAGTGGTTCACGATAATACCAGCTATCTATGAATCCTTTATACGGTTGCTGCCGCTTCATCGTCATCGGCCTCCCACCAGATTTCATTTTCGGGAACATTTTTGTCTTGAACTGGAGAGAAGTTCATCCAGTCAAAAGAAATCATTGATTGAGCTCGACTTTTAGTTAAGTGGCGAGTGATTCTGTTATGTTTCCAATTTGTCTTCAGTCGTTCTTCGACCGCCGTATATGTAATAGGGTTGATTTTCATCTGATAAACGTTTTTAATCGTACCAGATTTTATCGTGTCATACAGATTGATTGCTTTGTAAAAATCATTAGAAGTAACGCACTTTATGTAATCATCAGGTTTGAATTTTACGACGTTCACAGACTCATCTCCTTTTATTTTCTTGACACGCCCACCACGATTCGAACATGGATACCCTGGGTTTAGAGCCCATTTCTTTACCAATTAAGATATAGGCGCTTATAAGTTGTCTTTCCAACAGTCATCGGTTTATGTTTTTGTTCTTTCCGCAGAACTACTAACAATACCATCACATCAGCCGTACGCTCTAATGCTGGCTACAATAGTTGCAACTCGAAAACTACTTACCGCATGGTGTACCCGGCGGGCTACGATCCCGCGCTCCTCGGATTAAAGGTCCGATGCTTTACCAACTAAGCTACGAGTACAAATATGGTTGTAAATTAAGAACTTGTTGTTATCACTTTATCGATTGAATAATCCGAAGCGTATGTAATTTTTTCATTTTGATTATTTTTAGGTTTGTCAATTCGAATACATATATTTTTTCGATTTCCGATTATTTCTATTGGAACTAATACTGTTTGATTAAGCGCTACTATGTAAAATGCAAAATAATCAATATCATTTTGATATGTTGTATAGTGCTTATTTGTAGTATGATTTGTACTACTTGCGCATGGGCATGTAACAGAACCATTAATTATATGTTGGTTGCAATATTTAACTTGGATTTTATTTAATTTTCCATTAAAGTCAGCAATTAAATCGTACCGTGCATTGTCTCCAAACGGCACTGAAACTTGGATTCCTCTTTTTACAAATTCAGCTAAAACAATACTCTCTCCAATATTCCCTTTTGTTTTACTATTTATAAACATCATCCTTTCTTTACTCAAAGTGGATAACGTAATCGCATATAAAAGTCGGCGTGCACACCCTCATGAGTTGGCATCATCACCGATAATCAAGGCTGCCATTGTAATAGTAGCCGCCCCTAAAAGGCTAATCCTTTGTACCGTGCAATTTAAGAATCACTTACTTGGTAGGTCAGGTAGGATTCGAACCTACAACGTTTCTGGTGTCACAGGTTTACAGCCTGCTGCCTTCAACCATTCAGCACACTGACCTATATAACGACCACAGAGGGATGTCACCTGTGGTCTTTTGTCCTGGCTTTAACGGGTCAGGCGTCCGGCATTTACCGTTACTCTTCAGAGCACTATTGGCGATATGCTTATCCACTGCGGTTCTCAAACTCGATTATCCTTTTGGGTCAAGCCTCTTCCGGGTTATAGCCGCGCTACATAAGGTTTTCAATGTTATTCCTTCATTACTGTTTTCGAACTGGTGAGGCTCACGCACAGTTGCGCTCGGAATGCGGATCTTACATCGTCAGGGCACGCAGTTTGACCAAGCTTGCTACATCGGTCCCTGATCAGGAGTGTGACTGCCTCGCTAATCCTGTTGCAAACATCATCGATAATATCATTTGGGTCTGTGGATTTATCTCAGACGGAAAACGCATTATCAATCGGAGGGAATTATGAACTCAAATTCAATTATCAAATCAACTTGCACATTGGTGGTCCCGGCCTGAATTGAACAGGCGCACACGGAGCTTCAATCCGCTGCTCTACCAACTGAGCTACAGAACCACAATTGGCCTACTCGTCACGAAACTTCAATGGTATATGCGCACTTCCAAATATCGTTAGCGACTTTCGGTCTTGGAGAAGCAGGACTTGCACCATGCACTCAGGGTACCACCCCAGCTCTACTAGTTAAGCTATTCTCCCATATAAACGGCAGGTTTTGTTACGCCCCTGCCTTGGCGCTCACCATTTATCAGCCATGTGGTAAACGACGGGGCTTATGTAATCGACCCACGAACCTACGCCCATGGATTTTAAAGACCTTTGACCTGTATTCGTTATTATTTGACCGTTGATAAAAGTTTAACCTTTGAACTTTCAACCTTTAATCTTTAAATAAATAAACTTTAACCTTTCCGAAGAATTTGAGTCAATTACGTGTTGGCCCTCAGGACAACTCCTCCTCTTGACTCGATGTTTTTGAATATCGGAATCGAACCGATAAGACAGATTTTATGTCTGCGCCTTAACCATTTGGCTAATTCAAAACCCAAGTATTGTTAGAATATATTTATACTTGATCTTCATATAGGCTTATCAGGCCGCTTTTATATGTGACTATTTGCTTCTTTATTTATTTGATTTCACTCTAGCACTGCCGTCATTGGCAAAGAGTGAACAATTACAGTTCGTCGTTTTCAATAAACAGTGAATATGTATCAATGATTAGTATTCGATTGTGATTTCGGTAGTTGCATTAGATTCAGACAGAACCGCGTCAACCTCAGCTTTGAAACTATTGATTTCGTCGGCCAGATTTTCCTTAGTTTTTTTAATGTTAATACCGTCAATCAGAATCATAGTTTCGCGCTCAATGTAACCATCTCGCATATCGCGAATTGCATCAGGAGACATCCCATCTTTGTCTGCGGGGTTATTGCTTCGAATGACAAAATCATCCGCACGATCACTCAGGCGAGAATTCGTAGTTTCAATTACACTGACTGCATTGGAATACTGTCGCTCCATCTGATTGAGCAGATCACTCAAGAAGTCGATTCCGTGCTGATTCATCCAAATAATTTGAGCGATAGTGTAGTCCTTACCGCATACAGTGCGATGGGTAACAGCGTTAGACTCGGAGATAGCGCGCTTAATAGCATTCAGGCGAGCAATTAGGTCTTTGATTTTATCCAGTGAACTCTGACCATTTGCCTTATACTCTTCAATGGTGACACCACCAAGCTTCTTCATGCTCTGCTTAGCAGCTCCGCAGAAAACAGCTTCACGAGTCAGCTTAGAAATCCGGTCTTCCAAAACGTTAATTTCAGCCAGTGCACGATGAATTGTCATAGTTTCAGTAGTCATAGTCGTTCTCCTTTAAAATATATAATCTTTAATGCGGTAGCCCGCTATTCAATGGTGCTGGGGGTGGGGCACGATCCCACAACCTGAAAATTACAAATTTCCTGCGCTACCAATTACGCCACTCCAGCTTATGATGTGAGCATGTCTGCCCACATATTTAAAATGGATTCGATTGGATCTTTCGTAACAAACCCATTCAATTTTGATTCTTGCGATTGAACCGCCAAGTGATTTTTATATGTATCAAAGTACCTAAGCACCTGTTGATGAATGCTATTTGTTGTCCTTCCGTCCTTTAAGTACCGACGGTACTTCCCTGCTCCAATTTGATATCGAAGCAATGCTGACGAATCGTTTTCTGTGAACTGTTTATGATATGCAAGGAGCGCTACTCCGCACCGAATTCCAATCTCGTCATCCAACAATTCCCTCATTGAATTGATACCAAGCGTCCGATGTAAAAAATCAAAGTTAACTTCATTAACCTGCATCAAACCGTAGTCAATCGTACCGTTAGAATTTTTATGTGTCAGTCCACTTTGAAAACGACTTTCATTATATATAACAGCAACAGTCAAACTGTAATCAACGTCATATTCGTTACATATCTCCGCTGTATATCTTTTTAAGTCAGGAGACCAGTTTTCATATTCTTCAATTGGATTTTCCGCATTAGCAGCCGTTGAAACGACGGCAACGCAAAACAACATAACTATTACCGCACAAATCCATTTTGTAATTGTAATTCTGTACTTCATGCCAACTGTTATTATCTACCCTATACATTTTTTAAGAGAAAGAGCCTCTCGGCTCTTAGTCTTATCATTAAATTTTTTTAGCTTTAGATGCCATCATACAATAATCTGCGTAAGTCATCTCACTGCCGTATGATTTCATATGGCTTATTACATAATCAGATCCGTAAGTCAATTGATCCAGTCTCATCTGGTGAAAACTTTTTAATTTTCGAATCACGGAACTTCTTATATAAATATCTTTATACGGAGAATTATCTGGCAAAAGCATCGAAGCTTCTTTTTCGAAACTTATTAATTTGTGTGCGTAATGTACACTTATCTGATCCTGAACCATATTTCTTCTAACGACATTACGCACTAGATATGGACTATCTACATATTCAACTATTCGTGTTGTTTGTTTATCGCCAAGGTTTACAATTGCTTCATATCCAGTGCTAATGACTGAATTCCAAATTGTACGAAACGCAAAATCATTATCGATTATAACAGTTTTAACTGAATGGTCTTCTTTATTACATCTGTTTTTAAAAGATCTCTTATACTGTCAAAATCAAATTGGTAATATAACAAGATAACAACCGTAGCTGTCATTGCATATCGTCCACCGTAAAATAAGTTTTGAACATAATTCATAAAGGATTCTTCGTCTTCAAAAATGAAATCGCTTTCATATTTATCATTTTTCTGAATCGCTTCAACTTGTTTTGCGGTTATTTCTGATTTCGTACCAAAAGCATTCTTTTTAGGACTTGTCCTATTAACCATAACTCCATGGGTTTTATATGTTCGTGCATTAATATATTGATTTTCATAGCACCATAACACATAACTTTTCATTACGGCTGCAAGCCTTCTTTGTGTTCCGGAACATAAACTATTAAACCATAAAAGATATACATCGTCCATTTCTGGAGAACCCAACGAAAATTCGCAAAAATCCTTGTTGTACCTTTTTTCAATAGGGCCCGTATGTCTGAAAACAGACAATACCGTATTCTCCCTGGATTTTTGTGTTTTACCTGTTTCGCCCTGACCAACGTAAAAATCAATGAATTCGGCCTTTCTATCACGATTATAGATTTTATCATCTACATTCATTTCAGTTACTCCTCACACAGTGCGGTTTGTGTATTATTTATATTTTACACTATGTAAGAAGGTTTTGCAATGAAAAGATTTAAAATCTACGGTTATGCGATAGCTTTTGGGTTGGTTTGGGCCACCACATTCAGAAGCGGACATTGAATCATCATGGCGTTCACAGCCTTTGCCCAGTTTGCTTCAGTAAAAATGCCAATCGGCTCACTAAGCTGCAAATTGCGAATCGTATCTCTGCCTTCAACGACAAGAGTAGAGTCTTTCTTTAACCCTTCAACTTCGCCAGCCTTATAATCAACATGAACAGGATTGCGACTGGCGGTTCGTTTTGTTGTAAACGGAATGACCTCGCATTGTCCAGATTTTTTGTTGTAAATATTGTTGGATACGATTAGATATGGATGAATTCCAATATACTTATGCACACTGGTTTTCGCTTCGCTTTCAGCTACATAGCCAAATCTAATCTCTCCGATCTTTGGGACGCTCTTGCCAGCCATGAACATATTTATGACCTCCTTGTTTATGGCTTGTCTTTTCATGGTCCCATTATATCACTCTAAAGGGTAGTTGTCAACAGTTTGTGACTATTTGTGATGATTTATTCAAATCTACCTTTTAGAAGTTCAAACCTTATAGATTCTTTCGAAAGATCAGATTTTGTAACAACCTCAGTTTTTCTCCCATTTTCAAAGATCTCGCATTGGAATTTATTTCCAGTTATAACAAATCCAGCCTCTTCTTGTAACTCAGGGTTAACATTATAAAGTGTTCCCCAAATCGCGTAGCTTTTCTTTCTTTTTATCAATTCAAGATTTTGGGACCGTATTCTAACATAAAGACCATTATCTTCATCACCTCCTCCCCATATAAATATATTTGAAAATGACATAAGATAATTAAAAAACTCTTCCGCAGTAAAAGTCTTTATCATTTTTTGTTTCCCCTTTAAACAACCGCATTTTGTTAATTCTCTGCGGACTTCTCTTTTCGGTTGTTATTTTACCATATTATAGTTGTAAAATCAATAGAATTAGTTGTTCTTTATCTCAGCTTCTGCATCCACTTCCGCGAAATCTCGTTCTGATGTAGATAATAAGTAACTCCCGTCACGTCATTCACAACCACATCATCATACGGGATACCCTTTTCATTAAGGTGAGCGATGAACCAACGCTTGGTCAGATAACACATCGGAGTTTTCCAAGGGTCGCCATAATCCAGTTTGCATTTTTTACAAGCATTATAATGGTTGCCGCACATATCCCACCACTCTTTACGAACACGCTCTCGCATCCGCAGCACGTCTGGTGTGCCGACATATCCCATCTCTTCAACAGCTTTATGTACGGCTTTCTTCTGTTTGATAGATTGACCGGCATTGATGCCCGCACTGGCACCCAAACCCAATAGACCTAAAACGAACGAAGCAGCTCCACTCATGATGTTTTCCTCCTTGGTTATTCCATTGCAGTTTCAAGATCAAAAGTCACACTTTCGAAGTCTCCCTCAAGAGCATAAAGTATATTTTCAATATGATTAGATGCGCTAGAAAGATAATCACAGGCTCGGTCTGCTTTATCATATCTTTCACCATCCTGAAGATTTTCTGGGATATTGTCTCGATAATTTTCTTCTTCATCCAAAATGTTATCGATTGTATCCTTTGTATTTTCTAAATCTTGCAATAAGTCATTCATCTTTTGCTCAAGCTCATTTAGATGGTCAATAGTACCTTGAATTGCTTTTCTACGTTCTTTATTCATTATTATTCCTTATTCAAACAGATCATTACGAATCCTTGGACGATATACACGATTTTCAGACCAGTCAATTGCTTTTTGGACCTTCCCTGTTCCCCAATCTCTTAAGGTGAAATAAGCAATACCTTCTAAAAGCTCTTTGATATCTTTACAATCACGTCGTTTCATTCTAGCTTTTTTCAACTCATTCTCAAGATAGCATCGTCTTACTGCATTCGAATTTTGGAGTTCTATTGCATGTTCAATGTCTGTGATCTCCAAACATACCTCTTTTAATTCTTTACAGATGTCATTGTATGTATCATTTAATCGCCCCAGAGTATCGTCAACGGCTAAAAGTTCTACTTTTACTCCAGCCAATCTTTCTGAGTCCGGAACTTTTGTGCGCACTCCTTCGACATGTTCGAACTCGTTATCTTCAATTTCGCAAGGTGGAATTGTTCCGCCATTTTCTGCGATCTCTTTCTTAGTAACAGCCCGATATCCTTTTCCTCGAAAAATATTGGGAAAACAATTTAACTGCTTTTTTACCCTGTCTTCATCGTAAACACAGGCTTCACTCAGTTTTGGAGTTTCAACTAGAACATTATCCTTGGTTCTCTTTAAAAACGTGGTCCCATTTGTGATAACATAATCCAAAAATTATCATCCTCCTACCTTATTATAATAGAGGTCTACAAATTAATGTTCCTTTAACACTACTGACTGTCCTTTTTCAAGTGCCCAACAATTTTTGCCTGCATAAGCGCAATCTTCACAATGACCAGAACATTCACACGCATCTGTAGGAGCTTCACATATACCATTCTTGAATGAAATGTATGCAACTGGAAGATTGTAGGGATTGTTCATATTATAATTGGGCCAAGAAGAAAACAGAATATGTAAATTATTGGGAATTTTATTATCTGTAGCCAAATACTCGTTGATAAGATCATATTTTTTAGTGAATGCCAAAAACTGGGTGCGAGGCAACTTAATTGCAATTCGACACATCATTTCAAAATAGCGCCTGTCCACGATGTCGCCACTGACATGCCATCTAAAATAAAAAGACCCATAGGCTGCCGCAGTTGCTTGAACTTCAAAGCCGTCAGGGTCTGATAACCACAAATTCAAATTGTTGTCATAAGCGTTCCGCACAACACCTCTCCAGTCGAAATGACGGACATAACATGTCTTTGCGCATGGAACGCCTGGAGCACACGTTGCAATACGAGGCATCGAAATTGACTTGATACTCCCCATTTTGCTGTTTGCGTTCGACACTGACAGCTTTAACATATTCAATTTTTACACCCTCACTTTTAGAGGGCGCTCTCCTTTCTTATTATAATAGTGATATACTTATGCAACCTTTAAAGCCATCTCGTTGATAGTCATGACTAACTCGTTGACCGCTTTCATATTGACATGCTCCGGCAGACTCGAATTTTCACATGAATATTTCATTCTAGCCTCATATACAGGAAGAACATGAACCCGCCATTCTAAATAATCGTATTTACCAAATCTAAACTTTTGTAACAGATCAATGTCATTGTTGCGATACGTCACTATCTCCCCCCTTTCAAAGAGATCAAATGCCATCAGATATAATCTATTCGCATTCATGACTAACTTATTTAGTTTTTTTCGAGCTTTGTCGATATCGGTCTCCCCATAACGACCACCCTGCATATCAATATATAATCTACCGGACTTATTGATCAAATCATTTACGAATCCGCCGAATGGTTTGATAGCATCCTTTGACAAAAACATTTTTTTATTTTCCATAAGCAGCTTAGTTGTCTGGCTATAGCTGATAACAAGATCATCACTATTCCCAAACATCTCCAATACATTTGGATTTCCATTTGATAACAGCTTTGCGATTTTGTTAAAGCCAAACACTGTTGTGTCAGTCGCCGTATCCACATGATGCTCAAACTCACCCAACCCAAGCAAATCTTCCTTGGAATTTAATGCTACACCGCGAATATCAACATCTGAACCTTCCACGTTAGTCCCATAAGCATGGCTGCCGCCAATAGTCAGAAACATCAAATGCTTGCCAAGGTGAGGATCAGTACGTAGAAAATCATACGATTCGCTATCAATGATACGTTGTAATTCTTCTCGTGTCATTTTACCACCTCTTTACGCTTTAGATTATTAACATCACAGCAATAAAACAAAATGCCCACATCGGAACAATTAACCATGCCCAATCAAGGCAAAAATCAATAAATTGAGATAACAAAATATAGTTCATCATAACCCTGTTTGCACCGTATCAAATTCGATCGTTTCTCCTGTTTCTTTATTGACACCATACCCTACCACATGAACGATATAAGCCGGCCAGCGCTCTTTGTTTTCATCAATGGCGATACGAACAGTACCTTTGAAATTTTTGATCCAAGTTGCACACCAAGGCTTTTCAAGATGATCATTGTATTTTGGATTAAACTTTAAGACGGAGACCAAATCAGCCACACATACCATACCGGCATCTGCGCAGAATTCGCCCAGTTTAACCTTCGTTTCTGGCACGAATGTAGTACAACTCCAATCACCGTAGTAAGTATTAGACTCTATTCCAATGATGCCATGGCTGCTGATATCGCAACATTCAAATTTTCTCCGCTCGTCGTTTGACATATTATGAGACAAATAACATGGATCTGTAATGATAATATCCCCATCAAACTCCATAATACGATCTTCTGCTTCAAGATAGCGATTTTTATATTCTAAGAATTCTTCATATTTTTTTGCCATATCTCGCAGTTTTTCAAATTCCTTCGAGATTTTCTTCAGCGTTTCATCGGGATCTGCACCCCTTTCGATATCATGCTTAATATACCATTTCACAAAAAAGGAGCCACTATCCGTTTCTGTGACCAATCTATGTACATCGAAACTGTCTGGTTCCTCGTTAAGCTTTGCAAGCGCCTCAAACAGTTTTATCTCGACATCAACAACACGACAATCAATAGTGCTCTTAGCCCATTCAGGAATTCGATTCCATTCATCTACCAATGCCTGTGGATAATCTTTAAACTGTTCATGATATTCTTTATTCTTCTGTTCTACCCATTCATGTGTCATATTTATTCTCCTATCAGATTCGGATTCGTTGAATTCCAAATTTCTTGAGACGTATTTTCGCCATCATCCGACAGTTTATCGACCCAAGCATTGAGTACCTCACGGTACACTGTCATATTCGGACAAAAATGACTATTGGTGAATACTGGCATATCATCATTGCACAGAATTCTCATGATAGCAGCGCACACAGCGGCAGATCTCGATACGCCAGCAGCACAATTCACGCAGAACCAATCGGTCTTATCTGCTTCGTGGTTATCCAAGACAAAATTTACAATATTCCTAGCTTGGACATTCGTAATACATGTACCTTCCAGATCGGTGGTACAATCATCAAACTTCAGTGGTAAGAACGTAATGTTGCCTTCGCACTTCTGAAAATCGATATGATAACCATTCGCCTCAGTAATAGAGATAAACCGAATTCGTTCAAAATGCGATTCTTGAATAAACTTTTCTGCTTCGTCAGCGCTCATAACAGAGAACTTCCATTTACTACGATACATGGTAATCATTTTATCCCTCCTCGACACCGAATAATTCTTCGCCAAATAAGAAAAACTCTCCGCCAGTCAGTTCGTTCTTCACGTCATTTAATTGATTAAAACTAAAATGAGACGGATCAATCTTGATATGTTTGAAACCAGCCTCTGGCATATCCAAGTCATCACCATAACTGGAAATATAATCGTCCAGACATTCGTAATACTGATAGCAACTGTTATAAATCTCTTGTTCATCATAATCAATTGTCATCTCGCCACAAGCAAAATCAGACTGACCGTTCATTGCAAACTCGGAAATAGCAATCAACCCATCATTCGCGTTGACGCTTTCAATTTTGTATTTTATATCCGGATATATAGCTTCGAAATAGCGCCAATCGGATGAATCCAGTCCACCGCCGGTTTTCTCAATATGACTAAGCAATCTAAAAATTAATTCATCTTTCGTGAGACAACGCTTCCAATCGGTCTTCTGCGTGAGCTCTTTTGCAATATCTAAAGACGGCCATGTGTATGCACCCCAACGATAATGAATCGTAGCGATATCTTCGCCAAAAGCGTGAATCTTGACAATTAACGGTTGACTCATTATTTCAATTTCCCTTCTTGATATAATCTTCTTTTATATTCTCGAACTTTTCGAATCGTCTTTGCCCGTTCTTCTCGATCTTGCTTATAATTCATCCAATGATTTTTTATGTACTCGTCGTTTTTTGCTTTTGATTCTTCATTTACAATCAACAAAATAGTTTTATGAGATACATTATACTCTCGTGCAAGTTTTCGAAGTGAATATGTACCAGTTTGATATTTACGAAGTATTTCTGTCTTTTTTTCAGAAGTTAATTTTACACGCCGATCTTGTTGCTCAGACAAGCGAATATTCTGCCACTTACTCGCCATCTTCCTCAACCACCGGTCCAAAGTATTCGCCAAGCACTTCATCCCAAATTTCGTTTTCAGGGACATTGCAATCAAACTCATCCATAAAACGACTAGCGAGATAGTCAATATCTTCAATTGCATCATCGTAAGATACACCGTATTCCTTTTCAAACGCGTTCTTATCGCCGTCAAGCCATTCTAGGCGCTCATCAATAAATCGCTTTGCATCCATTTCACGATAATGTGCTTCCTGATACCGATACGCCGCTTCAATCTGGTCTTCAGTCATGACATAAGATGCTCCAGTAACACTGCTTACAACCACGATGTCTTTATCCATAATTATTCCTTTACTGCCTCAATACACACTAACTCATCTTCATAGTCGTTCATTTCGTTTTCATCGTACATAATCTTAGCAATTTTTTCAGCTGCTTCTTTTGAGTTTGCTTCAACAACGGTTTCATAATATCTAATTGCTGAAGCATAAACCGTATATTTATATTTCATTAAAAATACTCCTTCAGTGTTTCCTCCAGATATTCAAATCCGTTATAATCTTCAATGATTTCATAATGCCCTGGTTCTACCCATCCACCACAGCATAAACACAAAATTCGATCGTCATTAAAAATAATGCCAAAGTGAATATCATCCGGTTCATCGAGATCCTTAAATTTAATCAGACTCCTTGCTTCCATCTTTACACCGTCCAACAATTGTCTTATACTCCAGCAATATGACTTGCCATCATGTCCGCTGTGTGTGTCCACAACACATTCTGAAATTGACCAATGGCTCGATTATAATACTTCCATTCGTTTGTATCTGTCTCATAGGCACCCATATGCCATCGAATGCATGCAACTTCTTCCTCTGTCAGGGTGATAACACTCGCCAGCATACAGATGGATTTTTCGCCATGATGACTGAAAATAGAATCGTTCAGATACTCATATGTTCCTTTATCCGGAATAAAAAGATACTGATCTGTTTTGCAAACATCATGCAACAGCCCAATTAGATATGGAGAGCGTGGATTTCCCCATTTCAGTCCTAACTTATCTGTCAGCGAAACAAGAGCCTTAACAACAGCGATGCTATGCTCTGCCAAACCACATGGATGAGAACCATGATATTTTGCAGATGCAGGAGCTACCCAAAAATTATGATGATTTAGCCACTGAGTGAGTTTCATATAATCATCCCATGTTAAATACTTTTTCAAATCTTCATAAATTTCGTTTTTGAGTTCAACTTGCTTCTTTTCAATTTCTTCGTTCATTTTTATTCTCCTTTGCTTTTTAAAATATCTTTACGTACCCAACTTTCAAAACTCTCTACTACTTCATCGTCAAGCTCGTATTGATAATAAAAATCAACTTCACCATGAACATCAATACGATACATAGCCATACCGAAACCGTATTTTTCATTTGAAGCGTTAACATATCCGATTGTGCAATATCCTTTATGTTGCTCGCATTGATCAAGTTTCCACATATTAATCCTGACAAATATCTCCGTCCTCAAATCGAACCGAGGCTACATAGTTTTCGTCATTCTTTTTATATCCAACAGTTTGAATATTGCCAAATGTTGAATTATATTCCGTTATTGATACCAAATTATTCCAGTCTACATTCACACCATCTTCAGAAAAGAAGATGCCGATACCAGGATAATCTTCTGTTTCACCAGTTGGACGGCACACAAGGTATCCACCGGGAATCTTGATTTTCATATCTATTTCATTAATAGGGATCACATTATCATCTCCAACAAAAGCATGATTCCATTACTCAACATCTTCGAACTCACAATTTTCTTCATCCAATTCATCACTATCAGAAACATATTCGAGCCCATTTATAATAGGAATATTAGAAAGATGTTCTTTCGCATATTTAATAGCTTCGTCAATATCCATACTATCAGGAACATCAATAAAACTATTATAAACGGCCATACAATTTACAGTTACAGCCAATCTTTTCATACTCATCTGCTCCTTTATTATGTTTTATTGTTTTGTATTGGCAGCGGTTATGCCTGCCCCAGTACCGCCAATCACCTGGCATACGATTTTTACTTTAGCATCTCTTCGATCTTGTCAACCAAGGTCCAATACTCCATACCATAGAGACACGCTTCGTTATCGCCCTCATGTCGTTCAGCTTGCTCGTTAGAATCTTCGCACGGAACTTCAATTCCCTTCTGATACAGAAGGTCATCAAAGAGATCGACAATTCGTGCAGCAAGTTCTCTTTTCTTATCCATCTGATTCACTCATTTTACTCCTCAAAGTCAATATCAAAAGAAGTAGTTCCGTCTTCGTTTTCCCGATAATTCATTTCAGCGAGAGAGTCCATACACTCCTTTAGCTTCTTTTGCGTGTTCTCTACATCCGGATGGCTTAGAAGATACTGGAGTCGTTTTGCTCCATCAGCACTCAAAATAATATCTCCATTAACGTAGTGCATTTTATTCCTCGTTTACAATTTCGATTTGACACATCTTCATGGCGGCCAGTGCATTCTTGTGAGACTCAGGAGTAACGCCGGCACAGCAGCTTGCATCCACAATGATAGGAACTTCAGGCTTTGCCGTTTTCAAAAGCAACGCATTTGTAATCACGCAAATATCTGTGCAAAGCCCAATCAAAGTGATGGAATTAACATTCCCAGGAAACAACGTCTGATAGATTTTTTGATTATCGTCTAACGTTGCATCAATGAACAACTCATAACTACCAAACGTTTTCTTATGATAGATTTGATCGTAGTCTGTGACAAAACCATCTCCAATTTCGTTTATCAACTTCCATCCGTCTGTTCCTTCAACGCAATGAATAATGGGAAGATGTTTGCCCTCCTGAGTATTAAGATAATCTTCATCATGAGTGTCCATCGTGTAGAATACCGGACCATTCCAGTTCTTGATCTTCTCCACGACCTTTGGCACAATGGCCTGAGCTTCAGGAGTACCCAGCGAACCGGTGACGAAATCGTTCTGCATATCGACAACAATCAAGACATCAACCTTTGTCTTTTCCATTTAATTCACTCCAATCATAAAAAGTATAATCGTAAATCCGATCTGAAGAATGTGAAGAATCTGATCTATAAACAAACTGATCGTCAGATCATTTGCTTTTTCATTGTCTATTTCAGCATGAACCTTTGTATTTATGACAAGCAATCCAGTCCACCATATCAAACCATGATATAAACCTGTTTCTTTCCATGCCCACACAGAATACACAAGCAGCGGGAGCATCGTGGTGAACGACCATTGAAAAGCATGTTCGTATAGAGCAATCCTCCAATCGTGTTTGTACAGATCCTGTGGATAATTTTCTTTCCACCATTTCTTCTGTTTGAATTGCGCCAGAATCCCTTGTGTATGATAATCGTCATAAATATGAAGCCATATCATACTTAAAAACAGTACGATCCAAATCATTAGCCCCACCAATTAAACAAGGATGGGTCATACGTAGGCATCGGCAAATCCTTAAACAAATTCGCCTCATGCATCCGATCGATCTTAGCTGCAGTTGCGGTATCACCACCAAACTCACCAGTGCGGATATATTTGTCAAGGAATTCATAAGTAAACCCGAAATTATCCTCGTCGGTCTTTCCAGTTAGACCATCAGCAGGTGCTTTCTCGATAAACTTTTCAGGCAGACCCAACTCGCGACCAACGGCTTTTACCTCGGTAACGGTCAACTTACTGAGAGGACTGAACTGACCAAATCCATCCCCTCCCACAGTTTGCCAACCAACGAAATTTTCTGAAGCGTTGCAAGTGTTAGCCACTCGCCCATTCATACTCTGAGACACCATGAACAGAGTTGCCATACGGATTCGTGCCGGCAGATTCACACGAGCCTGCTTGGAATCGCATAGACCAGCTGCCCGTCCATTGGCCAGCAGCGCATTCACAGTCTCGGCAATATTGATCTCGAAGGACTTAATTCCCAGATGAGTAACCAGTTCCCGCGCCACATCGATATCGCTCTGAGCCCCCTGTGGCATCAAAACGCCGATCACGCGGCCATTGCCAAGTGCCTCGCAACACAAAGCAGCCACGATACTGGAGTCTTTGCCGCCAGAAATACCGATTACAGCATTACATTCTGGGCCATTCTTGCGGAAATAGTTCCGAATCCACTCGACGATTTCATCCTTTGTCTTTGCGGCATTAAATTCATACTTACGCATATTATTTACCCTCCAGTTTCCACAGTTCTACATCAACGTCTTTGAATGTGATATCGATGATTCCCTTTACTAATGCCCATTTAGCACCGCCCCTGACGCAGCCGATTCCATACGGCATGGCCACTTTGACTCCTGATACCTTGGCGAGTCTAGCCACTTCTTTGAATGCGTCCATCAGAGCGACGACGGATGTATACTGCTTTCCGTCATAGCCATAACCATTTTGACCGAAGCAATTGACGATCCATTGAGAACCTTCCTTATCAACCGGGACCATCTGAGCAGTACCGAGCATTCGTGCCGGACAATCTTTATTTTCTTCACAGTAATTATGATACGCTGTATATACGTTCGGATAACGTTCCCTAACTTCCTTAGCAACGCCTGATCCCATAACGCCCTGACAATTCACCTGATGACAGATAATCTTAGCGTCAGAATCGAACACGTTGCCTTCTTTGATAACGACACTCATTAGAACTTTCCTTTCCACAGTCGGTCACGAACTTCCTTCAGGCTGTACTCCTTAACCATACCCCCATCGCGGAATACGGTCTGTAACAGATTGCCATCAGAATGAGCGGCGTGATCCATCAGACCATCAGTGCAAACCAGCTTCCCAGAATCATCCTTGGTAACATAACACATACCCTTCAGACTCTTCTTGAAGTGGTCGGTATCGGTCTTGGGATCTTTAAAGATCTGAATCTCCTTACCGTTGACCACTCCATAAGTTGCCTTAACTGCCATGCCAAAAGTATCGCGGGTAAACGGCTTCAACTGACCATTCTGCTCGATGCACTGCATGGAAAAAGAACCAACACCGAGACTGACATTATTGCAGGCGAAGCCGTGTGCTTTGAGTTCGGCATAAATCTTTTCACAGCGCTGCACAGTAATCGAATCCCCGTATAGTGCCTTCACATGCGGGTCGAGCACCTTGTAGCCCTTGCTGTTGACTGTGCCACTGAAGATATCCCACAGATGGTAAACAGTCTGCGTAACGATTTCGACTGGGTCGCCAGAATCGCCACGAATCAGCAGTGTGCCATTGTGAGCCATGATTTCATCCTTGAGCTGCGGCAGGATATTATCGACCAGATTCCAATAGTCGTAGGAATCAGATACCATGCTGAAGCTCATATTGGGATAAAGCTCAGTCAGCGCCCGGCGGATGAAAGTGATCTCATCGCCATCGACTGCGAAGTTAGAACACATCACACTATGCTCGGTGCTAACAGCGCCAAACGCAACGGGCTCTTCTTCACAATTACAGCGATACATTTCTTCCAGATACGGAATCGCAGGGACAGTAGCCGTATTCAGAAAACTCAGACACCAACCGGCGCTTGATTTAACTGCCGACTGCATACATTCCTGCCCACGAAAACTGAAATCGCCCAGAGCACGAGCATGAGGCACGCCATCCTCGACAGTTTCATCATAATACTTGTCCACGATATCGCGATACAAGGTGCCGACCGTTGCAGAAATCATCGGATGCCACAGCTCAGAGCTCATAAAAGATTCGAGGAACTGCGGAACCCATGCGAAATCAGGATGCGTATTGCTCATCTCCAGAAACGGCACATGGATCGGGCAGCGAGTACCTTCCGGCAGCGCCTTGATCTCAACCGGCAGATAACCAAGGTCATGCAGAGCGACAATCTTATCGACATCATAAGCGTCCTTACCAATGGTTGCGTCCAGGACACGCTGATAATTTGAGACAACCCACTCCTTTGGGAAATCAAAAAACCAACGTTTAAAATAATTCTCCAGATAATTCTTGCAGAACGCCTGAACACCAAACACAACGACTTCATCCACGCCATCCAGACGGCTCATGCGTGGGGTGAAATAACTGACCAGCTTGGTAGTGCCGGCCGGAAACTGCTTGCTGTGAGTTGTCTTATAGAAGTCACATAATAGCATCGGGTTAATATTGATCATTTTTAATCCTCCAAAAGTTTATTTACCATCTCATGATAATTTCCAAGATACCTGTCTTGAATCTTTTCAAGTTCATCAGCCGTACATTCGATTTTAAAGGTGCGCTTATCCTTTGGTGAATGAATTTTAAAATCAATATGCGATCCATCATAATTTCCAGACAGTTCTTTATGATAATTGCGCTCTCCAACATCACAGAAAGCATCATAGATAGATTTTTTCACATACTCAACTGCATAGTCTTTTCCATGGATATTATCGATTAGAAAATCTAAGATTGAATAGAATTCATCTTTTACACATGATTCAGTTTGATTTTCATTGATTTCACGATAAATATGTAGAGAATATGATTCTCGATAATGATCACATCTCATATCGATTGGAGCAAAATCCCAACCAAAATCTCCATCGGTGTAAAACGAGATATCTAGTTCCCAAATATCCATCATATTAATCCTCGTCCCAACGATGCTCCAATACAGTAATTTTGTCGTGATGGCCGGTGAAGATACTGTCCGTGGTATATACCATATGAATCAGCTCCGGGTCGTCAAACAGATGGCCGCGCTCAGAGTCCAGGATACTGTTCTCGCAGTGGCTGACATACATATCGATATCACCAGCACCAAGTTCCTTCAGCTTCTTGGCCGAGTAGAACATGGTGCCGCCGTAAGAACAGATATCATCAATCATCAGAACTTTGCCGCCCTTGGGAGGATAACCGGTGACATCCAAGCCGAGAATCTTTCCGGTCTTCCACTCACGCTTCTTGTCTCCATGAATGATATAAGATTTACAACCCACACGATCCAGTGCCCAGTAAACAGTTTCCTCATACCGCTTCATTGCGCCGGCATCTGGGAAGTAGATTACATCAGGCTTGCTTTCTTCGATTACCTGACAAATCTCACGAATCGGAGTATGTACCTCACAACGATCGATCAGCGCCGGAGCCACGTCGCTATGAGGATCAAATACAACAACGCGGCTGAATTCACATCGATTGATCTCTTCAGCGAACCACTTGAGGGTGAACACATCCTCGTCACTATGAACGCGATCCATACGGGCGTTCGGGACATACGGCATAAACAGCTCGACTTCTGCCCCGTTATCCTTTGCGTCCTTTGCGATCATAATGACCGTGGGAAGTTCGTCCATGGATTCAAATGTCCAAACGATACTGATCCCATTGAGATAATTGATAGCTCTATACTTCTTGATCAGCGGAGTGCCGTCAGGGAAAGAATCGATTTTATAATAATTTGCTTTAACCATATCGAACCTCCTTAAACTGCGTAATGTAGGCTACGCCCACCACGACGTTCAAACATAATGTACTTAACCGTTTCCTTTTCAAATTCAGCGTAGTCTGCCTTTTCCCACTCATAATCTCGGTCATAGGGATTTTCGACTCTGAGATTCTCACCAGAAATCTTACACTTACCAGTCTGCTGATCGAATTCAATATTATCCGTATTGAACCGAATCAAGTAGCTATCCTTGCCCACAATCGGGGTGAAGTAATCAGAATAATCATGACCGCCATTAAACAAATCATAACTACCATGGCTAACAGACTTTTTGCCGCTTTCAGTTACTGCCGTGACAGTATAGGCCATGTCATCCAAATTGATGATATTCAGATCCATGATGGCATCCTTAAATGGGGTACCGAGATTCAGCTCAAAAGCGATGGACCGCAGACAATCGTAATTCAAGGTGACACGAGAAGAGAACTGAATAACAGATTCAATTTCGCCATAATACTTTGGATCAAGCTTGTCCTGCAGATAAGTACGAATCTCTTCAGCCTGCGGATAATCGAAGCGAAAATGATAATGGAAACGACCCGGACGGTTTACCAGATAATCATTCAGGCTTCGCAGTTCATTGCATGTGACCACAAACAATTTCTTGCCTGCGGTAGTGCCGTCGAATAGACTCAGCATAGTATCCTGTGGCGTATTGTCATCTGTTTTGCGGAATGTTTTATCAAACTCGTCAAACAGAACCATAACTTCCTGCGTGATTGATTCAATAAAACTTGCAATACCGGGGACGTATTCACTTACCAAAATGACAGGATATCCCTCATTAATAGCGGCCTTAGCGATCATTTTAGCAGTCATAGACTTACCGATGCCCTTATCACCGCTGAGAATCACACCAAGATTTCGAGTAAACACTTTAAACGTACTCATTACCTTGGCTGCTTTTTCACTGGCGACACCATACACCTTTTCATCAACAACCATATCAGGACGACGAACCAGATAAAAACCGGTCATTTTGGAGAAACAGATGTCATATGTGCCTGCTGGAATTTGGTCATAAGCCTGCATGTCATCGCCGTACAGATGTAAACGGCCAGAGCTTTCAACAATTTTCATATTGGCACTCCTTAGTTCAGCTCTTCCAGCTTCTTCATTAGGTCGTCGATGCCCATATCTTCTAACTCTTTATCCTTCTTCTTAGCTACGATCTTCATAATTTTATCGCGCTGTGCCTTCTTCTCGGCTGCGCTCGCACGAGCCTTGGACTCGGCCAGCTTGACAGATACGATGTATTTGACCAGCTCGATCTTGTTTGCCAGTTCGGTATCCTCGGCGCTCTTAGCCGCCAGCAAAGAGTCTTCGTCGGCGGTTTTCTTCTGACGGTTCAAAGCTTTAAAGATTGCATCCAGAGCCTCAACGTTCAGATCCCACAGATCTTCAACAGTCATAACGCCCTTATAGGTGAAGCGATAGCGGTTGCGAGTTGCAATTTCAAATAAATTCTTCTCCATCATAATTCTCCTTTTACAATAACGAGTGACAAGTTAGCTGCTTAGGATTCTCAAACATATCATCAGTCCACAACCAATTCATAGTATCTTCTTTGAGTTGATATCGATCTCTTCTATATCCACCAATTGTCACAATTTTCCCGCAGAATTTTTTCATGTCTGAAACAAATCCAGCTTCAATATCAGGGCGTGGCCCAGATCGCATGCTATATGATTTCAGTTGTTCTAAATTCTGTTTTACACGTACCCTATCCCCAGGTTTGTAGCGATATTCCATCATGACTCCCCATTCGTCATGTTTCTTCCACAATGAGGACAGAACTGAGATAAATGTTCATAATAATGTTGTGCTAAAATGTTATAGCGATAATCAGCATCGTATCCACATTTTTCACAAAAATGCCATCCGTTTTCATCTTCTACCCATGTAGAAATATCATTCTCGTTCATAGAATCTCCTTATAATAATGATTTGCAAGAAAACAGATTTGCTAAGCCTAAAAACATATCGTCTGTCCATAGGATATTGTTTGGAGCTTCTTCTATGACATATCGATCAAATACATACCCCATGATCGTCACAGTTTTCCCCTCAAAAGGTTTTCTTGCTTTAAAAGATCTTTTTACGACAACTCCAAAATCTTGGGATAACATCTTATAATTATGATCTTCTTCGAAGCAATCTATCACACGAACACGGTCTCCTGGTTTATATTGATATCCCATAATCTCTCCTTTACAGCAGTGACCGACACGTAAAAGGATTAGCCAGACCGACAAACATATCATCAGACCAAATAGTGTCTTTATTTGACTCTTCGATTATGTATCCGCCCAGTCTATATCCGGAAATCGTTACAACTTTCCCAGCAAGACGCTTTCTTGTCGGCAACGACGCTCCGATTGTCAGAATGCTTTTACAAGAAGACATATAATGGTTTTTCCCTGATTCAAATTTATCTATCACGCGAACTTTATCCCCAAGTTTGTATTTGTAATCCAATCAAATCACCACCTTCAGAACTCGCTCAGTAGCTCCCTGCACCTTAACAATAAAGAAATCATGTTTCGTCTCAGAGAAGCCAACACCAGACAGCTGGTCATCCACGGGCTGAACTGCCATCTGCGAACCAAGTGCCTCAAACACACGCTTATGCTGTAGCAGTTCCGCCTTCAGGAATTCGTTGTAAAATCCGTTCGGCTTTTCGGGATTAACGCAGTCTTTGAGCATGAAGAAGTAGTGACGGTTGCCATTGCCGGTCTGCTCATCCCAGTAGTTCGGAGAGTACATCGCCACAGACACAGGTACGAACTGATTGGAATTCACCCCCCAGATCTCACGAGAAGAAGTAGAACTCTTGAGGTGTTCCTTAATGGCAAACTGCCCATCCTTTAGCCAAACTGTAGCCACGCTAATATTCTGAGTCTGACGCACCGGAATGTTATAATCGAAAGAATAGATCTGACCATCAAATTCAATCTCTGCGCGGAAGCCAGTTTTGCCGCCACGGTTAGAGAAGCAATGAACAAAGAACTCGTATTTGCCATCCTTCATCTTTTTGATATCAGGCCATGTAATGTTTTCAACAGCGGCTTTATTACAATCAGGATGAACGATATCTACGTCCAGATTACCACCGGTACGCAAATCTCGTTTGTCGACGTAATAGATCTCAAAGTCATTCGGTTCAACACAGTGGGCATCAAGATCGTTTTCATCCCACTCACCCGGCTTATCATTCCACTGAATAGAGAAACGCAGCACGCCATCGACTTTGCCACCAGCATTCTTAACGTTCTCACGGATCTGACTGTCGGTCACGTTGCCCGTATATGCCCAGCTGAAGCCATTCGGCCACTTGAACATAGATGGCGCAGTCTTATCCTGCGGTGCAATCAGAGACATCATATTCTTCTCGAAACGATTCTCCATGAACAGTTCCAGCCCAGTCGCAGTCGGCAACACATTTTTGATGAACTTATCAATGCCGATTTCCTCTGCACGACCAAACTTTTTAGGATCAATCGCAACAGTCTTAGCCATTGCTTCAAACGGATTCATAGCGCCAAGCACACGAGGAGCAGCGTCACGATTACAGAACAGGATATTGTTGGCAGTGATATCGTCCAGAGTGGCGAACCGGCGACCCAGACTATTCATATAACCCAGCTCAGTGACGGTTTTCTGTGCATCCTCCAGCATCTTCTTGGTGAAAATCGCCTTGGGACGCTTATAGTTTGCAGGAGCAACAACCTTCTCAAAGGCGGTAACGGCGGAATCCACATCCATACCTTCGCTCAAATTGATAAGAAGAGTGCCGATAGCGGTGTTACGGATACGAAGCTGTCCCATATCGCCCCACGCCGGTGCCAGCCAAACATAAGCGGCCTTGTTCTCAGCCGGAGTATTGTCGTATTCAATCTTGTTAGTCTTAAATACCTTGACAGCATTTTCAAATTCCTTGCCACGATACAGACTGTTCTGTGCAATCAGCTCCAGAACAGTATCGACAGCATCCATGGTCAGTTCTTCCAGAGAACGCTTGTATACGTTTGCGGAATCACGCCACTGAGCCATCTTGGTAGCCACATCATCAGGCCGCACAACGAAACGCTGCGGAATCTTGACTGCGAAATGATCCCAAGTACGCACATCCTTGTGGTTTTCATCGTACTCATAGTTCATCTCGGTGCCGAACATATTACCAGAACCGATCATATTGCGACTGACAAAGTACGGATTCACAATAGTGCGGCTCTTCACATAAGCATCCAGAGCGTCCACAACAGGCTGATACTTGGCAGACTTTGCATCGAAATTCCACACAGTAATCATTTTTCCATCATCAAACGCCACCAGCTTGCCGATATTCTTCACAAAACGGCGGCAGCAGGAACAATCATACTCACGGCGCTTACGGAACAGCTCATTCATACCGGCCGGGAAGCTGTCAAGATACAGATTGTACAGTTCATCCTCGTCTGCATCGGTGATAAACAGTGGATTCTCACCCTTCACCATCTCATTGAAGTGGTCCTGCAGAAGTGCGCGAAATTCCTTAAAATCAGACATTGTTATTCTCCTTTGCTTTCATATAATTTTTGAGAAAAATACTCAAAAGTTCATCGGTGACTTCAAATCCTTGCCAGATTCGAGAGCTCTTATCTGTTCCAACTTGAGCATATAGATTTGTATTGCAATCAACCTCAATTGTAGAATCCGGATATTTTTCAATCTCGTCATACTCATCAATTGCACTATTATTTATATAAATTCCAGCCTCATTTCTGCTATCGAAAAACCGAGGGAATTCACACGATCCTTCAGAATCGTATTCAAAAACACACCAGATCTTGTTCATATAACCGCCTCATAATAATGACTTGCATCTAAACTGATGAGTTATTTTTTCAAACATTTCATCGCACCAGAGCCAATTACACTCTTTTATTTTATACGATCCAAAAGATGAAATATGGTCAATATGAACTAATTTCCCACGCATTGCCATCATCTCTTCAATAACATAATCGCTTTCCTGTTCAGCATATGGCCCAGATTTCATACAATAAAGATGACCCATGCTTAAATCTTTACGAATACGAACTGTATCTCCGGGCTTATATAAATAATCCATATTTCATTCCTCACAAGAGAGATTTACATACAATTCGACCCTCCGGTTCAAACATTTCATCTGTCCAATGCCATTTAATTTCGTTTAAGAGATATTGACCACCTGAAAATCCCTTGATATGGACAAACTGACCACGGAATTTCATCATATCGTCATTGGTGCTATTTGAACCATACTTGTAATCAGGGCCAGATTTCATACGGTACGATTGTTTGGTACTCAAATCGGCTCGAACCCGAACTCTCTGTCCAACTTTATATTTGTAATCCATATTTCACCTCAAAGAAGAGACTTGCATGTAAGTGGCGTTAACGGTTCAAACATTTCATCGACGAAATAATTGCACTTACCATCTTCGATGATCTTGTACTTTCCATTTGCTTTATGAGAAATATGAACTATCTTTCCTGCCCAATTTGTTCTAATGCTGTATGTAGCGTAAGTGCTTGCATATCCTGGACCAGACTGCATTTGATATACATGTCCACCTTCAAGATGCTGCTTTACTTTAACAGCCTGTCCATTCCTGTATTTATATTTACTTTTCGACATTTTCTTTTACCTCCCAAAATTTACAAAAGACTCGTACAGTAAATAAATTTTGCAGGCACGAGCATTCCATCACGTACTTGTACCACATCGCCAACTTTATACATACACGCCATTTTTCATTCTCCATCAAACCAATCAGAAACTCGATCCGACATCCTGTCCATCTTTTCCTGTGCAGCCTTACAATACCTCATTGTGATTCTTTCATCGCTATGATTCAATTTCATTTGGAGAAGTTGCAAAGTATTTCCTTCGTCTTGAGTCCCTTCTGCACTCTTTAGCGCTGCCATTGCATATGTTTTTCGCATTGTATGTGTAGACAGTTCAATATCAAGGCCGCACATTTTACCGGCATTTTTCAGGATACCATATATCGATCGAACATTAAGCGAACCGCCCTTCTGGCTCTGGAATAAAAACACATCTCGTGAGACTTCAAAATGCTGCTCGTCGTAATATTCTTTCAAAACTTCGGCAGCCATTTTAGGAATTTTACAGATATTTCGCTTTCCTGTTTTCTGCTCAAAAACATCAAGATGGCTCTTTACTTTACCATTTAGTGTATAAACATCTTCCGTCTTTAGTTTTACAAGATCGCTGCAACGAAGACCGACAGAACAACCAAGAATGAACAGCGTTTTATTCCTGATTCTATATCCGACCTTACCGTTTTTACCAAGATAATCTACTACTTTTTTGAACTCCTCTTTAGATTGAATCGGACTAGCCGGAGTCGGCTTCTTTCGCCCATCGCAAGTGTAAAGACTTGTTGTTTTCGTCTTCTTTTGTTTTTTTCGAGCAGCTGTTACGGCGTCACGAATCATCTGCTGCAATTCATCTTCAGATAACGTAATATGAGCTTCGTCAGAAGAATTAGGAAATATAATCAACTTATCTTTTTCTTTTACCGCTGCTTCTGCCATATTGTAGCCTCCTTATATGTGTTACATTTACAGCAAACTTCGACACGAAAACGGTGCAGCACCTTCAAGCATTCCGTCGGACCAAACATAATAGCCACCGTCCACATCAAGGACATAAAAGCCGTCACTATACCTTGTAACCTTTGCGATTTGATTTTCATAATCTGGCATATCAATACCAGTTCCACAATAATTTCCGGCTTTCGGTCCAGATACCATTGGAAGATTTTTTACCGGAGATTTTATTCTAACTTTTTGTCCAATTTTATATTTGTAATTCATACTATACCTTTCTTATACACTCTCTTCTAATTGGTTGGAGGCCAGAGAGGAGTTCAAAGCGAGAGGATTTAATTTGATTGGCGAAGCGATAAATTAAATACGATCGATTTGAATCCGCGTGTCCGCCGAAGGATCAAGGGTTCTTCCGGCTTCGCCGGAATTCCCGCGATCCGCAGGACGGACCTGGCTGGATGCCAATGCAAGTGGGAGATCCCCGATGCGCTCCTCCCGGAGGGCGAGCGAGGGGATCGACATGCCTTACCATTATCTCAACAGTTGGAATCTCCAGCTGCCTAAATTTCATTTAGTATTCAAGAGAGATCAAACAGTTTTACTTTTCAACAATAGAATCCGAATCATCTATTTCTTCTGACTCTTCATCGAGAGTATCATCTAGTTCCAATAAATACTGATTCAAGGCGTCTCGGCCAGCCTCAAGCATTGCTCGATGGATTTCAGGTTCTGCATCCTTTAAAAGATCTGCACAAAGTGCAAGATCCTCAGCTTCAAACCCCGTAGATTCCATATCCTTAATAGCATCCGCGACATCTGAAGGAGCCCAAAATACCATAGCACGATGTTCGTCTTCATCGAGGACTTCAACATCGTCACTTACCACTGCTCTCACATAATCAGCGACATTTTCAAGCAACTCAGGTGGCACAGAACCGTCACGACACATAATTTCAATCATAAATACTCCTTTGTTATGCGGCATCTTTCGGACGAAGATCATCTTTAATCATAGCCATCACATCAACATAATATTTGTTATTGACTTTTGAAATCAACGCTTCGATTTTGTCTTTTTCTACCATTTGGTAATAGCTGATAAGACCATTAAGCTCCTGAACGTCTTCAATTGTCCAAGGAGCATTTTCCTTTTTACAGCGGATATAGTTGGACAACATAATCTTGAATGTCTTGATGTTACGCCAACCAACAGTAATCTCATTGTCCTGATTCCACATCAAGCCAAGCACCCAGTTTTTACTCGAATGACGATTGCCGTAATGAGTTTTTTCTTCGTTCAGAGTAAACGGAGCATGGATATACGCCAAAATATTTTTGATTACATCCTGCATCTCCATATAGTCAAAACTCAAATAACAACTAATCGTGATGTCATCCGCGTATCTTGTATAAGTAAAATCACGAGTGACACCATCCTTCATTCTGAAGCCGTGACGAATTTTTCGACTCAGCAAATGATCAAATGGAATCATCATGACATTCGTAAGCCAAGGACTCAAAGGACTTCCCTGCGGTAATCCATTGCGAAGAAAAGCAATCTTTAATGCATCGCTCAACGCTTCATGGCCTCCGAATGGATCTTGCATGATAAGAGCGAACGGATAAATCACACTCAACATTCCCATAACAAACTCTGGATTAGAGCTCGGAAAGAATCCGTGAAAGTCGAATTTTACAGACCAGTTATTTTCATAAATAACCTGCTCTTTTTCTCCTGTTGTCGGGTTCGTTTTAGTCCGCACATGCCCTTCCTGATGTTTTTTCACAGCAGTCAAAGTAGACCGATGCGGAACATAAGCATGTGCCGCAGTATGATAGTCTGCAAGCATAAAGCTTTTTAACAACGTTTGTAGTTCGTTCAATGCGTCACTAAGGATTTTGTCTGGAGCATCAATTGGCCGCATGCCACCTGTTTTTTTGGGAATTTCATAGTGAGTATAGTGAACAGACATATCCGGTTCAGATTCGAGTTGTTCGTATTTCTTATTAAACGCTTCGAGTTCTCGAATCATTCGGTTAATATCTGTCATGGCTCTCAAACGTGGGGTAAGTTCGTCTCTACAAACAGTCACAGTCGAAGTAACATCTTCTCGATATTTCAATTTCTCAGACTCGATAATGCCTGCAAGAATCTCATCGATTGTGATCTGTCTCGTTTTAGGGGCTGCTTTGTATGTAATATACATATTATCTTCCTCTTATCGTGATCTAAATAGGTCTCAGCTCATTCCAAGCCTGATCGTAGTGCGGATCTTGACTATGTTGTTGAGCGATACATCGTAAAATTTCATCCTGCAGTGACGCTGATGACGGCGCTTACCTGGAGGATGGCCGTTGCCTCCGCAGTACCTCCATGGCCATCGGCGGCTCGCGGGGCACCTCCCTCGTTCTACCTTTGCGAACCAATCGGATCTCCGGTTGGACTGTGGTTAACAGTAATTCATCACGATTTTATTTCAAATTTTAACTTGCAATAACACTATGCTGATAAGGATCAACAACAATCATCTTGTTGACTTTATTCTTCCCCGTAGCAAATCCGATGAAATTCGTAACAGCCTGACAGCAGATTTCACGAACTGTCGGAGCAAGTCCCTGAACAACGCCACATGCAGAAACGGGCGTACTTGCCGTGGCTTCTTCGTGAGTGAAATCCATAGAATTTTTGAGATTTTCCTTCATGGATTCATCCATCCAATCAGCCGCCCAACACTGAGCGTCGTAAAGACCGGTTCGGATATCAAACACGCCCTTAATATTGGGATTATATTTATTCTTCTCCATGAAATCTTTTCGAATTTCAATGTTGTCAACAGCCAGGAAAACATATCCCTGAACCTGTTCACCATGCCAACCATTGGGTTTGATGATGATATCGTCCTTCGCGTCAGGATTAATCATGCAGATGAGATTTGCAACAGCTTCAACCTTCGGATGACCAATATCCTGCTGGAAAAACATTTGGTTCACGATATTCTTCGATTCAACGATGTCCATATCCCAAAGCGTAAAATTAGTGAGGCCGTATCGAGCCAACAGCTCAGCCACAGTCGAACCAACAGAACCACAGCCGATGATATGCACCTGGCCACGAATTTCTTTAGGATTGAAAATCATCTCAATCTTGCTCAGATTCATTTGTTTATCCTTTCTTTTTAATCCTGAAATGCATCAATGTCGTTATAATACGGCCAGCAGCTCGAATTACCGACTGCTTCCAACTCTTCAGGATGCTCTTCGTAATACTTAGCGAGATTGCTTTTTGTCGGCACTTTCGGAGCGGCACTGCCAGTTACCGTCTTCTTCGATTCTTCCTTTTTTGTCCCGACCAACGGGGTTTTCGGGTACGTAACGGTGGAGCCGTATACCTTACTTGCACCCGCGCCTCCTGCAGAATATCCTCCATTGCTTCCAATTGTGTTTGCGCTGTAATTGGTATTTCCGGTCCAATTCCCTGTCGCGCCATATACAGGTGTTGTGGCAATTTTGTTCTTAACAATCTGGTCTGCGTTTTCGAGAAATCGAGAAGAATCAAAATCACCAACGGTGACATTCACATCCTCTCCTTCATAGATAACGTTTGCCTTCAGATCAATAACACGGACGTTATACTCTCGCCGCTTGTTCCAGATCATAAAGATTTCATAGCTGTCCATCGGCATGGTATCAACGAAACGCCACTGGTCTTCCATATCTGTAGCACTCGGGGTGACTCCCATATTGACATGAGAATGACCTTGAAAATGCAGACTGTTAAAATCCTCATCGGGCAGCTTCGCATACCACATAGAATACTCTCCCCAATCGGTATTCACGGTCGCTCCCGTGACAGTCTGGGGATAAAGCAGAATCTTAGTAATCTGAAAGTGGGTATCATCGATTCGATTCACCGTGCCACACCACGCGACTTCGGACGAGAAGTGGTTAATCAGAGCGAACATCTGATGATATGCTTCGTAGGTGAAATTCACTGTGATCGCATTCTTCTGCTTTACTGCAGGAAATTCTGCGCTATATGTAAACTTATCACTGCGGATATAATTCATAGCCATCAGCTGTTCATAAAGCTTCTGTGCTGCGTTCTTTGCGTACTCCTGTGAAATCTTAATCGGCTTCATTTATATCTCCCCTTTCAAGCAGCCGCCGTTTCCTTTTCTTTCTTTAAGATTTCGAACACCTCTGCGACTGTATAAAGATTACCAGCATCGTCCTCAAGATATTTCTTGGTAGAAATGGTTCGTTCATTGAACAGATCATGCATCAATTCGGAAACCACCGTAGAATCACCCCAGTTCAGGTAAGAACTAGAGCAGATAATAGTAGTAAGAGTCCCAATGAAATCATGATTCTGAGATAACGATTCAAAGGTCGCTTCATAGCCACCGTAGCAAGCATGACGATCAATGTGCGGCTGACGGATACGATTTTCCATCATCTCCGGATGATCTTCCATATCACACTGAGTGACAACACGAACACGATCATCAGAATTCACGCGCCATTCACAATATGTGCGGATCTTAAAGCGATGTTCTTTCCAGATAGCGCAGAAGAATTCTTTCGTTTCCTCAAAAGAGTATGGGCTCTTCTGATAGATGTAGTTTCGTGCATCCCGTTTGTTCTCGACACTGTGTCGGAAAGCGCCTTCATCACAGTCATTCAAAAAGCCGGTGTAACCAACATACAGGTTGTCATCGCTCTTTCGGAGAAAGCTCAGAACTTTATTCGCCTTCAGATAATTTACAATAGCTGCCTCGTCTTCGTCTGTACAGCAAGCACGATTACGAATTGCTTCAAGACGGATCTGCGCATCGTCCAGTTTGCTCCGATACTGGCGAATCTGATCGAAAGTATCCGTGATCCGACGTTCATAGCTGCGGATTTCTTCTTCTCCGCGACTAATAATCGAGTCATAATTGGCACTGCAGAATCCCTTCAGGCTTGCAGCCAATTTCTTTCCATAGAAATCGCCAGCGTCATAGATCTTCTGCATGGCATCGCAGAACTTGGCATCCTCTTGATTGTACAAAAACTGGATAATGGCCTTTTCTTCTTCTGTAATCGGTACTTTCTTAAAACACCAAGGAGCCAGACGGGGAAAACAACTCGCCGCCATATGCATAGCCTGCATAATTTTTTGACGGCCAACAAAGATGATAGTTCCCTTCTTTTTCTCATTCTGGTAAACCGTTACATCGCCAGCCTTATCAATGTACTGTGAGACATCATCAAGTTTCTTCCAGCCGAGCTTCTTATAATCCTCGTTATATTCTTCGCTCTTTTTCATGATTTCTGTAGCATTATCGGTATCGAGGATATTAACCAGAACACCATAACGGAAAGTCTTAAAAGGACTGTCTTCGTGAACAAACGTCTCTTTCGTCAGTTCGCTCTCCTCAGAGCTAAAATAACTCGTGATAACCTGCAACTGAATGCGGCCGCCGATCTCATTCATCGCCTTCAAACGTTCCTCGTTCAGAAACATTCTCATAACAGCCAGCAGCGTGTTGTCTTTCACTTCGGTATCGTTCTGAGAAAGGATATTCTGATAAGCATCGTCACACTCATTTGTGCCAAGCTTAACAATAATCGGGTTGAAAGCCATAATTTTTCCTCCTATATGTAATTTTTATTTCAGGAGCCCAGATACTGGACATATATAAGGCAGACTTTAACCGGCCTGCCAGCGGCTGCAATGCTTAGAATATCGTTGTAACCAATAACGATTTACTTTTTATTTGCGATTCTTTTCGTTAATCGTTTAACGGGCGTTATCATGCTTCGCGACGACCGTGATATAGCATGCATCACCGACGCCCAGAGCAGTCAGAGACATGTTCAGCTTGTCGGGGGTCAGGATCGTACCATCCAGAGTAGCCTGAGCAGCGCTGAAATCAACGCCATTCTCAGTCAGGATCTCACGGGGAGTCTTAGTAGAAGCAGCGGGAACGGTGTTACGGTTGCCATTGGTAACGAGAGTAACGAAAGTCATAATATGTACCTCTTTCTAATTTGAAAAATATTTTGAAACGCCAATCAGCGAATCATCTTAATGAATGCCGGACGTATTGCGCTGGAACATCCGGCGTGGAACCAATGCTTTGCTTAGCTCTTACTCAGCGTCAGCAGTGTGCTCAGGCTCGACCTCGTCATCGATGTTGATAGCTGCATTCATAGCGGCCTCATCAGCAGCGATGCTCTCCATTGCTGCATCAATCTGAGCCTCGATCTTCTCGCAGTTGACAATGGTCAGACCCAGATAGTCGCGAACCCATGCCTTGATGGCATCAGGAGTCTTCAGGTCGGCGGGTACCGGACGGCTCAGAACTGCAACCTTCTCACCGGTAACAGAATCATTTGCAAACACGACACCGTTCTTGGAGATATCGTCCTTAGAATCGACCATCATGGCGCACACCGGAGTCTTGTCCTTACCTTCGCCCTTGTACAGAACCAGAGCATCAGGACGGAACTTGGTGACCTTCTTCAGAGTCTCAACATCGAACTTGGAAGCGACGAACAGGGAATTGAACTTAACAGTTGCCTTCATAGTGTTTTCTCCTTTTTAATAAGAAAGTTTTTATGTAAACGAGCAATCGCCCGTTTTACCTTGTTTGTAACAGCTCCTTCATATCATCCAGAGCCTCATCCCATGTGTCAGCAGATTGAATAAACTGGCCATTATCCGCTGACACGAGTTCATAATGGCCGTCAACGTACTTGATAAACATACTTTTCTCCTTATCAACTGTTATTATCTACCCTTTAAACGGGTAAAAATCACAATAGTGACTTGCAACAAATCCGATCGGAACATGGTTCCCATAGGTAATTAGGACACCATGAAATATGTGTTTTACCATTTGAAAATGGATCAATCATATCAACAATAATCTCTCCTTCTTCGTCAATAGCCACAATTTCCCCTCGCTTATGATAGTTAAGATCAGTGGGCGGGCATTCATTCCCAATTCTTACCATCTGTCCGATACGAAATTTATATTCCATATTTCCCCCTCATAGCAAAGACTTACATTCAAACGAAGGGCAGCGGTCAAAATAATCTGGTGATTTTCGCCATCGATACCCTTTCTTTAGCGGCGGATAACCGACAAGTGACACTTCATCTTCTAAAAGTTCCACAGTGAGTGTTCCATTAGGTGCAATGTCGACTACTTTGCCAAGTTTTCTTTGTGCCTCATCGCACCACATGTCATCAATATCAGTCGTTCTGACAAGATCCCCAATTTTAAATTTAGTCATCAGCTAATCCTCTCACAACAACGATTTACAAACAAATGGCTTTGTTTTTACCTTCACCCAATTATCAGCAGTGAGCCACCATTCATAACCAGCCCCTACGTCTTCTCCGCTGCCGATATCGGGCATTGCCTCAAGCATTTCAACAACGATATAGTCAACGTCTACTGCCTTCACGATTCCTTTCTTCCCGACATTCCCAGGGGCCCACATATGGGGAGCCGAAGCGACAATATCACCAACCTTAATCATTTTTCACCTTACTTGAGTTTCTTCAAGATATTCTCCTTCATAACTTTGCACAAAGACTCAACGTATGCCTCCTTCATTTTCTTGGACATTTTCTCATTATTAAGATAATCTGCAGTGGTTTCAATCATAGAGTTGCCTACGATCTCCATTACATCACCCTTATCTTCGCCTTTATCCAAAGTAATGTCAGTCAGCACGCCGTTGAAGGGAGTAGTGCTAATAATCAGTTTCATAATACTTTGTCCTTTCGCTTTTATTATTAATATTCGAATTTGGTGTGCCTAACAGGATTTGAACCTGCACGTCCTGAAAGACAAAGGACCCTAAAACCCTCGCGGCTGCCATTTCGCCATAGGCACATATAAAATGTTCAGGCCGGATCATCTTGCTGTTTAACCACTGTTTCGTATTCCCGCTATCGTTCATGAACTCTCATCATCGATTGCTTCGTGGCACCTGAACCCCCATTTTGTTAGAGACCTAATGGGCAAAGCTGTCTACCTACACCGGTTGTGAACGGACATACCCGGCTGGATTCAGACACTGGAGTCTCAAACCGTTTCGTGTCGTGGAGCAGTCAACGAGAATCGAACTCGCCCATCCTGCTTGGAAGGCAGGCGTACCACCACTATACGATGACTGCATATAATTCCCAGCTCAACTTTCATTGGCTGGGCTCGGCTTAACTTTGGCCTATTGCATTCGATACAACACGTTCGCAAGATTATATCAAAAGAGCCGAGAATAATAGACTTCCTCTGCAGAAAGGTAATAGACAGAGGCTTTCGTTAGCCCCTTTCGGGGTGGTATCCCGCACAGGCGCGGCCGGATCTGACCGCTAAAGACCCTACCCATACGAGATTGGTGCTACCGACCCGACTTGAACGGGCACGTCGTTACCGACAAGAGATTTTAAGTCTCCGGTGTCTGCCATTCCACCACGGTAGCATATAAAAGCTGTCTGTCCAGCAGTCAACCGTCTTTCCGATTTGCCAAACCGTTTCACCCAATAGACTCCCGGCTCGATCGAGCCGGTGGTGTTTCGGATGGGACTTGAACCCACATGCTTGCGCAGAAGTTTTTGAGACTCCCCTGTCTGCCGATTCCAGCACCGAAACATATATGCTCGTCTTTCCGAGCCGCCACTGCTTGCGCAGGTTACTTCATATCATTCAGTACAGGGATGCTGGTATCACCGCCGACATAAGTAGGAAGCTTACCATCCCACTTTTCATACATCTGCTGCTGAATCAGCCGGTCAGTCAGAGACTCAGAGATGATTTTATTCGCCTCGGCTTCTGCGTTCGCCTTGGAAATCTTGGTCTGATTCTCAATCTCCTGCGCCTCGTCATTGCGCTCTGCCACAAAAGACTTGTTAATAGCAGCCTGAACAGACGCATCGTCGTACTCGATGCCATCCTTCATACCAAGAACAGTAATCGTGATACCGCGCTCTGCAAAATACTCAGTCACATCCTTGCGGACATAATCCATGATCTCGGCCTTCTTCTCAAGGATCTCATTCATGGTGTACTTAGCGCACATTTCAACAAAGTCAGCTTCAACACGAGCACGGATTTCAGTATCCATAATCTCGGAGAGCTGCTTGTTATTGTAGGAATACAGGAACTTGACTGCATCGTTTTCAGTGTAGATCTGAGCAGAGCAGTTCATACCGACGGAGAAGCCAATAGACTCTTTGCTTTCGGCAGAGATGGACTGGTTGACAGTGCTGGTGCCACTATCCTTGCCCTCGGACCATTCACGAGTAACAGGAGTTCTATTGACGACGACCAACATGTTATCCGGAACCCAAGTACCAAGGATGTCAGTCGGCGACAGATGTCGCTTCGAGTAAGTAATGTACACCTGCTTGGCTGCCACCTTTGCCTCGGCGAGCATTGCCTCACTCTCAAAGGACGCCTGATTTTCCCCGCCTTCAGAGAGTGAAATCAGAAATGCAGTTTCATGAGGTTCGATTGTATGCACCTCTTTCTTGGTGCACCCCGTAAATGTCATCGCCATCACGATTGCACATGAAACTACGAAAATCTTTTTGAATTTCTTCATTCGTTCCTCCTTTTAATTTTTGAATAGAATATATACCACAGCTCCAATCGCAAGCGACAGAGCTACAGACACCGAAAAAGCCAACTCGCTAATACGGCCGTAAAGAGAACTTATGCTTCCTGTTGCCATTTGAACAAGCGAGATGTGCCGCAGGAGCTTTTCGAAAATATCATCGAGACTCAAAAACGAAACAACCGATGCGCAGGCTGCCAGCAATAAATCTTTATGTTTTTTCATAGCTTACCACCTCAGAATCTGGTCTCAGCTTTGCCATAAATTGGGTCATGATGACAAAACTCACACATTTGAATTACTCCTTATCAAAGATATCCGTGTACTTCGTGTACAGTTTACCGTTGTGGAAGTAAGTATTGTAATCGCACTGTTCAATATACCACCAGCGTTTCTGATGACCGGCCTTCAGGAAGTCATGCAGATGATAAGTTGACTCGTAGTTTTCGTCCACACGCTGCCGGAACGAAAGCTCGTCAATCTCATCTGACGTTTCGACGTAATCAGCGATTCCATTGATTTCGTCCTCAGTCATATCGTCATCCACAACAAAGACCACTCGAACGATTTCGTTGCCTCGACGACAAACATTCTCAATCTCATCTGTCGTATGCAGGTGATATACAACACGATCGAACTTATCAAATGGAAACAACATAATCTCGTGATTGTTTTCTGCATCAAAGTAACTGGTATGCAGCTCAATCTTGCGAAAAGAACGCCAACACGTCTCGAAAAAGCCACGCCACCATGCCTGATGCTCCCACCAGTGGAAAAGTGGATCGCCTCCTCCAGAAACAGACACCCAGTTGCAATCGTTGCATTCGTTATGAAGAACTTGCCACAGCGGAGCATAAGAAGAATACTCCCCTGTCGGTGTCATCTTGAGCTTGTTATTACGGACGATACACTCAGGGCAGCTGTAATGGCAGCCGAAGTTCGTGATAATACTGAGATACTTGTCAGTCATCTTGATTTACTCCTTTTTTAAATTATGCATACCACTTGGGTTGTTCCATATAAATTTTTGCTCCTTTGGTAAATCCAAGTCCCATAAGAAGATCAGCGATTACTGCATCCATATCTTCATAGACTCCGTCATAAGGAGGATACGGCCAATGAAGCTCGTCCATCAGTTTGTCGAACTCGTCGATAATTTCTTGAGGAATCTGAATTTGCCCTTTGAATTTATCAGCCCATGCTCCATATTCGGACTCTGGTTTAAGCTGTTTCTCATTGTCGTAAAACATTTCATTTTACCTCATTTGTTTAAATTGTTTCGTTCGTACATTATTATGGGACGTGTCGGATTCGAACCGTGATACATAGACCCAGTTATGAGCTGGGCTCTCTAACCAATTGAGATAACGTCCCACAGAGAGGAGGATTTAACCATGTACACCATCAGCGAGGAGCAAGCGGCTTACCAATGCGCAATACTCGGTCGCGTCAGTAGATACAACACATAAGCGATTAGGTCTCTTATGGTGTCCATCCTCAAAGGCTGCCCTTTTCAAATTCACTCTCCGATACTCTGGGCACCGAGCATCTATGCCACTTTCGCAGGCAGTGCCAAATTCGCCTACTCATAATAGAGCCATGCACATCCACTGTGGCGGGTAGCTACTCCCGTTGCATCATGGTTATTATTTTCGGTCAGAGCGTTATGGGTGTGTCAGAGGGGGAGTATGATCACCCACGGTGGAATTGCGCCACCCCAGCGACCGCGCACTACACTACGCTGCCGCATCGAACCTAGCTTTGCGGCTTGCACCGCTATGGACCCGGTGGGATTCGAACCCACGTCCAAAACTAATACTCGATTACAATTTTCTTACGCAATAGCCAGCATTTAGAATTTTGAAAAGGAATTCATGCCGCCGACACAGCAACCTTAGGGACGTAACGGTTGTTACATCACTCCACCACTCGGTTTTGACGTCCGAGAACGCTAGTGTTTCTTACCGTTTACATCGGGTTCCGGGATTTATTCTTTGAACCGTCAAGCATTTACCTGCCTATCAGGATGCTGTTTTGGGCACGGCATCAAGCCGCGCAACGATAACTGTTGTTGTTAGCGTTTATTTGTTTTTTACCTCGTAAGGTGATGGCCGACCTGCGAATTGTAATTTTTCTTAGCCCTGTCGAAAACCTTTCGGGCCCATATAGAGAGGTCTCCAGGAATCAAACCCAGAAGTAATCATTGACCTCATATAAAAGCAGGATTATCGTACCTGCACAGCAATTTCAGCTACGGCAATTCAATCAAAAGAAAATTTGCAAAACATACAAAGCAAATGAAAAGGAGGTTAATTGAATTACTTTATACACAGGGGAATGCCGAAACCCTGCGCAATGGTCCAAGTGACAGGTTACGATCCTGCTGCCTCATGCTCCCAAAGCACGCGCTCTGCCAATTGAGCTACACCTGGATATATGCCGGTCTTTCCCGGCCGTCAGCCCCGCGCAGGGCAATGGAGGATGAGAAAATGTCTTAGTTAGGAAACCGCATCCAACGCTTTCGCAGCTTCCTTGAAGATTTTCATGTTCTTCTCCGATTCTGCGAAGATATCGGTTTTGGACTTTGGTGGACGGTTATGAGCACGAACATATGCTTTTGTTAAGCGATTCATCTTTGCAACGCCCACAATGTCATAAATCTTCTGATAGGTTACCCAGTATCCAACTGTCTTGTCACCACGTTTTTCAGCGATTGGTTTAATAATCGGAAGCGTGATGCTCGCTTTATAGTATTTCTTTTTCTTAGATTCAGCAACAATCGAAACCGGCTCTTCGGATTCAACCACGCGACATTCAGCTTCAACGACAGGTTCGGGTTCAGCAGCGCGTCTCTTCGGGATTGCATCAGCCGGAATGATAGGAGGCGTCTTTGTGAGCACCCCCTTAATTCCCTTCTTGACTTCAGCATTGTGCTTTTCGTTCTCACAGCGGTCTTTCATAATCGACATGAAGATCGATTTATACATCTCACTTGCCTCGATTACATCCAAACCGCTGATGTTTTTGAGACTTCCCTTATAATCAGTTTGTCTCACGAATTCTTTACGTGCATCCTCAAAGAACCAACCATAGTTGCGCCCCAGATAATCGTACCCCTGATGCAATACGCAATTCAGAGTCAAACCTGTCAGGCTGACGATTTTGTTAGCCAGATCATAAACTTCAGTCCGCCATTCACTACGCCCTTTCGGTGTCTGCCTCGGAGTGTAGGACCCAGGCTGTGTGCTTTGAAGTTTTCTTTCGAGCTGTTTGCAAACGAATAAGACATTATCAATGGCCTGTCTGTCCTGTTTGCGGGCAGTCTCGAATGCATCAAGCTTGGCCATCATCTCGTTTTGAATTTTCTGAACCGCAAGGACTTCTTGGTTCATCAACTCGAACCTTTGCTGACCCGTTGTTTTGACTGTGTAAGAGCCAGTCTTTCGAATCGCAGGAAGCACTTCACTGGTAACCCAGCGTTTAAAACGCTTGGCGGAATCAAGCTTACTTCCGAAAATCAAAGCATACAGACCGGACTCGTTAATGACCGTCATAAGCCTGTTTTGGCCTGACCCGTTAAAACGACGGGTCAGCCTATCTTCCGTATCAACGTGCTTTCTTAACGCCTGGTCTGTATCTCCATACCCAAGCGCAGCTGCCACGTCTTTCCCTACAAACCAAGGATCAGAGTCGATCATAATAGAACGAATGCTACCAAATTCATCGCTCGCGAACGCCCTGAGCACAAGCGTTTCACACTGTTTAACACTCTCTACCTTTTCTGCATTCATTGTCCTAACCTTTCTTTTGCAACTGTTATTATCTACCCTCTACGAGAACAGAATACCACGTTGTCCTCTACATGTCAACTGTCATTTCGAACAGTAGATCATAATTGTTTTTGTGTGTTTTATGTTATTTGTTCCATTTTTATAAAAAGTTTTCAACATCATCCTTCCATGTATTTTTGTTTCATCGAGATCTGATGAGTGCTGAGCGGTCTTCGGGCTGCCGGCGGCTGCAGGAGGTTACTGATGATTGGATGTCTTACCTGCGGACAGCTGGTATTTGGATTATTTCCTTGGCCAGGAAAATGCTGCTGGGTCGGAAATTGGTGCGTTTGGCCTGTCTAACAGGCGCCCTGAAGGAGTGAGTACCTGCGTGGGTCGACGTCGTCGTCTGGAAGGCGACATCTCGGTGCGGGCCTACCTCGTCCTACCTTTGCGAAACAGTTGGATATCCAGCTGCACTACTTTCGTAGCTATTCATCTCGATGTCCTTGATCAGCTTGCGTTTATTGTCTATGCAGAGCTATCAAAATCGACCATTAAAATCACCTCTTTTCAAGTATGCCTTTTTGTTCCAATAATTATGCAGGCAAAACAGGTACAACGTGCATCAGTAGAGTAACTTCATTACTGAACCCCGTTATGTTATTTTACCCCTTGTTTATCTTAGGCTTTTCAGGCTAAAAATCGATTCTGGCCTTTATTTAGCAGACGCAGTTGCTTCTCTATACCGTTTAAACCGTTCCGTGACCTTAGCTTTCTGCTCTTCAGTCATAACACGTTTAGGCTTAAACCCAACCAGCTTCTTCGGTACCGAGTACCAACGAGTCAAAACTTCGCCAGCAGATGTCTTGTACTCTCTGACGAGCTTATAGCTTTCAGGATCACGCTCGCACATCTTGTCGAGCCGCCTCCAAAAAACGGGATCAGTCGAACAGATCTCAGCCTGTTTACTAGTCGCGCCGATCGTAATAATAGTCTCCTGCTCTTCGCGGGTAATACCAGGACCACCCTTTGGAGTAGTATTCATAGTCATATTTTCCACGCATTATCGTTCCTTTCAGTTGCAATATTTATTCATCCCACTGCATTGTAACAACATTCGTATAAGCAGTTTGATACTTCACTCCATTAATTTCAATCGTAACAACGCAATTTCCATAAATGCAAGTACCATACTCGCCTTCAACCAGTAGCGTACCGTCAGGATTGTATACCTTGGCATATTTTACCCGCGTGCTCTTTTCAGCATCCGGGTTCGAGTTTTTGACGCAGCCGGTCAACAACAGAACAGTAGCCAGTACGATCGCCGCGAGCAGCTTACGAAATCGCATAAAAGGGTTCTCCTTTCTTTTCTTTCTCTTCTTTCGCTCTTTCTCCTTGATGGTTCCTCTTCTTCTCCTTCTTCTTCTTCCCCCTTACAATCCCCTAATAATAATAACTATAATAACATCTCCTTAATTCTTTATTACACAATCATCACAATCTAATCAATCTGTTCCCAAAATTTTTTCTCGCCTTCTCGCCATACTTCGCTCGTCGCTTGCTTGGCTTCGAATCAAAGTCGCTTCGCGCTTGGACTTCGCCCAAACCCGTTCTGTTTTGCTTTTGTTTGATTGAATTCGAATAGTGATTTCGTTAAAAAATTGCATGTATTTTTGTTGTGTGATAATTTATGTTTTTTATGCTTTCAACAGAGTTTTCAACATGGTTACAGAAGCGACTTGCAATAAAGTGGCTCTTTGTGACGTAGAAATTCGTATCGTTCACTCCACAACCAGTCTTCAATATGCCCATCTTTAAATTTCATACGTGGATATTCGTCTTCATCCCAGCCAAGGAACTCACATTCTTGTCCGTTATAATCTGAATCGTTATAATGGAGTACAAATATTGAACCCGGAATCCAAATTTCTTCTTGCGCCGTTACTTTCGTCATTCGCTGGACCTCGTTTCAGGTAAAATTATGAACAAAAAGATTCGTATTTAACGATAATACGTTTCATGATTTGACTCCTCAATTAACTTTTGCATACATTATACAACCGTTTGGCGTGTTGTCAACCCCTTTTTGATGGAATTTTAAGGCAATCCAACAACTTCCAAGAGTTAAGAATGCGCCAGCTTTCAGTAGCTTCGCTCATATATAGTGCCATCTTCTCTAATAATTGTTACGTTCTCTAGGCCAAAATTATAAGCAGCGATGTGCTTTGCTTTAACATAATCGCGACTCAGATGTAGAATTTTGTTACAGTCACGAACTCGCCGCTCGTAATTGGATCGTGCAGTGATCTTCCAGCCACCCTTCTCGCAATACATAACGAACTCGCGCATTGACATTGGCCTCCTGTGACTCAACGATCTTAGTTGATTTGTTTGAAGATTTTACAACTGTATGAGGGTGAATTAAGCAACACTTAAAGAAGTTTAACTAATGCGAATCAGCCCTGCTCCAGCGCCCATCTTCACACCGATTGCGCCGAACTCACTGAATTCCGGTGCATTGTAATTGACGGCATAGATACAAGGACACATATTTTCAATGTCGCCCCAATCCCACGGCCATTCATCTTTCTCGTCGCTGACATAAAGCAGATTGTCAATGACGCCGAGCTCCTGATGGAATGACCGGATCACACTGTAAACAAGTCCGCCGTACTCTTCTTCAAATTCGTGGACAGCTGCTTTCTGTTGGTCGTCCAGAGCGTAAAAAGCGCCCCAAGGCGGCTCACTGGATAGCGGTGTACCGTCTGCCTCAAACAGTTCAATTGCTTCATGAAAGAATCCAAACGCTTTCATCCGCTTGATAGCTTCGGCGCGCTTCTCTTCGATTGATACCTTCATCAGTTATCGCCTCCTTCAGGAATCACTTCGATCGTCTTGATTGAACCCGGCGAAAAACTCCACCCACGAAGCTCTTCCAACTTCGACAGGAAATCGAGAAGCGTATGCCAGCTAGTTGGCTTGTACTTCTGTTTTGCTCCCGCACTCAGGGTTGCTTGAAGTTCGCCAACGATATAGTCATCAAGGAAGTCCAGTCGAGCACCCGCCTCGCCGTCTTCCCAGCGACCTGTTTCGCTATTCCACTTAGCGACGTCATATGTAACCAGAATCGATTTCATTATACTTCGCCCCTTTCAATCAGCATTCTCGCCGCTTCTTTCAGGATACAGACACCCTGTGCACAACTCGCCACATCGATATTATGCTGTCTGTAAAGCATCCAGATCCCGCCAAAGAAACATACCGGGTCGCCAGCGGTATAACCAGCTGCATTCTGCCACAAACCCAGACCGGTATTATTGAACAGCTTGTCCTTCTTGTAGGCTCGCCGCAGTGCTTTCAGTGAAATAGGAATGTACTGTTTGACCTTATCCAGACCACCCAAATAGTCGATATAACGAGCATAAATTTCACGATGATCGGGTTCCATGCCCGTTCGCTTATCGATAGTGTTGCAAACGATACCGCATGCCTGATCAAGTGTCATCGCTGCACCCCCTTACTTGTTAGATCTGCACTGATACTTGCGTTCAATCATTTCGGCTTCCATCAAGGTCATACCGTGCTTCCACCGAATATCAACAACGGATTCGACCCAGTTTCCGGTCTTACGATTCTTTACGACACGAACCTCTTCAACATCTTTGTGAATCTGTGTGCCGGGTTTTGGGAGATAAGTCAAAACAGTTTCCTCAGAATGTTCCAGATCATATGAGCCAACAAATGTACAATCACGTTTGATCAGATCAAAAATTTTCTTACGGTTCTGTTTGGACAAGTTTCGCACAGCTGCGCCGCCTCCTTACTATTCTTCGAGTGTGATATCATCGTGACCAGCATCTTCAAGCGGTTCATCCGTTGCCAGCGCAATGATCTCGTCAATGTTATTTTCGATCAGATACTTGACATCTTCCAGTCGCTGATCCAGAATTTCTTTCATCTAGGTTCTGACTGCTGTTTCACCGATATATGCGTAATTGCACTTCAGAGCCAGAATTAGGTCGTCAAACGTGACGGGATCGAGAATCGTATCGCTGGTGAGCATGTCTTTGCCGAGTTTCCATTCAGACATCTTGCGGGTCTCCTTTCTGCGACAGTCGTGCTTAAAATCTCCTGAACTGTACGAACTTGCCGTTAGCGTAGCAGGGAGAGTAACACTGAATTCTTGTACCGTATCGCTCAAGGAATGCGTTTACAAAAACAGGTTCGCCCTGAAGAATTACAGCTTCCGGTTTCATGGTCATAACTGTATCAGCCGTATCCCATGCGAGAACTCGGACTCGGACAGAAGAATCAGTCGGCACAATAGTAGGTAGCGCCCAATCATGAAGAGTGCCATCTGTGCATAGTTTGCGAGCTGCATTGAGCTGTTCTGGTGACCAGTTCATAAGAGGAAGTTCAGTCATATTGAGAACCATATTGTGCAACGCTCCTTTCATTCCATCTCGATTGTGACACTGTTATATTCAGGATTCCGATACATCACATCAGCTTCCCACATCTTAGCGCAATCATAGCTGGCGAATGCACGGCGGACCACCTTGAGCGGGATTTTTCCATTGTTGTCGGCGTAGAATGTAATCTTGTAATGCTGGAGCCGATAGCCAGCGTCTGCATAATCACCCATGCTGCGAGCCCTCACTTCACTTCTCTTGATTCGATCTGAATATAGCGTTCGAACTCATCGCCGTCCAAATTCTTCCAACGATAATGAAGATTGCGGCCATCAGCATCAAATTCGACGTCATAGCACTCCGGGTCTGCACTCACCGATTTTGCCATCTCACTCAGCATCTTCAGGGCACGCTTGCGACTGCTATAAACATCCCCATTGTAGCGATTGAACATCACCCACGGTTGACCTTTGGTTCGGCTGGAATAAGAATTATCCAAAATATGTACCATCATTGTTACGACTTCCTCCTTTTCTACTGCGTTCGCTACGTATGTAATGGATGTGGTTACGTCTGCCCCGGTACCACCAGTCGCCCGGTTTCAGCCACTGTTTACATAATAACTTTATAGAATATCAATACAAAGTTGGCCGGCTGCGCCAGATAGGATTTTAAACGGGTGCTATCAGACCCGGCCTTAATACATTCGTAAGGACTTAGGGATGCGATTGATTGACTTGCCATTTATTAACGCCCTTATACAGGTCTTACATAATCATTAATGACTACCGCCAATCAATTTTGCAGCGATCATAAAAGAGGCCGCTGACTTTTGGCCTCTTGAACGGTGTCCAGAGGGGCACCGAAAGTCTATTCGTTTCATCAAGTATATTGTTAGGCGTCAAAACAGTTTGTATCGCCATGCCATGAAAACTTTCTCATTGGATTCAGACGCGACCTTGCACCAATGGCAATACCCTATCGGCTTGCTATTCATGTCTAAAAACATGTAATTTGAACCTCCTTTCTGATGTGTTCGTTCGCTTACACGACCTTTAAGATACTTACGAAATTCAATTTTGAATCCGTGCACTGACTCGCGATCGAAAAACGTTTTCACCCTCGGGCGGAACGCTTGCTCTTACTGCTACGCTTTTTCAACGTGCTTTTAAAACTGGGCTTGGAACCAGCACGGTTCTGCAGAACTCGTGGCCGCATTACACTCCGGCACTATTGCACCGGAGCGTCCTCTGCGTTATTCATCGCAACAATCGAAATAAACGTCATAGATTATATCACCAATAACATCTTCGATTGAGCGATTGGAAATCATTGTATGTAGTAAACTTTTGGCAACGGTGTACCGCTGGTCAGGACCGCACCACTTTCAATTCGCCGCGCTTACGGTTAGGTTTCGTGCCAGGCATGTAAATCGGCCTTGCAGTAGCCACCTTTGTGACCTGCTCTTCGACTGCAGGACTCAGCGGCTTAACGTCCTTCGTACTCTGTGCCGGCGTAATACTTGCATCGTCATTCGGCAGACGGTATGGGCCAGCAAAATGAGTCTTGCGCAAATTCACGTCAACCGCTTCCAGGTCGTCCAGACTGAGGCCACGCTTGGCGACCTCATTCGGCGTGAACAATTCACCAGCAACGATAGCTGACCAGTATTCGATACCGCCGCGCCTCCTGACCAGGTAAGGCTTACCATCAGACGTTAATTTGACACGATAAAACAGCATTTTTAGTTACCTCTCTTCAAATTGAGATTTTACGATAGCCGCAATCCCGTCGACTTTCACCGTTATTGATTGCTACACGGACGCGTTCTTCACCAGCTACACAATCGTAACGAAGGATTTCATATCCGCCATGATTACAGACCGGATACACAGCGATCGCCCGTGACAGTTCGACTGTAGCGCTTTTCATAAACCATTCTCGCCTTCTTTCCAAACATGTTTCGTCCACGTTTAGTCATCTGTCCATCGTCATGAACAATAAACCCATTATGATCTGTAATAGTCGCAATCAGCTTGCCGCCCCGTTCGATTTGCTCCCAGACAAGATGTTTTGGAATGTTAGATTTATAGCTTGCAAGCTCTTTGAATCCATTTCGTGCCTGCTCAAAAAATTGCGGACTGAGATACGTGTCATTGAGTTTGACGATTTTCAGGATTTCCAAATCCTCATTGATAACGACGCCAAACATTTCTTCGGCGACGTTTTCATAAATCTCAGAGACGATCATTATACATCGCCTCGCACAATGCCCATCACGGGAACACGCTGGCCTTCGCCCTGTTCAAACACATGAGCCTCGGTAGCGCGACCACCATGAACTTCACGCTTAGCCAGCTCAAAATTTTCTTCAGCTTCCTTGTAGCTTCTGCACGGGTATTCAATTTGACCAAGACAAACCCATTTGATAGCAATAACATAAGGGGCTTCAGCAATCACCTGCTTATATGATTCCCGTCCACGATTCATGGAATCATTGCGTTTTTGAACTGCTTCTTCAGCCAGCTTGGTTGCCATATCGGCACTAGTAGGGTGCTGCTTATGTTTTTCTTTCAGATAGACAGCTTCGATTGCATTCAAGGTTGCTTCACAGCCCTTTACAAGAGCTGCCGTTTCAGCGCAGGGCATCGAATCATAAATAGCGCGTGCCGATTCGTATTCGTTCATTGCGCCCTTATGTGCATACTTGAGAATAGTCAGATCATCCAGCATTTTTGTTTACCTCTCTTTGCTTATATATCAGTCTGCTTTAGTGCAGTCAGACCACAGAACATCTTCCACGAAATCGTCAGAAAAATCCGGAGTTCCATTTGAATTGATAACGAGTGTCGCACTTTCACCGCGCTGCAGTGGGCAGAACCCGTAAAAGAACCAGTCTTCACCGTACTGGTCAGAAAACCAGACGCATTCACTTTGATTGTAGATGCCGAAGACAGTTCCCTTCAAAATATAACGGCCAAGCGGTCCAACGGCCACATTGGCATAGGAACTTTGAATCGGATTTACCGCTACAATTTCGTCGTCGTAGATATACTCGGGTATACCAGCGTCGCTCATTACGAGCTCGACTTCTTGCCCAACGATAAAATCAGGGTCGGCATTAAAAGCCCAAAGCTGGCCACGTTCATCCAGCGCAGTAAATTCACCGTCGATTTCGCTCCAGATTGTTCCGGCTTTGGTGTATGTCTGCTGAGGCATGGTGCCGGCAGCGTTTGCACTAGGAACAGGAATTGCGAATATTGTAGTAACAAGGATAACAGCTGCGATGATAACAGTCATTCCTCGAAGCGAATGCATTTTCATAATGATTTACCTTTCTTTAATTCAAATGGATTCGTAACAGCGGCGCTTTTAACGGTGGTGTTTCTCTCGCGCTTCGGCTGCAAAGCCCAGCCGCATGAAGAAGATTGCCAGCAGGATCAGCACCATAGCCGTAATAAACGCACCGTCCGAAACGATGCCGCCGGTCTGACAGGTGCCCTCAAGGCCCATACTGTACAGCAGGCCCACGCAAAAGCTGCCCATCGCCAGCAAGTGCCAAACGCCAGATTTGATTCTCATGTGGATTCTCCTTTCTTATTCTGCCCAGCTTTTTGCGGAGCTCACATAGTCAACGCCCGCATTCTGCAACGCTTCGTGGTAAACGGCGGCCAGTTCGGTATCGCCAAACATAATGGCCAAATCATATGCAGATTCGATTGCGATAATGGACATTGATTTCAAAACTCCTTTCTAACAGTGTTTTAACACCAAGTAGGCGTTGCACATCTTTCACACTGAGCCTGAGATTCAAACCAGCGTTCACATGCTTCGCGGTCTTTCAAAGGGAAACGGTCAATTACCGCACCATCTTCCGCGTGGATTTCAATACCAATGTGACCATCAGTATCAATCAGATATTGTTCAGCGTACCAATCGCCTGTAGCGCTTGTTTTGTAGTTCATATTTGACGTTTCCTTTCGTTTTTGTTTTGTATTTTGATGCTATTGCATTGGGGCGGTATACTATCTTCCCCGTGACCGCCAATCGCACGGCATAAGAAAAGAGGTAAAAGAAAACGTCGCTTCTTACGAATGCGAACGCATTGCCTGAAGCGACGTTGGGTTGGTTATTAAATTTGGGCGGTTTTGTGTCATGCCCGGGACGTGCAGGGTTAGAGTTCTTCTAATTTGACCTTAATTGCTGTCTGGTTTTCACCGTAATTCAACTTCATAGCATACAAAGTCAAATCACGAAACTCTTCTGCTTCTTTCTTCGTAGCAAAATCGGTTGTCGTTAAGACTTTCGGTTCGTCTCTAAGGCAACTGATAGTTTTAACTACGAATTTATTTTCATCCATAAATTTACCTCCTGCGCTGGAATGGGATTAAACTAATCGCATTATAACGAACAGCGGAAGTAAATTCAAGGCGAAAATTCAACGTTTACCAGATTTTACAGGAAACTGAGGATTAAGAGGACGGTAACCGTCGGTCGTATTGCCGTCCATATACTGGGCCATCTTATTATCCATAAAACGAATTCGACCATTCACATCAATCTGGCCACCGTAGATTTCTTGGCTCGCAATCTGATACTCTTTCGAGAGGACAATTGGTGAATTACCGGCACTACGACCAATGCCTTTGCCTTTAAACCGACGAATACAAGATTTGCAATTGTCAGAAAACGCACGGTTATACATTGCATTTTCACAACGCCTTACAGAATCGGTTTGTTTTTCAGATTTGGATTTGATTTTCCAAACCTGAATACGATGCTGGTGGACTGCTTCAAGAAGAAACGCACTAATTCTAGTGGGACAAATTCGCACCCACTTAGAACCATTGTTCAGGATCACCATAGAAGGATATACACCAGTTGCTGTTGCATATGGCTTAGTGATGAAATGAACACCACCGAACGAACCATAGAGTTCATTCAGGTTTACAACGTTACCACAGAACAGCGTGGGCGTTTTTGCTTGAATAACCCATGCCTTCTGCGCATTGTCTCTGTAATTCGTTTTCATTGCGCATTTACCTCTCTCTTTTTTCAGAATCTTAGTTTAAAGCCCCCGCGCCACGTCAAGGCGTTCTGAATTTGCGGGAGTGAGCGGGCATTTTCGGTTGCCATACCCATCTTCATACATGCAAGGCTACGCTCATAAACTTGCATGTAACCAGGGCCATTTATATATTTTGCACTTGCCTTTTCAGCCCTTTGGTAGTGCAGGACTTAGGTGGAATGCTATGGTTTGTCCCTGCGTATACCCGCATATAACATATAATGGTATTGTCCATTATTTCATAGCATTGTGCGGACTCAAGCAGTTTAACGTCATACTCAGGACGGTAAAATACCATAAGTAAGCCTCTCTTCTCTTTTCTTGCTTGACTCAAAAGGGCTTGCGCCCATGGTAGTGGGATCTTTCTGCCCCGTGCCCACTAACTTCACGGCATTAACCAATAATAATTAGGTCGAGTTTTTCAACGTCTCTCTCAATGATCATTCTTCTATTAACCATTCGCTTGCACCACGACTGAAGGTCAAAGAGAATAACATCGGTTACTCCGGCACTAATGCACTGAAGTTCGATTTCTGCCAATTCCCGGTTATGAACCGACGTGGGCTTGAGAAGGTTAGCAATATACGCCCTCTTATACATAACGCACAGCTTTTTAGTCGTCATAAAACCTCTTTTCTGAGTGTACAAAATGCGCCACACTCTAAGACGCTACGCATACTGCGTTGGAAAGGGGCCGCTTTGAACGGTGCGACCCCGAAAGGGTATCCGTGAGCTGCGTGGTTACTGCTTATCTTCGGCGGCTTTGGTCTCTTCGGCCTTCTTGGTGCGACCGTACAGAGCGTCCAGAATAGCCTGCTTCTCTTCCTGAGTCGCATGGCTCTTATTGACGAGGGTCACGACTGCCACAATGTCGATACTGTGGGCTTCGTAGTCGGCCACCTTCTTCTCCAGCTGCGCAATCTTGTCGTCTTTTTCCTTGGCTTCTTCTGCGGCCTTCTGCTCTTCTGCGGCTTTATCAGCGGCTTTTTTCTCGTTAGCGGCTTTGGTGTCTGCAGCCTTCTTTGCCTTTGCATCGTTGGCGGCCTTGCGTGCTTTCTTGAAGTCTGCCGCGCTGATACGGGCAAGAGGCTGACCGTTCAGAATGCGGGCGGTCTCAAAGATGAGGTAGTTCAAGAAGCAGTCAGAAATCTTACTTGCATCACCCGCGGCATCCGCTCTTGCATCTGCGGACACTTCGCCCATCAGCACAAGGTCAGGCACGGTTACGCTATACAGAGGACGCCGCTTCCCGTCTGCCTTGTTGGGGTCGCGACTGCCCAAACCGTAAAACCACATTGCCATAGACTTGCGTGCCTTTTCTTCTGCGGCCTTCAGCGCGGGGAGATCCTCTTCGGCAGTGCCCTTGCTTTCGCGGAGCATCACCATTGCCGCGACATCAGCATACACTGCATCCGACACTTTCTTGATGCCCTCGACCGTGCCAGTGACACGGAAGTCCTCAAGGGACTTTTTTGTGATGGCGGCCACTTCCTGCTCAGGGTCAGCAATTGCCATGACCAATTTTGCCATTTCGGTCAGTTTTACGTTCTTTGCCATAATTCTTTACCTCTCTTTTTGCGATTGTGTACAGTGCTATCCGTATGATAACACTTGACGCGGTGCAAACTTGCGCTTGCGCCGTCTCAAGTGCCCGCCATGCTTTTACACATGACGAACACTGAAAAACTGTTATTTTTGTACGCTAAAGTGGTAGTTTTAAGCCTTGCTTTAGCGTAAAAGTGACTGCACAAATTGCGCTTGTATCCATGCAAGGCATTCCAGCTTTTGACATTTTGCAAGCTTGCGATTGCACGTCCACCACTAAAGGGTATAGTTAGGACTTTTGTGCAACGGCTACTTTTGTGCGTGCCAGCGCTTTTCCGACACTTATCGGGCGGTATCTGGCACATCATCACAGTGCACCCTATTAAGGCGCACCTATAGCTTATTTATCCAGTCGGCTATAGTCGGCAAGGTATATGCTATCCCCACGGAAGGCGTTTGAAATGGGACGCAAGACGAATACACACAAGTTGCAACGTCCGGCATAGTTCCCGCGCCAAAGCGTGGTCGTTCTACCTGTTTAAATTTTCAAAGTGCAACTGCTCCCCGGAAGCGGGTGCCGTTCCGGTGTTTCCCGTTCCCTCTGGAGTGACTACAGTATAGCCTAAATAATTTTTTTGTGCAACATGTCTACATGCCAGTTATCAGAACGCCAGCATAAAGAATAGCCGTGCCAGCCTATATATAAATAGGTATAAATTCCGTTCTGCCAGCAAAGTAAATAACACCTTTTAACGGTAGGTACGATTTGCTGAAAAGCCGCATGATTACTAGAGAAAATGGACATTCGGCGCGGCACAGGGCGGGGGTGGTTAAAAATCGAGGAATGGGGTGTGCCAGCCCTAAAGGGCTAAGTTGTTTCATCTCCCCATCACCCAATTATCTCTTCGGTTCCACCTTTAATGTGCGTCATTTGTACATTATATTCGCGCTTCAATTCCTGTCCACGCATCACAACTTTGCTCATTTTATTCAATTAATCCGCTTAACAGCCCGCTTTCCTAAATCGCCACAAACTATATCCGAAGCTCCATCCGGAAATCATCGTGTCATCGTTATATTTTATTATGTATTATTTTGTATATTTTCTGCCATTTGTTGCCATTTATTGTATTTTATCGCTGTTAAAAACGCATTAAATCGCTATATTTTCATCGTATTTTCGCTATTTTTTCGCCATTTATTGAATATTTTATTAAATTTCGCCTCATTCCGGAAATATTCATAATTTTACTTGATATTTTGCATATTTAGGGGTATAATTATAAAAACAACTGTTATTATCTACCGTATAGAATGGTAGAGTAACACTTACTATAAGAAAGGACTGAATATCTGTTATGAAATTTTATGACACTTCCGCCCTACTCGATCTCGGTGCTGCAGCATTCACAAGTCAGTTCTTGATTGCAGACATGACTTTGCACGAGTTAGAAGACATTAAAACAAGTGGTAAAAAGAACGAAGAAACTCGTTAGAAAGCACGTACAGCTACTCGATTGCTTGCTGAGCACCGCGACGATGGCAGCTTTCGAGTAGTAGCCGTTCCCATGTCTTCTCTATTCTACATCTTGGATGGCAAACCAATCAGTGACAATAACGATGCGACGATCATGGCAACTGCCCGTTGGTATCTGGATGAGCTACATCGCAATTTGAATGACGCGATCGAAGCTGGTTTCCCAGATGCACAGCGACAGATCCAAGCTGATATTGATTCCTTTAAATTTGTCACTAGCGATCTAAGTTGCGCCAATATCGCCAGCGGCATTCTCGATCTACCGATTGAGTTTACTTTCCCTGACGCAACAGCTGCGAAGAGCGACTATAAAGGATGGATAGAAACCACACTAGCAAATGGCGGCGAAGAAGCACTGGCTATGGCCTACTCCAAAGATGTCGAACAAAAGAACTTGTTTGATACGCCCACCAACGGTTATGTCTTGATTCCAAATGCAGACGCTGATGGTAACACGGCTGGACTTCGCTGGGATGGCTCGCGCTATGTACCTATTAAGTATAAGAAGATCAGCAACCGCTTCACTGGAGACATCCGTCCTCTCAACAATCAGCAGAAACTCGCTTTTGATATGCTGCAGAACGATAACATCACCGTCAAGATGCTTGCTGGAACATTCGGCAGTGGTAAAACGATGCTCATGGTGTCATCCGCTATTGATATGATCGAGAAACACAAAGTTGACAAACTGATCTGGATTCGCAACAACATCGAAGTCAAAAACACAAAAGAACTCGGTGCACTTCCTGGCACTCTACTAGAGAAGCTAGGAGCTGCCTCATTCGCTGGACCTCTTGCTGATCACCTAGGTGGAGAGAGCGGACTTGAATATTGGATCAAGAATGGACAAGTAGAGGTGGCGCATCTCGGCTTCATTCGTGGTCGCGACTATAAGAACGCTATCTTGCTAGTATCAGAAGCTGAGAACTTGACAAAAGAACACATCCAGTTACTGCTCGGCCGTGTAGGTGAAGGATCTATGCTGTGGCTCGACGGCGACTTGAAGCAGACGGATGAGGCGGTATTTGAAAATAACAGTGGTATGCGCAAGGCAATCTCTGTTTTGACTGGAAATCCGCACTTTGCTTATGTGTACATGCCAAAGACAGAACGCAGCGAGACCGCACAGCTTGCCGATCTACTCGATTGAGGCGTCGCGCAAGATGATAGAAGTAAAAATAAGCGGCCTGAAAGTAGCGGACTACTGGTCTCCTACCGACGGATGGAACTATGACGCCATTGATAGTCTTGCAAAAGAATTGTACAACCGCTACCGAGAAGCCGAAGCCGAACAGACAGTGGAGTTATTCAAGAACTACATAGAAAAAATGAGTATACTACATGAAATCGATCCATTCTCTATTGACTATATCCGCGATCAGATTGAGTGGATGATTCGTCCTTTGATGCATCGTGGAATGACGATGAAAAAACGGTTGCAGATAAACGCATTGACCTATGAGATCGTAGAAAAGTTGCTTCCCTCTTATCTTGATAATATGGCTATGCTACATCAGTTACAAAAAGAATTAGAAAATGCGGCTTTGCATCGATATTTGATTACGCCATTTGGCAAAAGGACAGCTGTATGGAAATAATGAATGAAGCTAATTTGAATATGTTCTGGGCGATTGATGAGTATTTGACTTATAAGATGTCGCGATACTTTAATGCGTATATTCTTCTGATTGGTTTAAAAGACGATTCTGGTTTCTTTATGAATTTTGAAGGTGGCAAAGGTGGAGTCGAAGGTCATTTATATAAAGAAAAAGGTCCAGCGGTATTCGCATTTATTGGCGACAATTACAAGATTCTACGAAATGACGATGCAAAGTAGATTGTAGATTTAGCATTAAAACTATGCAGTCAATACGAAGATCAATTATTTAATTGAATAGGAGGTTCCACAGGGTATGTATAAAATATTCGCTCCACGCGGCGGTGGCCGCACCTATCAAATATGTAAATACGCGATTGAAAACGACTGCGACATTATTGTGCCCGCTCTGAATTCTATCCAACACATTATAACGATCATAATGCAAATCTGCTATGATTCTAATGGTGAATATGAATATATTGATGACAATAACAATTTGCGTGATATCAAAATTAAAACACCAAACGACACGATTGTGATCCACGTTTTTGACGCTGATAGTTTCCGACATGCACAATTTGGCTCCGCCAGAAGAAAACCCGTGGTGATCGACGATATTGATGAATGTATGAAGCGTATTATAAATTCCGACTTGATTGAAGCTATTTCTATAGCTACATATGACCCATCTGATGTCGCACTTCATCCTAAAATCACAGATGCAGATGATCCAGCTATAGGAAGACCGGCACTGCAACCGCAACTGACCTGTAGGAGTTTACTATGACAACAGATATTTTTGGAACGAGTAATTTTAAAAAGAACGAAAAGGAAATACTAGACCTGGCTTGGCATAAATTATATGCAGAACTTAGTGAAGAGCGTGGACATAAAGTAGATTCAGTAATGATTCATGTTGATATGGATCGCAGATATATACATTATAACTGGGATTTAACTTTTACTCTTAATCCAAAAGACTTTATCAAAGTCGAAATTATATCTGGGTTACGGATGGAAACCATTGAAGGCGACGCTGCAGAACTAATTTATAAACGATATCTCGAACTGGTTAGCAAGTATACAATGCAATCTAAAAAATCGTTTGTTTGTAGGAGTTTGCTATGAATTACACTGTAACCGCCAGAGTCGCAATGCTGACTTCTGTAAATTATAATGCCAAAAATGGAATATACGTCCCATTAAACGATAATAACATGGTATGGGTCATGCCATTCAAATCGTACCGTGATTTTAGAGCATGGTATTTAAGAGCAGACGATAGTTCAAAAATATTTCATCAGATATGGTTTGGACCCGGATATACCTATGATTCCATGAGTGATGTAGCGACACGGCTTGCAAAAGAATTTGATCAGCTTAACAATATGGATTATTACCGACTTGTTAATAACGATAGTATTTTAGATTTGATACATCCTATCAAGCTTGACTATACGTGGACTTTCGATCATGTCGTAAAAATCACAGCACCATGGTATGAACGAAATAAAAAGAATCTCGTATGCTACAGCCTATTGTAAACGTAGTGGGGAAGGAACTTCATAGAATGACACGAGAAGAAACTATAAAGTTAGTTGCTGAGAGCATATTTAGCGATCCAAGTATCAAGGCAACTCAACGGCAAGATGATCTTATTAAAGTAATAACATGTATGGCTGTGAATGGTGTTGACTATGTTTTGTATAAAGATAAAAAATATAGACTTGATTGCGATGCAGGTTGGTTATTGTCTGACTTTATTATAAACGATTTTTATACATATCCGAAACCAATATACATAAATAAACAGCAGCCGCTAATTTGCAGGAGTTTATTATGAATAGAATTGATTTTCAAAATGGATCGTAGATTCAAACGACAAAAACTAATCACGACGAATCTCAGGATGAAACAATTAATATTTGGTACGCGGACGACAAACCAGTTAGAATCTGTCGCGAAAATAATCCGGATATTCGGGTGGTAAAACAATGTGCTGCAGACTATACAAAAAGATGGGCTGAAATAAAACATCTAATTTCGATGCCTGAAATATCAGACAAGTTTGACTATGAGTTTTATGATTACTCCCCTTCTCCGACTATTAATACGATCGATTTATTTAATCGAGAATATGGAATGATAGTAAATGCAGAACGACAATCACATAAAGAAGAGGACGATATGAGAATTTTATTTGTAAGTCCAGAAAAATACGATGCCGTATGTTCTTGGTATGATAATTTAGACACTGTACAAAAACACCGTAAAGTAATCGTAATATGCAAATCGCCGGATGAATTTCGTGAAAAGTTTGACTATAGTAAAATGAACGCACAGTATACTATGTTCTACTTTGATGAATATCTTGGATTGGCTAAGTCGTTTGAATATTGCAAATTATTCACTAAGTTGTATGGAGAAGCTGATGTTAGATACATCTGTGGAAATAAAATGCGACAGATAAATATAGATGATTTAATGTGCCGCAATACATTTGATTGGTTTAAAGAGTTTTCTGTCGTGCCAGAATGCTTGGAAGATCTTATTCGAAATAGTAAGAGAGCCTTCGTTTGTAAGAGTCTGCTATGATGTTTAATATAAAAAGTATTAAAGAGGTGAACACATTTGGAACTCATCAGAACACACGATCTCATCAACGGTTACTTTGCATCAGAAATTGAAACTAGTTCGTTTGTAAGCGACAGAGCTAAAAATGTACAAAATGAAATTGAAGATTTACGAAAACAGCTTATTGCTGTACAACGTGAGTTAGAAAAAATGAAGAAACCCTTCCGTTGTGAATCGCTTCTATAAGGAGGTCATTTATGAAAGAAGATAATTTTTCAAAACAGGATATTTATAATATTGGATTCGCCGTAGTTGATGCGGTACGTGATTACGCAGTTACATATGAAAATATTATTGACGCAATTCAGATTTATGCTGAATGGCAAGAGTTGATTGGTGGTGCCTCGCTCCATGATACACTCTGGATGGATGATGGAACGCCAATGTCTCCTTCTTTGACGCGATATTTGTATTGTAAGCTATACGGGCTGAAAGAATATGATAACAACGACGAGGAGGATTATGGCGATGAGTGATCGCAAGCGTGATAAGGTTTCGAAGAGTACATATATGCGTGAGGCTCGTAAACAGCGCATGATTGAAAACCAGTTTATGCACGAAGTTGAGAAGGCTCAGGAAGCCGCACAGCCCAAACATGATAAGTGGCAGCGTAACAAACGGCGCGAATGGGATGATGAAGAGTAAGGAAGGAGATGTATCGCAGCATGGATAAAGAGCCTAAAAAGCCGGGCGGAGAGAATGATACAGAGCGAGACGATATTCAGGAGATCCGTGTCAACTCTATTCCGCTGATGGTGCTTATCGCTGGTGTTTTAAGTTCCGTTGACTTTGTTGATTGGATGTTTACTATCGCAGAAATGCTGGTTGTATTCGTGCTTACATATCAGATTCTAGGGCGCGTGCTCTTTACTGCTCTGGTGGTTACGCCCATTTTGGTTGTGTTTATCAGCAGGTGTTTGGCGGCCTACGATGAGATCACGTATGGCGACGACAATATGGGCGGCGATGGCGAAGATAACGATGATGACCATTTTAACGACCACTGGAACAATTTGATTCATTGAGGAGTGATATAAATAATGCGGTTTATTGATTTAACAGGAAAGAAATTTGGCAAATTAACTGTTTTGAATCAAGAGCAGGATTATATTCAGGCAAATGGAAGACATCGTTCCAGATAGAAGTGTGTTTGTGAATGCGGAAATGAATGTATTGTTGATGGCGATGCATTAAGAACGGGAAATACAAAAAGCTGTGGCTGCTCAAAGCACAAAAAGTGGGCCAAGGATCTTACTGGTCAACATTTTGGAAAACTAACTGTGCTTGGGCGTTCTTCGAAATATCTTAATCAAAAAGTATATTGGCACTGTAAATGCGATTGCGGTAACGAAGTAGATGTCATAGGTGCGCTATTAACTAGTGGTAGATCAAAATCCTGTGGATGTTCTCACATAACTCAGGGCGGATTTGGAAAATCGAGACTTTATGAAGTATGGTTTGCGATGATGTCACGTTGTACAAAAACAGAAAACAAGGCATATCAAGATTATGGCGGACGTGGTATCAAAGTTTGTGATGAATGGAAAGATTTTCTGAAATTCAAAGAATGGGCTGATAAAACAGGTTATGATGAAAACGCGCCAAGAGGACAATATACCATCGATCGCATTGATAACAACGGCAACTATTGCCCAGAAAATTGTCAATGGAAAACAATGTTAGAGCAGGCCAACAACAAAAGAAACACCCGAATGATTGAGTACAATGGTGAAAAGAAATCAATTTTAGAGTGGTCGAAATCAACAGGGTTATCAACTGGTTTAATCAAAAGCCGTTATGACAGAGGTTGGACACCAGAAGAAATATTTACAATTCCATTTGGCCATAAAAGGAGTGAAATAAGTGATCAGTCCTAAAAGTTATACAGTGCGAAAATATCCGCTAAGCTTATTTATTAAATAGAATTATAAGGTTCCAGCAGAGGTCGCAAACGATCCTCAATATCAGGTGTTGCAATCTGATACAATGCTCTTGCGTCAAATTAGAATTGTATCAAATAATTACGATGACTATAATCCGTTTATTGTTTTTATTGATGCAACTGGCGCACAAAGCAAACCAAAGGTTGTCCGTCATTTAATTGAACATGGAGCGAAAATTGGCAAATATCACTTTTCATTTGGTGATCGTAGTGCCTCTATGATCCGTCAGTTTATCTTCTCAATGGTTGAATCTCATATTTGGCCAGAAGTAGACAAGCGAATCAGTATGGATTTAAGCTTCAAAGATGCGCCCACTGTACTTAGTAAATATTATGCCTATCGTGGTCTTGTGCTTTCCAGCTGTCATTGTATTGCATTGAGGGAGTGGTTTCCAAAGATTGTTGTAGTGCCCGACACATTCGCAACTATTCCGAATCAAAAAATAAAATATGTTCATGATGAAGAGGTCGAATTTGTTGACCAAAAAACAGGTGCAAAACGAACATGGAAGCAAAAAGCAATTGCAAAAAAAGAAGCCGATATTGAAATCAATATGTTCGATGGATGCGGTATCGCACATCCTGCCCTAATGCGTGAAGTTGAGCGGCGGATTGGAACAAGTGAGCAGATCAATAGTATGGTGTTTCGTATGCCATACTTTAAGGGTGTCTTTAATGAAATGGATTACGTCTCATTTTATGAGGAGCGTGGGGTCACTGAAATTACAGACATTTGGGGCATCAAGCATTCTGTAACCCGTGATGCTGAACCCATGTTTATTGCATGCGAAAGTATGTATAAAGGGTATAAGTATTTCAAAAAAGACGGTACTGTCAATGATTGGAACCGTTATAAAGAACTTGCATTGAAATACGACCACGCCCTCGGAATTGCAAAATGGAATTATCAAGCAGATAAAGAAAATCTGGTCAGTTTAGGGAACTATCAGCTTATCCAGGACTTACAGGATGTTCCATTTGATGAGTTCAAGCATCTGGCTGATAGATCTGTTGACTGGTACGAGAAAATCGTCAATGGTGATCCTATTTATACATATTGCTTTTTAGGGGCTTTAGCTGACAATACAGAACCATTAAATCATTATATTGCAGCCATTATGCGGAATCCTGAGATGACGCATGAACCAAGTGTAAAAGATTATTTCCATAGTCTGCTTGATAAATATCGCAATGGATTCAAATGCGGGAAATTGTTCTTTGACGCAACATTTAAGTTTTTACTTCCAGACCAAATTGCATTGATGGAGGCTATCGCGGGACTTCCAATAAAAGGTTGTTTGAAAGCAAATGAATTTTATAGCTTCGATCGGCAAGGTGTTATTTTGGGAGAACGAGCATTAGGTCGTAACCCTCATATATGCCATCAAGAACACGTTAAGCTAAAAGGCATTGATAATGAACTAACGCAAAAATATTGTAGCCACCTTGTCAACTGCTGTATGATCAATGTGTTTTCGATTACTCCACAACGCTTGTCGGGGGCCGACTACGATGGGGACCTAACTCTATTGTCAAACGAGCCAATTATTATCAATACTATTCCAGACGATGGATATGTCACTATCGATATCGAAGATAAAGTAACAAGTCTTGCTCAAGTTGATAATCTTGAAAACAAACTTGCTTGTACTCTTCGTGGCCTTAAAAGTATGATTGGTGAGATTAGCAATATGGCTTCTGTATACCACAATCGTGTTGCGCGAACAGAGGAAACAAAGCAACTTTACGAAAGCTATGTTGACTTGCTTTCTGTGGCAAACGGGAAAGCTGTGGATTTTGCAAAAACCGGTGTGCTCTACCCTATTCCTCGGCAGATTAGTAAGTGGGCGAAAGCAAGTGGAATGCCGTACTTTTTCAAATATAACGGTCCTTACTACGCACGTTTACATAATCTCAGCAAGGCACATAGCAACATGAACCTGCTTTGCATGAGTCTGGAGCGTTGGGAGCGCGGTGTACGGTGGCGCAAAGAGCCCGCAGGTAGCTTTGATTGGCATATCATGTACGACCCAGAGGTCTCTTATGACCAGGCAGTCTTTGATGAGATCGAAGCCATTTTCTTGGATTTCAACAAATGTCGCAAGGAACAGCTTGAGTTCGAAAAGAAATGCCGCAACTGGCAATTATATCATAAGGACATCGAGTCACGTATTACCAAAGAAGAAGCCAAGACATATGAAACGAACTGGCAGGCGATCTACAATGTCTACCGTAACAAGTGCAAGCTGGTGTGTCCTGATGTGAGAGAGCTGGCGAATATTCTTGTAGTGCTTTGCTATGAGAAGTATCCCAATAAATTCAAGAAGTTCTTGTGGCACATGGCTGGCGCTGGTGTGGTCGAAAATATCAAGCCGGTTCCTGTTCAGTTACCAGTTCACGACCCGAACGGTGAGTACGAATATCTTGGCCAGCGATATAGTTTGGCTGAACCGAAAACTTATGAAGCGAGGGTGAAATAATATGGATAATTTGAAAGATCCGGTTACAATGGATAAACCCGAGCAAATGAATACACTTCATTGTCTATTTTGCTGCTCTACAAAAGTATATCCTGTTGTTGGAAAAGATATAAAATGTAAAAACAAATATCCGCCATATCAAGAAATTAAAATTCCAAGTATTGATGGACTATATTGCCCTGATTGTAAAACAGCTTATGCTATAGACAAAAATCTTGACGATGTAATTCAGCAGTGTAGAAATATTTCGGGTGATTTAAATTTTTATCCATCAGAAATAAAGGAGAAAATTGATGTTTAATCTATTCAAAAAGAAGAAACCACAACAGGAAGAAGCTCCACAGCAGATGGAATGCCCTAAGTGTGGCGGAATCATGACACTGACAAATGGACTAACATATACATTCCACTGCCGGGGGCAAGAACTCGAAGCCTCAAATGTTACCGCCATGAAATGTGCGAATTGCGGCGAGATGATGTTTAGCTGGGACGAAGCTCAACGTATTCAAAAATTCGCTCATGAATCTGTGGGCTGGGAGGATAAATCAGAATGAGTTATCGATGTTTTAAAGCAACGATTGTCGCTTTGATAGTTGTAATATGTTTATGTTTGGGTATTGGGATTTGGGCATCTATTCCGCGCAAAAACAATGTAGGCGATAAATCTGTTTATAATGGAAGCTCTTTGTATAGTATTTCCAACACGAAACTTATTTACGATGAGAACACAAGGATTATGTATTATTGGTTGCATAGTGGATATATGTCTCCATACTATAACGAACATGGACAGCTTTGTCGTTATGTCGATGGTAAAATTATACCAATTGAGTAAGGAGGTTAAATGGCTTATACGACATTTTATTGTAATGAGAATATGCTGCTTGATCATTGGCAGGACTATCACGAGTCAAATTTGATGTTGCGAAACCTGCTGAAGCGAACCTCCCTCTCTCCTATTGAATGCGCCACGATTTATTATGAGCGGATGAAAAATCCTGAGTCTGTCAGCTATGACCGCAGCCACTTGATTCAGACGTTCAGCAGAGGCCGCAAAAATAACGCACCAATACTTGATGTACGTCAAGTTGTGCTTTATCAGAAAGATCTGGACTATATTACAGAGGCGCGCCGAAAGTATCATATCAACTACGCACAATTACGTGTTCTGTTTGGGGTGATATTCTTCTGCCGACTATACGGAAGTGATACCTTTGCCTTGGACACCGAGTTTAAGATGAAACGTTTTGGTGGCTGTTTTGAAGAGCAGACAGAGATCATGTATTGCGCTGGGAAGAACTAGGATGACGGCTACAATACAGTGCGGGGTATGAAGGAAATTTCTGACGACTATCATCTGCTGAACAGGACAGGCACTGACGACATTGGATGCTTATACCAGTACCAGAATTTCGCTCTTGATAAGAATGACACGATTGCGTACACGTTTAATGTGACGCTTGAAAACAATCGACTGAATCTAAGTGCCATAGTGCGAGAGTTGTTTGACCCGAAGGAATGTTATTGCATCGTGTGTGGCGAACAGTATCACTCAGAAAAGCCAAATGCCAGCAGATATTGCAAAGGGTGTGCGGCAAAAAAAGAGCAAGCACGTCTGGCGAAAATCAAGCGAAAACGCAGCAAATGCACGAAATGAACTTTAGATTCTTAATATATGAAAGGGTGTTATATATTTTCCTTTCGATTATAAATTACAAAGGAGATTTATTATAATGGTTGAAATTACTAAAAACGAAGCTACTTATCTGCGGAAGGTTATTCCCAATGTCCATATTACCCGTACCACACACAAGTGGTATGCTGAGGAGATTAAGTCTGTTCTGACTCAGCTTCCTGGCAATGTAGAAGCTGAAGCCGCTCTGCGTGAACTGAACCGTACTCAAAGAACCATTTCGAACTTCGAAATTTAACGAGGTGCTGAATGGACGAATTTAAAAAGAATGCTTTTCGTAAGATGGATGATGAATCTTTCGATGAATATATGATGCGGATTGGTAGCGCGTGCCATGAGCACAATTTGACATAGGATGAAGCTGCCGAGATTCTGAATGATGCAACAGGTTCTAACTATGGTGAATGTCGCTATCGTAAGACCTATAAAGCATGGAAGGCTGGCTATGACTATGCGCTTGAGCATGAATGCGGAGATACCGTGGCTAACGATATCCAACGTCTGAAGATTGAACAGGTAAAAGCCCGCGATGAACGTGCAGCAGCTAACAGAGTGTACCGCAATATGGCCAGAACGGAGTCTATTAAAGATCTGATTGCTGCTGCGGTAGTTCCTTATGACAAGAATAATTTTCTAAATGTCGTACAATATGAATGCAGTGATCATGATGTGATTGTGTGTCTGTCTGACTTGCACACTGGATCTGGTATTGATACTGCATGGAATAAGTTCGATAAAGAAATTCTTAAGTCGCGACTTGAATCCTACATTGCACAGATTTATAACATCGTAGCTCGTCATGCCGCCGAAAAGATTCATGTACTATTGCTTGGCGATCTGATCAATGGCCATATCCATATGAATACCCGTATACAAAACAACGAGAACAGTATTGAACAAGTCATGATTGCAGCAGAGCTTGTGAGTAATTTTGTGGCTGAATTATATAAAGTGTGTAGTCATATCGATGTGTATGCGGTGAGTGGCAATCATTCGCGTGTATTTCCAAATAAGGATGAACAGGTTGCAGGAGATGAACTCGAAGCGCTGATTCCGTTCTATATGAAGGCACGGCTGCAGAATCTGGCTGGCATTGAAGTAAAAACAGAGAAGCTCGATCCTACGTTTGGCGGATTTAAGGCTCGTAATAGTTTAGTGATGTATGCACATGGAGATAAAGACTCCCCTGCTAACGTCGTTGAACACTTGACCATGATGGTGAAACAGCCGATTGATCTGGCCTTCCTCGGACATCGCCATACAAACGGAATGACAACCGTGCACGGTACAAAGGTTATTGAAAGTGGCTGCGTATGTGGCACTGATAGTTTCGCGGTTGGGCTTCGTAAAAATGATGTTCCGCAGCAGGCCGTTGCCGTGATTGATGATGGCGGTCTGGAGTGTTTGTATGATGTCAAACTGGAGAAGCCAGCAAAGATAGTAATTTAACATTGTAATTCAATAGATTTAGACGTTCTGGGCTTAACCGCTCAGGGCGTTTTTTTATTATAAAGGAGATTATTATGGACGACTTTTGTTCTGTTTTAGCAGGTTCTAAATGTGAGGCTGTTTGTGCTGGTCCTGATAAAGACATTGAAACTAGTCTTAAAGGATTAGGGATTGATATTAGAAATGCTGATGGAGAATTGAAAACGGTTTATCAGATCTTAAAAGAATTGTCAGATAAATTCCACAATAGATAAATAAACAGCTTGTTTGAAAAAGCAAGCTTTATATGTCGCAGGTGACAGCGCCGGTGTGCTGGCCAGCCTCATAAGCTGAGACAAGGAGAAATCCAGATGCGTTCGACTCGCATACCTGTACCCATGAAATTAAATTGTAAAGGAGGTTCCAGAATTCAAAGATGGAAGAAAAATTTCACAAAGATTTAGGAGGCGATTACTTCTACTGTTATTCCCGCCGTTGTGCATTCTTTATTCGTGCAATGGGAATTTTCTATGAAGAGATTGGCGAGCATCCAACTACGGGCTCTGTATATACAAAGTTCCACAAAACAAAAAAGCTCAATGAAATCTTAAAGCTGTGGGATGATATTAAGTATCGCTTTGACAATATGTCAGATGACGGAACGGTGGTGAAGGACTATGGCCAGAACTGCCGTTGAAAAGAAACCGCCACGCATTAAGGTTCCTGCCTCATGGAGTGGTGGTAAATGTATGTGCTGCGGAAAGATCTATGATGTGCGCAAGGGAAACTTCTCAAAGACGCAGAGTCAGTGGTTTATGGGCAACGATGGATATTTGCCGTGGTGCAACGAGTGCCGCGAACGCATGTTTGAATTCTACGCCAAGAAATACAATGACGAGGATGAAGCAATCGACCGTCTGGCTATGATGTTTGATACCTATGTTGATGATAAGCTGTTGGAGGCTTCTGAGCATTCTACCACATCCGCTTTGAAGATCAACACTTACATGGGACGGCTCAATATGCGTCAGCACGCTGGTAAATCCTATGATGATGTAATCGATCAGAAGAAAAAGGACGCACTTGCTGCCGGCGATACCAAGGGAACAAAAGTCACTCAGAGAATGATCAAGAATTAGGGGCGTGGCTTGGATGATCAAGATTATCTATTCCTTGAAGACCACTACCAGAATCTTATTACACGCCATGAATGCAAGACAGCCGCACAGGAGATTCTGTTTAAGCGCATCGCAAAGGCAGAGCTTAACTGCGAAAAGGCCGATGCGACTGGTGACACAAAGAAAATAAAAGAGGCAAACGACAACCTACAAAACCTGATGGGTTCTGCCCAAATCAAGCCGAACCAGACGAACGATAATGCACTGGCTGAAACGAATACTTTTGGCACGCTGATTCAGAAATAGGAAGAGGAAGAGCCGATTCCAGAACCGTCGCCTGAGTGGCAGGACGTTGATAATATCGGTAAATATTTCAGAGTATGGGTGCTGGGCACTTTGCTTAAGATGTTCAACTTAAAGAATCCATATCAAGACGAATTTGACGAAGAGTTTGAACGATATAGTGCTCATAAACCAGAGACAAATGAGGATGATGCCACAGATACCAGCCTCCGCGAAACTATTTTCGGTATTGGCGAAGGCGGTGGTTCCGCATGAGTAAAGAGAAATTAACAGATAAGGAAGTAGCGAATACAAAATCAGAAAAGATAATGAACGCAGTAGCTTTAAGAGCGTCTTTTTATCGAGCGAATCCTCAGCGGTTTGCAAAAGATTATTTAAACCTGACATTAAAACCATTCCAAGAGCTACTATTGTTTTTGATGGTGAGATGCACAGGTTTCTGCTAGGTCGCCGCACGCGGGTTGGGCAAGTCCTTTTTGACAGCAGTTTTTTGCGTTATCACATGTATTTTGTGGCCTGGTTCCAAAGTCTGTATTGCGTGTAAAGTGCGAAGTCAGTCCATTAGTATTTTGGACGAAAAAATAATGAAAGAAATCTATCCGAACAGCCCACTATTAAGAGCTGAGATAAAAAAAGTAGATATCAATAATCAAAAAGCAGAAATAATATTTAGAAACGGTAGCTACATCAAAGTCGTTACTGCAACAGACTCATCACGAGGTTCGCGTGCGACTTTATTGGTAAACAAACATGCCAGATTTTATAGAAACATAAAACCTAGACTGGGCAAAATCGGTAAATGCTAAAAATTTATTTGAAGGAAGGAATAATTATAGCTAAGGTAAATCCGCGAAAGAGAACGAAAGAACAATTCCAATATCTACTAGATGAGAAATTTGGACCAATTTATGAAGTCACTGGAGAGTACGTTGATAGCCAGACAAAAGTCGGATTACTTTGCAAGGTGTGTGGAAATATATTTTATAAAGTACCTAATAAAATGACTTCCTGTGGCGAGGGCTGCTATTTTTGTAGTAAGAAAAATTGGCACAAAACAACCGAAAGCTTTCAAAAAGAGTTAGACAATAGATTCCCAAACACATACGAAGTTTTGACTGAATATGTAAAAGCACGGAAACCTCTTTTGGTGAAACGGATTCCATGTGGACATATTTATAAAGTATCACCTGATAATTTGTTGCGTGGAAAAGGTTGCGCTTTATGTACAATACGTCAATCTCATTATATGGATATCGTTGAAGACTATTTTAAGAAACACAATATTATTTTTGAAAAAGAAAAAAGATTTGACGATTGCCGTAATATTCGTGTTTTACCTTTCGATTATTATATTCCAGATAAGAATTTATGTATCGAGGTCGATGGTGAATTTCATTATCCACATGTCACATACGAAAAAAGTGATTAGACACTCAAAGGTGCTTCCCAGTAGGAGGCAGTCCATGAGCGTGATTTAATTAAAACCGCATACTGTGAACAAAATGGAATTGATTTACTACGACTTCCATATTTTGAAGAGAAAAATTTTGAAAAAATTCTTGATGATAAATTCAATGCTAATACCGAGATAAATGAAGAAATTTCGCAAGGTTCTTCATCATTGTAACGCATAGGAGATGAATAAATATAATTCTCCCACGAGTGTCCAGCACAACAGTATATAGGACTGTTCGCAGAAATGCGCCTAACGTTAAACGAGGGTGAAAATATATGCTGACCTTACAGGAAACTGTAAGAATCGTTGGATAAAAAGCCGACGAGTTAACATATTGGTGTGATGAGTACCGTTTACTTTCTAAAGATGTTATTGATTTGATCTTGAAGAAGTTCCTGAATATTGTTCGTCATCCTGGATATTTGGACAAGCCACAATACGCACATCTTGCAGAGCGAAACAAAGAATTCTACTTAAGTTCTGCTTGGTTCCAAAACCATTGGAGCTATGAAAAATGTCAGGACTATTTCGTAAATATGATCGACTTTAATAAAAAATATTTCTGCGTATCTTTCCCGTATCAAATGTCAATTAAGAGCGGTTTGCTGTTGAAAGAAGCTGTAGAGGACGAAATGAGTGAATCCAGTTTTTCTGATTTGACATTTGCAATGGAGAATGAATGTAAGTGGCTTGGTGCTACTGAAGGTGGGCTATTCCAATTTGATGACATTAACAAAACACGCGTCATTGAAAAGGCGTTTTACGCACCGAATCTTTTACTTAATCAAGCTGCTATGGACGTACCAAAGAGGAAAAATGGCGAAGTACGAATTCTTACCGCAGATATTGCATTGATGAGCAGTCGCAAAAACGACAACGACGCAACTAGTATCTTTTTGAACTGTATGCTGCCAAATAAATCAGGGCGCTATACGAGTAATTTCGTTTACTCCGAGAATATAGAAGGTATGAGCATTCAAGATCAAGCGTTAAAACTGCGCCGCTATTTTGAATATTTTAACTGTGATTATCTTGGTATCGATGCCCGTTCAGTTGGTATTCCATTGATTGACCTACTCATGCGCGATATTTATGATCCTGAAATTGGTGAAACCTATCCAGCAATCAGTTGCTGCAACAATTCAGAAATCGCCGACCGTTGTTCAGATAAGGCTGCAAGGAAGGTCATTTGGGCTATTATGGGCAGTTCTCAGTTCAACAGTGATGTAGCCATTGGTTTACGTAGCGGTTTTCAGCAGGGGCGCATTCACCTTCTGCAAAGTGAATATAGCTGCGAAGATCAGCTGCGCAAGTTGTATAAGGGATACGATAAAATGTCGCCTAGCGAACGAGCCGCTCTGCAAATGCCATATATCAACACTGGTCTTGCAATAAACGAGCTCGTTAATTTGGGTTACGAAACAGTAAATAATGTAATCAAGGTCAAGGAGAAATCTGGGTGTCGTAAAGACCGTTACTCTTCCCTGTCCTACAATTATTATATCGCACAGCAAGTTGAGCGAAGTATGGAGAAACGGCACAATAAACCGAAGTTGCTCGATTTTAACTTCCGTGCGCCAGTATTGAAGAAGGGAGGGCTGTAATGGCTGAAAATATAATGAATAAAAAGGTCATGGTCACGAATTCCAAAAGTGGAAAAACCTCCTATGTTACATATTCCGACTTGATAAGTGGAGTTTATGCCAACTTGTCAAAGATTGGTATTCGTAACCTTGAATCCACATCAGAGACTAATCCGACATACACCAAATATACGAAAGATCAAATCGTAAAATATCTTTCCAATCCAGCCAGCTACGAAAAGCAGCTACGAAATATGAGCAAATATTTGTTTAATATTTCAAATTACTATCGTCGACTGATTCAGTATTTTGCGAATATGTCAACATTCTCTTATGAACTTGTTCCCTACGGACTCGACAGATCTAAAAGTATCAACTTGAATAAGTTTAAGAAAGCATACTACGCGAGCTCTACAGCCGTTGAATTGATGAATATTCCTCACGAAGCAACTAAAATCTTAACGATTGCATTTCGCGACGACGTTTATTATGGATACGCATGGGAGACAAACGACAGCTTTGCTTTCCAAAATCTCGATGCAGACTATTGTAAGATCAGCAGCATTGAGGATGGTGTATACAACTTTGCATTCAACTTCTCATACTTTGATTCTAACACGGATAAGTTACCCAACTATCCACCCGAGTTCCAGACCATGTATAACACATACAAAACTAATACACAGTTGTACAAATGGCAAGAGCTGGACAGTTCTAAGTCTATCTGTATCAAGGTGAATGAGCATGACTATATTCCAATTCCGCCGTTTGTGAGCCTTTTTAGTGCTCTAGCTGACATTGAGGATTATCGTGCCATTAGTAAAAACGCTAGTGAGGCAAATAACTATAAAGCCATTGCGATGGAAATCCCTATCAACGACGAAGATGGTACGTTCTTGATTGACTATGACACCGCTAAAGAGTTCTACGACATGATGAGTAACGTGTTGCCACCGAATATTGGTGCAATTCTAACCCCCATGAAACTTACTGACTGGAATTTTGACAAGAGTGGTGTAAATAGTGATACGAACGAGGTTGCAAAGGCCGAAGCAACACTATTTGCGCAAGCTGGTGTAAACAAAATCTTGTTTGGCGGTGGCGACGATCCGGCTGCTTCTACCTTAAATCTGTGTACTGTGAATGACCAAATGATTGTATTTGCAGTGATTCGTCAGTTGGAACGCTGGATCAACCGCAAACTCAAAAGCGTATCAAGTTCTTATAAATTCCGTATCAATTTCTTGCCTGTGACACATTATAACCGCGCCGAAATGCATGAGCGTTATTTAAAAGATGCTCAGTATGGTATTCCAACCCGTAGCGCTATTCTTGCAACTGCCGGGTTTGCTGGCACAGACTACGAAAATATGGCTTATCTCGAGAACGACGTGCTAAGTTTGAATACTGTTGAAGTTCCGCTTACAAGTTCCAACACACAGTCTGGTACTGTTAATGAGGGTGGTAGACCGTCTAATGCTAGTGAGGGTAAACAGTTAAGTGATGCTGGCGAAGTAACAGCAGATAGACAGGAGGAGTAACATGACACAATATCTATGCGAAATAGTCGTGCATGGTTCTCGTGCCGCCGGGATGTCGAAGTTTTTGACAGACCGTGGCGCTCTCCTGCTACGAAAAGATCCACCAAATAACTATGTATTTATTAATGATAATGTATTTGAAAATGCTCTGGCTGAGTTGCAGGTCGCAATTCGCCAGGGCTTTTATTTTGCTGACGAGGAGGTGAAATCAGAATGAATCAACGATATCCGGTTTCTTTTATTAAGAAGGGCGAATACGAATCTTCTGATTTTCGCTTCATTGATGTCAGCATTGATGTAATGCACACTGGAGCAAACCTCAATAAGACAAGTTTCACAAAAGACGCGATCAACAAAGCAGTACCGACAATCCGTAATACGCCGATCCTGGGCTATGTTGTAGATGAACTTGACGAGGAAGACAAGGACTTTAAAGGACATGAACATGAACTACGGATTACAGATAAAGACGTGAAGTACGTCTATGCTGGTCAAGCTTATGGTGTTATCCCTGAATCTTGCAATCCTCGTTGGATTGTTAAGGATGACGGCACCGGTATTGAACGGGAGTATTTGCGTGTTGATGGTTTGATTTGGACAAAGTTTAGCGATCCTGTAGATATTTTTACCCGCGATGGTACGAAGAATCACAGTGTTGAGCTGACCGATATGGCTTGTGGCCCAGCAGATAAGAACGGCAACGTTCCTGTTGAGTCTTTTAAATTTGACGGTTGCTGCATTCTGTCTACGACTGATCCGAGTATCAAGCCCGCTATGACAGGCAGCTGCGTTACTGCCAATTTTTCTGTTGAAGATATTACTGCTCAGATCCGCGACCGGCTCTATGAGTATCAAGCAATTCAGCAGAACTATACTGCGCAAAATGATAATCCATCCGATGAGGAGAAAGGAGATACAACGCCAATGAATGAAAATGAAAAGAATTCGGTTGCAACTGCCGAGAACACTGCGGCCGAAAATCACGAGACTGCGACTCCTCCGGCAGAGAATACTGTGCAGGAGCCAGAGACCCAGACCACGGAAAAGTCTGTTCCAGCAGAGGGTGAAGATAAGACTCCTGCGGCTGAAAATACCGTGGCAAACAAAGATGAGGGAGAGGCTGCTCCAACTGAAAATACAGCACCGACAGCCGAAGGCGAACCTGCTGCATCCAGCGAATTTACTTTGTCCGCTAATCAGCTTCGTGATGAAGTTTATAATGCGCTGCTTGAGATTCAGGTTCCTT